CTCCTTCATCCCGAGCCAGCTCTTAGGCCACTCCCACTGACCGGCCATCGCGAGGCGCAGCTTCTCGGCCGCCTCCTCATCGCCGGCGAGGACTCGGCGCACGAGATCGTGGCGCTCTGCGACTGGGGCCGTGTTCAGTTCGTCGCGTGCACGCACCGCCGGCAACATGTCCGGGATCTCGTTGTCGCGGTTGTGGCGCCGGTCGATGGCCGTCTTGTACAGGGCGTCTTGCCAGGCGCGCTTGGCACGGGGGTGGACCAGTTCGATCAGGTCACCCATGCGGACGGCCTTACCGTCGCTGTCATACTTTAGAAGGGCCTTTTCATTCAGCAGCCGCTCGACCGCGTCGCGTAGGCCCCGCTTGACGGGCATGGGGAGGTTCCGCCCGTAGCGGCCCGTCCAGTAAGCCAGAAGCTCGGCTGGCTCGTCGGGGCGCTGACACGCAGCGTCGATGATCTTCCGGTTGTACGAACGCTGCGTGTGCAAGTCCACATGCTGCTTCGCGTCCAGGCGGGCCTTCACCGCCTCAGCAGCAAGCACCAGCGACGCGGAGCGCATGTTCGCTTCCGTGCGCAACCAGCCGACGAACCCCAGCACCCATTCCGGGTCGTCGACAGCGACCTGCCGGATCAAATCGACGTAACGCTGGTCGCGGTCGTCCGCCTTCTCGTAGAAGGTATCTTCGCCGACCATGTTCGTCACGGCCAGCAGGAACAGGTCACTCTTCGCGTCGCGCGCGTATGCGGGCGCACCCTCGTGGGTGGTGGCCGGCCCGGTGGTGGTCACGGGCCCGGCGACGCGTGGACGCGCCTGCGCTGTGTTAAAACGTGCCATCACAACCCCCTTATAGGAGGGAGGGCGTGACGGGGTGCGCCAGAGAACACATGGCACCAGCTGTTGTCTTCGACGTGCTAGGCCGCTACACCACTCCCCCACGAGTGGGGGGCCGGGATTCGAACCCGGGTCTTCACCTAATCAGGGTGAATGAAGTAAGCCGACACCGTCGCAACTGGCGCGCCACATCACAAGCCCTCCAGAGAACACGGGCGTCCCGGGTGTGCGCGGACTCGAACCGCACCGCAAGAGCTGCAGTTTCCCAACTGAAGGAACCCGGAACAACGCAACTGGAGGAATATCAAGTTGTGGGCGCCCAGAGAACAGGGTGGCGACCAGGTTTAAACCGGTTCGATTGCTCTAGCCGTTGAGCTACCCCGCCAGGTAGCGGGGGCACGATTCGAACGTGCAACCTATCGATCTATAAGGGATGAACTGGTCGTCGTCGCAGCTGGGCTACTACTGGCCCCGAGAGAACGAGTCGGTGTCGCCGGTGCCCGCCAGGGGCACACCCCCATGGGTGGGGGTGAAAGGAATCGAACCTTTGAAGTAGGCGATGTACCTGCGCAGCTCGGGGGCGGAAAGGGGTCTTCGCGAGAACGGAGTGGGTACGGGGTGGCCATCGGGTTCGTTCCAGAGACGAGTGATGAATCCGTACCCTTCGCAACGCGAAGTGCCCCCCACGTTAGCCGCGCGGGGGGCACTATGCAAGCCTCTTGTTTTAGTCATACCATAGCTGTATTAGGGGTTTGACGGCGACGCCGAAACCCCTACTTCCCCGCCCAATAGTCCAGCGCGTCACCGATCAGATCGAGCGCGTCATCCCCATACGCCGCGAGCGACCCGAACTGGGCAAACAACCGCGCGTACAACGCCACCTCCTCCGGGTCGTCGACCTCCAGCCGCCCCGAGAACGTCTCGACCTCGACGACCTTCCCGTCCAACATCCAAAACGCGTGCAACGGAGCGTGGCACCTCGTTGACGCCTCAATGACCCCGAACATGGTGGACTCGTCTTCGGCGTACGCGAGCAACCGCACGAGCTGCGCCCGCATCACTGCCGGCGACGCCGTCGCAGTCCGCAACACGTTCTCGTGGAGCACGAAATGGCATCTGCGTGTCTGGAGCAGCTCGCCGTGTTTCATACGCGCGTCCACTGCTGCTTCGACGTCGTCGACGGGGACGCGCAGCATCTTCCCGGCTTCGGTCAGCCGTGCTTCCGCGTAGTCCGGGGTTTGCAGGATGCCAGGCACCAGCACGGTGGAGAACACTTCGATGTTCTGCGTGTCGGCGTGTGCGCCGAGTAGTTCACGTTGGATGGGCTCCAGGCCGTACCGCGTCAGGTCGGTGAAGCTTGTGTATCCGGGGCGCAGTTCGACGACGTCAGGCATGGTGGTTCTCCCGGGTGGCTGCGAGAGGGCATACGGAGGGGCGATCGCCATTCTGCGTATCATAGCCATCGCCGTCGGGTTGCGTCGCCCCCCGCAACGGCTCCCCAAGCAGGCGCGCGCACAGATCCGCCAAGCCTCGTACTGCATTGAGCGGGATCGGCTCCTCGCCACGACGCCTGCGCACGATCCACTTCTCCAAGGCGGCCGGAGTGGGGTCGAAGCCGACCGCTTCGACGAGGGGCGCGAACTCGTCGTATATCTCCTCAAGCCTCAAGACGGGTCACCGTCACGGGGTAGGCGGCCCAGACGCGTCCCTCGACGGCGTGGTGTCCGACGAGGAGTGGATCATCTCTACGGATCGGGCACGGCACGCCGGTAGTCATGGCGAGATCCTCGATCTGCCATCGGCGCGTGCGTTCGGAACTGTATGCCTCTTTGGCCGCGTGCTGGGCGTCGGCAACGGTCAGCCCCCACACGTGCAGCACCACACGGATCGGTCGCGCCTCGTCGCGCGGGCGTGGACGTAGGAATGCGCCGTCGTCGAACAGGATGCCGCCATTGCAGAGCAGTGACCATCCGAACTCGCTGTGACGGTCGACTGGTTTCGCGTCGCGTCCGAAGTCGGAGCATGGCGGCCTGTGTGGGCACGGGGGGCGTTGGTAGGGCAGTACCGGTGCGAGTTCGACGGCTCCGCTCACTGTGGATCACCTCGCATGCGCAAATCGTGCGTACTAGTAGTCGATTGGAGCGTATGCCTACTAGTGCGCGAACGGCAAGGGTATGGTGAGGACAATAAGCACCGACTACCCAGAAAAAGGGACGCCGATGCCGATCCAACGCCCCAAACCGCCCTTCCTCCAGATCGCGGACCTCCTCCGAGACCTCATCGCCAGGGGCGAACTCAAAGATGCCACCGGCGCCTCCACCGACCGCCTCGCGTCGATCCCCGAGATCGCCGAGGCCATGGGGGTCTCACGCGCCACCGCCCACAAGGCAGTCCAGGTTCTGCAAGGCGAAGGCGTCGTGTTCTCGAACAACCAGGGCACCTTCGTCGTCGCCTCCGGTAGGCGCGCCCAGTCCGCCCAGGACCAGGTCAACGCCACCGAACTCCCAGCCGGCCAACGCGAGGAGGTCAGGGCGGCCGGGCTCGTCGCGTGCCCCGAGTACGTCGCCGGGCTACTCGGCATCGAACCGACACGAGCACTCCAGGTCATTCGCCGCGAGTCGATCACCTACGACATCTCCGACCTGTCCAACCCCAACCCGTTCCGCCTGTCGGTGGTCTGGATCAGGGCCGAATTCGCCCAGACAGTGCCCCGCCTCCTGGAACCCGTGCCCGGGAACCCAGTCGCGTGGATCAGGGCAGCGACCGGGCGCAGGCCCCGTTTCGGCCTGGACCAACTCAAGTCACGGCGAGTCGACGGCGACTGGACACCGGCCAGTGGCTTGCCACCCGACCGGGAGGCGAAAGCGTTGCACGTCGAGGCTGGTGCCCCGGTGCTCGCCGTCGGATACACCTACTCCGACAAAGTCGGTGTCGTTCTGTACGGCGAAATCGTGCATGAGGAAGGTCGCGTCGTGACGTACGCGTACACGATCAACTCGTAGCAGCGTCGCCGAAGGGGTCGCGTACCTGGTGTGGCGTCCACCTGATTTCGGTGCGGCCCTCGTGCCCATGGATCGCTTCGATGTCGCCGATCGAGTTGTACACGGCTGTCGATGAATGCTGTGTCGCCCAGCGTAGGACGGCGCACCCGTCGGGGAATTGGCAGCCCCACGCGACCACGCCGGTGCCGGAGATCCCGGTGACGTCTTCGTGGCGGATCAGTTCAAAGGTGCGTGTCTGCCCGGAGCAGCCGGTCACGTGTCCCCCTCGTCGGCCGGGTCCCAGGTCAGTACCCGCCCGTAGCCGCCCCGAGTCTGGCGACGCGACCTGCGCAACGCGTCCAGCGCATCCTCCGGCCATGACAGGCAATCCCCCACCGTGTAAAGGATCTCCAGGATGTCCGCGAGGTCTTCGCCTCGCACGCCGACGCAGTCTTCTCCGAGTTCTGCGACGCGCGCGCGGGCCCCTGCGAGCAGCACTGCGACGCGTTCCCTTGGCCGAACCGGCGTGGGAGCGACGCGCACGGGGCGGCCGGCGCGCCGCATCACTTGCACGAACTCGTCCGGGACCAGCATTCACATCCCCCTTACTGGGCAGCCGAACAGGCGCCCGAACATGCGTCGGCAGCCACGCCCCGCTTCCAGCCCTTCACACGCCGGGCATGGGGGTTCGGTGCCGGTCGCCCATCCGTGTCTTGATACGTCGAGGCCGCACAGGGCGGTGTCCATGTCGCGGCAGCACACGACGTGCCGCATCTCTCTCTGTTGGTCGCCCCCGGCTGGCGCCTGACGTGGCTGGGTTTTCGTGGTCACAGTCGTGACTCCGGTAGGCCGCCCCGCACCAGGCCCCACAGCGACAACTCGACCGGGTCGAGCGTGCCGGCTGCCGCCTTCTGCCTCAGCTGGGCCGACGTCACACCGAGTCCCCGCATCGCGGCGTGCACTGAGTGGCGCAGCCTGCGCACGGCCGGATCCTGCGCGACCGCACTGTAGTCGGGGCCGCCTGGGACGTGGATGCGTGAGAGGGGCAGCAACGCTGGGTGCTGCGACCGGGTATCGCCTGGGCGCACAGTGAGCCAGGGTTCGTAGCGCACCGTGAACGGGTCGAGCCGGTACACGACGATGCGCTGCGTGAACCGGCCGTCCCACTCGCGAATCAACTCGTTGTCAGGGAGGAACCAGTCGGGTGACGCGGTCACGGCAACCTTCACGTGACTCAACATCTTGTGCGGCTTGAACTGGGTAACTCTGCCCGGGATACGTGTCGCGAATGCGGGAATCGGGGCAGCTTGAATCGGCTCCATTGACGGCTACTTTCGGCCTGGAGAGAGGAAACTGCTTGAGAGATCACATCGTAATCTCATGACTCACTCTGCGCCAGCCCCAACACACCGATCCCACAACCACCGAAGCGCAAACGCAGCCTGCGCCGGCACCACCGCGTTACCCAACGCCGCAAACTGCGCCGTCGCCGGCACCCCAGCAACCCCCGTCACCCAACCCTCATCAAGCCCCAACATCCACTCCGCGAACGCAGGCGACAACTTCCCCCGCTCGTTGTGCGGATTCGGCGCCGACCGCCCCAACACCCGCTCCCAATGAGCTATGGCTGCTGCGAACGCGCCCCACCTGGCAGCATCGCCACCACCGTCCGCAAGTCCATCCCCCCGTCCCCGTGCGTCCCCGGCCCGTTCGAGTCCGTCGTGCGCACCGTCGGCAGGAGCGTCCTGGGGATCAGGAACTCGACCTCGTCCGCGAGCGTCGGCCCATGACCCCCGGCTTTCCGCTTGTCCGGGTGCTGCGCCCCCCCGTTGCTCCCCAGGTTCGCGGTCGGCGACTTCAGCAGTCGCCGACCGCGAACCTGGGGAGCAACGGGGCGTCCACGCCAAGACAAATACGCGCTCACGTCGATGCGGGGCGCCGACGTCGCTGGCCTGTACGACCTGCCACTCCGCATCGAACCCGAGATCGGCCAGATCGCCGAGAACAGCTCCGAGTGCCCGCAAAGGCACCCCCCCCCGCTTGTCTCCCACACACCACGCGCAGGGTTCCACACCGCTATCAGCTCGCGCACTCGTCAACGACCTCACGTTCTCCAGGAACACCAGCTCGGGTTTCAACTCGTTGATAGCACGGGCGACCTCGCGCCACAGCCCGGACGGTGTTCCCTCCACCATGCCCAACCGTCGGCCGGCCAGGCTGACGCTTTGACAGGGGAACCCTGCGACGAGCATGTCGATGGGCTGCACCGACTCGTAGTCGATCAGCTTGATGTCCCCATGGTTCGGCACACCAGGGAAACGCTGCGCGAGGATCCTGGCCGCGTACTGGTGCTTGTCCTTCGGCTCGTACTGGGCGTGCCACACGACCTGTGCGTCGAGCACGTCGGTGACGGCGTAGCCGAGCGCGCCGATCCCGGCGCACAACTCACCGATCCGGAGCATCAAACCCGTCCAACGCGAGTTGTTCGTACCGTGCGTCACACGACGAGCACATCAGGCCCACCTTCGATGGTCGTTCCTTGCCCGCTCCCCAACCCCACCTGCAGCGTTGGGGGGGGGCGACACTTGCGGCTTCTACTTCGTGCTCTAGCTCGCGGATCTCTCGGGCTGTTTCGGGGAACCAGGTTTCGATCTCGTCGAGTTCGTCGGTGTGGGCGAACGCACCGCACAGGCACTCGCCGCTCATGTGGAGCAGGTCGCTGACTTCGTTGCTTGGCACGTCCGGGTAGACGCGCCGGTAGGCGTTCAGGTCAAGCTTCGTCCAGTTCAGCAGGGGCGACACCCAGATCGTGGAGCCGCGCCGCTCGATCGGGTCCTTGACGCGCAGTCCTTTGCGCCGGTCGGATTCGTCGGCGCGCCGCCCCGCGAGGAAGATCACCCGTTGATGCATGGGGAACTCGACCAGGTCGCGGCGCACCTTCTCCAGGGAGCGTTCTTTCAGGCGCTGGTACATCATGTAGTGCATCGCCGGCCCGGGAAACCCGCCAGCGTAGACGATCTTCCCTTTGTTCGGGCCCGAGCGGGCGCGGACCCGGCCGAGCACGAGCAGCCGGTACGTCGCCCAGGGGTCCGGGTGCTTCTCCAGCAGGGGCAGCCCCCACGACGACACGGTGTCGCGTACATATTCACGGGTTTGTTCGATGCCGATGCCGGTGTTCGCGTGCGCCATGTGTGTCGCCCGGTCCTTGAACAGGTGGGCGAGGGTCGTCGAATCGTTGCCACCAGAGAACAGGACGACTATGCCACCCAACTGCCGGTTGGCTTGACGCACCTCACGTTCGATGGCTTCGTCGAGCAAGGCGTGTGCGTCGGCGACGAGAGAAGCGACCCGGTCGACGTCGATCTCCGTCTGCGCACCCGCCACCATGAACCTCTTCCTATGTAGCCGCCTGCCCGATGGTGACGGTGAACCAGTGTGCCCGCATGCATTCGTCGCAGGTGACGGCGAATTCCCAGGTCGTGGCGCCGGGTTCGACGGTGAACTCGACCTGGATCGTGTGCATGCACGCGCACCGGAACTCGATCCCGCCCGGGACGGGACGCAGCCCCGAGACTGAGCTTTTCACATGGTATTGCATCAACGTGTTGCTTCCGTGTATTTGGCCAGCCAGGGATCATCAGGACTCAACCCGAGGTGGCAGGTGAAGGTGCACTTCTCCGACCCGGTGACAACACACACCCCGTTGCACCCATGCCGACAGTCGGCGTCGAACCCGACGGTGTCTTCGTCGACGAGGTCGTCACGGTCGGGCACGTCGTGTCGGTTCCACCGGCGTTTCACGCCGACCTCACGCATCACCTGGGGGGTGAGCAGCCGGTACGCATCCCCGTGCCCCTTGTGCTTGTGCTCGGAACACATGGGGCAGCCCTTCCACCGCGTATGCGGGGACTGTTTGACCACACCCTCTCCTTACGTCTCCATGCGCCTGACCCATGTGGGTATGCCGGAGTTGCGGGCGATCGTGATCGCGGCCCTGGTGCCGGGTGATACGCCACGCATCCACGCGATCATGCCGTCGACCCCTGAGTTGACGATCCGGGCGGAGCGGCGTGGCCCGGCCGCTTTGCCCTGCGCCGCCCACTCCAACCGGGTCACCTCGAACACCTCCACCTGCACCTGGGGGTGGCGCTGGCACCAGTGGTGCACGATCCGGTCCGCACCACGCGCACCCCCATGTTTGATCACCAAACCTTCCGGGTGCCGACTGAGGAACCCGTCCAGGTCCAGAAAGATCAGCCTCGCGTCCGTCCAGGTGCGCGACCCGGCAGCGAACAGGCGAAACGCATCCATCAGGGCTCGGCGTCATCGGCTGGCACGACACCATCCGGCAGGGGCACCGACTGTCCCCCGTAGAACTCGCTGATCGCGTCGGCCGCCTGCTCCTCGTCTGCGTCACGGCGCCGAGCGCGCATCATCCGTTCGAATGCTTCGTCTTCCTCGTTGCGGCTTGCGGCCAATGCGGCGTAGCCCTCGTCTTCCTTCGCGGCGTCCAGTTCGGCGCGCCTAGCCGCGCGATCAAGATCCGAGTGGATGCTTGGGGTGAGCTTCGCCATCAACTCGTGCGCAGTGTCGGTCGCGTCCGTCAGGTCCATCACGTCCGCATTCTCAAGATCCACCCAACCCCCTTCATACGACCAGGCCCACGTGCCGTCCAAATGCACGCGCCATTCGTTCGGGTGCACTTCCCGGATACGCAACGCGTGGGTACGGCGAATCGTCTCCAGGTCCGGGACGCGTCCGGCCCACTGCGACACGTCGGGTAGCAGCATCAGCTCACTGATGTGCAGCAGCGCACCGGTCTTCACCGATTCGGTTTCCACCACGTCGGGCTCTACTGCCTGCGCCAGATCAGTCACCCTTGCCTCCGATCTTGTTCGCGAGATCCTGGCGGACCTTGAGCTTGAGGGCGAGCATCGCGTGCACGACCTTGGTGTGTGACGCCATCGCTGCCGGCAGCCCGTCGTCGACCGCGTCGCGCAGACTCGGGTAGATGAACCCCATGTTGCTGCCCCAGTTCGGCGACCAGCTCGCCCCGTTCCACACCACGTCGGCGTGACCGTGGATGCGGTAACCATCGCCGTGCCTGCGTAGCCGAAGCAGGTACTCCTCACGCCGCTCCATAGGCGGCGACGAGGCGAACATCTCCTCGAACCCGGTCAGGTCCGGGGCGAACGCGCACTCGACCATCGCGTCGAGCAGGGTGTCGGCCCACTTCAGCTCCTGCCCCGCCCAGGCCGGCATGTGGTCGAACGCGTCCTCTTCGTCGTTCATGTCGCTGTTCCTCGTCTACTGCGAGTCGCTCGGGTACACGTAGATCGGGTCGCCGCATTTGCGCCGGTCATCGCCGTACAACTCGTGCACCCGGGCGGCGAGCGCGGTAAACGCCACCTCGACCGTCGGTTCCCGCACCGACAACAGGGGATCCTCATGCCGCACCTCGTACGGCTCCTCCTGTGTCGGCTCGCACGGCCAAGGCCACTTGCCAGCTTCGAGCCGCACCTGCGTGACCGTGTCCTTACGGCGCCGCCCCCGCCCACGCCACACGTGGATACGCACACACCTCGCGATCCCGTCGGTGTCGCACAGGTACTGCTCGTGGAGCCGTTCCAGGGGCGACAGCTTGCCCTCTTCGGCGAACTGCCAAAACACCGGATGGTTGTCCAGGTATACCCATGCGTACGCGAACTCGTCCGGCTGCGTCAGGAACCGGTCCACGATCTCACGCCACTCACGCTCACGGTCCTCCTGCGCCGTGAACCAGTGGTCGAACCACTGCTCCCGGGTGCCCCCATGCTCCAAATGCCAGTCGGGAACCGGGTACTGCTGGTCGTAGTCCAGCATCGGCAACACGATCACGGTGGGTGGGAGCGGCCGGGCCCTGGGTGTGAACGCCTTGATGAGTGTGTTCATGCGTTGACGCTCACCCGGTTGCCTTGTGCGGCGTCTTCCATCAGGCACGCAGCCGCCTCCACCAGGGTCATACCCGCTTCATCGGCCAGGCGCTGCGCCGCATCCACGTCGAGACCATCGTTGAGCCAGTGGATCCACCGCGCCTCCCGCCAAAGATCTTTAAGGAGTTCCTTGGCTGCTTTCCTTAATGCCCGCCCGTGCTGATGCCCGGCCGCAAGCGGGGAGCCGGGTTGCGCCGGCGACCCGGACGGACCGCACCGCACACACTCGCTCACATGCACCGCGTCGGCGTACTTCGCACGCGCCTGGTCATACACGATGCGGTACGGGCTGCAACCGCAGTTCTCAATGTGTGTGGTGCGCGCCTCGTCGCTGTCCCCGTCGGGTTTGCACGTCGCCTTGCGGGATTTCAGGGCCTGCACCGCGATCAGGTAGGCGCGCATCCTGGCCTGGGGGGACCAGTTCGCGCGCTGCCCACGTCGAAGACGCGGCGCTTCCCCGTTGACGACCGCGTACCCGGACAGCGACCACAACTCCGACACGGTACGGGGCCGGTCGTCACGGTCGTTGATGTACGGGTCACGGATCGCGTCCAGCAGTCTCGCCAGTTGTTTGGCGCCGACGCCGTTGGTGCGGGCGATGAACGGGGCAAACGGGTGCTGTTTCATCACGACTTCCAACGTCTTGATGTAGTCCTGTTCGGTGGCGAGCAGGTCGTCAACAATGCGACGCGCGTAGATCACGACGGGGGCGTCGTCGGGGAACCCGAGTCCCCGGGTGATGCCGTCCTTGTCTGCTTCGTTACGGGTTAACGCTCGCAGGTTGTTCTGGGCGGCGATGCGCATCGTTTCGGCCTGTTCGACGGCTTTGGCCAGCAGCGACGCTTCGGGACGGTAGGCGCACAGGGGAGTCGGCATGGTGTGGTCTTTCAAGGGGGCGGCGTGGGCCCCGCGCCGTTGATCGTATGGGTGTGGACTTGAAGACGGGCGCGGGGCTGGTCGGGTGCCCGCATCGCGAGCCGGTTATGGAAACCAGTGAACTACATGGGCGATGCGGGCGGTCTGTGGTGCGCCCCTGCGACGGGGTTAGGGTGGGACCCGACCTGATTATGGTCGCAGGGGGCGCGGTCCGGTGGGCGTCAGACTACGGGGTGTCGTGCGTCGTACGGCCTGCCGGAGGATCGGGGTCCGGTGGCGTTGCGCATCGGGGATGTGCGTTGCTGTGGCCACCGGACGGGGGCTTCGGCCGGCGAATTCAAGTGGCGAGTGTTTGTCGCGTGGCCGACCGGAGGTTTTGGGGCGCCCAGGGGCGCAGGTATTTCGGCTGTTCGTAGCGCTATTGACTCCTGAGCGTGGGACTGGTCCCGGCAGGCGATCTCAATTGGTTGTCGCTTCTGTGTGGTTGCCGGGAGGTTTGGGGTGCGCCCGGGGCGTTGGGTCTCTGGGTGCGGGAATTGAGACAGGCTCCCGGGCGCGGACTTAATGGGTCCCGGTGGCGTGTGGTCGCGGGCGCCGGAACGCTTTCGGCCACCGGGAGGTTTGGCAATGTGTGGATGTTCTATGCGTCGGGTTCCCGGGGCGATGGTACGTCGGGGGACGTGAGAGTGTCGGCCACGAGGGAACCAGGCTCGGAGGTTACCATATCACCGGCGAGGGTTTCCATCAGCACGTCGTCATCCAACTGCGCCACCGTCGCCGCACCCGCATCCTGCATCGCCAAACGCAGCTGCTCATACCGGTACGCCCGCTCCTCCAACAGGTTCGCGGCACGCTTACGCGACAGCACCACGAACAACAGATCCCGATCCGTACACTCACCAAGCTGTTTATACGCACCGCCCCCCACGTGCAACTGCACACCACGCGCCGCCTGCGCACGCTGCGCCAACGTCATCGCGTACCCCTGCAAGGCCAGGCGCTTCGCACTTGACCCCGACGGCGTCGGCGCAAGCGTCTGCGCCCGGTACGTCGCCAGGGCGTTACGCGCCAGTTGCGGCAACGTGCGACGCAACGCGGCAGCGTACTGACTCGGATCGAGCGCCCCGATCACCAACTCGGCAAGCTCACCCGGGCTCGCGGTCGGGTCGGCGTCGATCGCCTCGTTGATCAGGTCTTGCACGCTGGGTTGGTCCGACGACGACGGCATGGTCACGTCTTCCTGACGTTAACTAGTTGATGAACAATGTTCCCGTCGGCCGGCGAGGCGTGACTACGCGCGCCGGACGGCGAGAACGGGAAGGGGTGAGGGGAGCGGCAGAACCAGGGTGGACGTCGCGCTCGGCGTCGCGCCACCAGTACAGTGCCTCCGGCTCCCGACCAATGATATATAGCACAACGTGTTTGTGTGCGCCACGCCAGAGCGGCCCCGACGCGAAAACCGTCACCGGAACACACGCATTGTCATCGTCCCGCAACACACCCGAGTCCACCAACGCCCCGTCGACCAGGGCCTTCGCCGTCGGCGCATAGTTCGACGCGTCGAAACGGCGCTGGTTGTTCGGGTACACGACCAACGCCACCCACGCTTGTTCACACGCAGGGATGCGTTCACGGCGCGCCGCCCACTTGCCCCACTCGCGCAACGCGCAGGTCGCCGACGCACGCGACGACCAGTGCACCCGCTCGTTCATCGTCAACAAGTTGAGATTCGTCGGCACGCACAACGCCCACGTCACACAGGGCCACCTCCGGGCCCATGATCTCACTGGTTGATACGCCTGGCCTCGAACTCCCGCACCCTGGCGCACACCGGTACCGGCAGCCTCGTCCCACCATCCGCCACAGCATCAACCACTTGCCGCCACAAACCGGTCGGCACCTCGACATACGCCCTCGTGGGCGGCGCCACATAATGGTCCCGCCACCACGCAGTGGCCTGTACCCGGTTACGCGCCCCGATCGCCCGGTAGATGAACTTGATGTGCGTCTTGACGGTACTCGGCTCCAGAAACAGCCGACGCCCGATCTCGCTGGTCGTCAGCCCCTGCGCGAGCAGCTCCAAAACTTCCAGCCGACGCGCCGTCAACGGCACGCCATCCACTTGCCTGCCCATTGGTGTTGGGTGCCTCCCTGCGCCCGGTCCACGGACGCCGCCTCGAAAAGTTACCGCTTACGTCAGGCGCGGGGAGGCAGGACGACTATACCTCAACCTGTTGTGACCGGTTGAACGCCGCTCTCACGTGCGCTGGCACACGCCCGTGATCCGACACGACGAAACCGTTCGCTTTCGCCCACGCCCGTTCCTTCGCCGACTGTGCACGGCGCTGCGCCGGCGTGCCGTTACGCCCCCCGGTGGCCACCCGGCGCCCACACTTCAGATACGGCTCCACCGTGTCAACGAATTGCTGCCAGTTGGCTTTCGACAGGTCGAACTCGTAGGCGCGCCCATCCAACACGACCCGATGGGTGCCGTCAGCGTCACCCCCGTCGAAATCGTCGACCAGTCGCACCATCGTTTTCCGCGCCATTACGCCCTCCATTCGCGAGGCAAGCGGCGCCACGATGTTAAGCCGTTTCCTTCGATGCCCGCAACAGCGTCGCCAACTCGATCCACCTGGGCCGTTCCCACCGTGCACGGCACCCGCGACACTCGATCACGTCAACGTACGGATGCGCATACAAGGCGGTGCCACACACATACCCGTCAGGGGCCGCGACAGGACACACACCCACCTGCCGCGTCCCGCTTGGCCCCTCGACCTGCAACCGACACTCCCCGACCAGGCGGTGCACCTGAGCCGCGAAATCGGCGACAGCAGTGTACGAATCGGCCGCCCACAACCAATTCGTGGACAGGAACCGCGCGCAGCCGTCGACGGTTTGCGCGGCGCTGCCGCGAAACGGGGCCTGCTCCCAACGTAGCTCATCACGCCACGCGTCCTCCCACCCGAGCAGCACACTGGGTATCCCACCCCAGGCGCGCAGATTGAGCGGTTCAACACGCAGGTTCAGCATCCCGTACCGGGACGACGCGACTTTCTCCCCGCTACTCGCGCCCATACTCGGGGCGAGCACACCAGCCAGGCGCGCATACCAGGCCGGCAGCGACACGATCTCGTCACCCACCCGGTCCACGCACCCGGGACACACCCGTGCCTGCGTACCGCGCCCGCACACCTGGCATCCCGAATCGAGCATCGCACCCCCGGAAACACCCAGCGTTTAAAGGTGTTTCTACGATACCCCTCGGGAGGCTTGCACCTGCTCCGGGAGGTCTTCGGCGTAGGCCAGCCCCCAGTCGTCGGCGAACGCGAGCACGGCAGGCAACTGCTCCACCGGGACGGACCAGGCGTCTTTCGTAATCGGGTCGAACCTCCGGCCGGGGATCTGTTTGATCTCTGCGACGGCCCGGGGGTTGTACGCGAACGACACACGCAGCCTCGTGCCGTCCTCGACCAGGGTGACGTCGAGTTCGACGTCGAGCTGCTCGCCGACGGGACCGGCGAGCCGTTCCAGTTCGGGCGATGGGGTGATGTGGCGGCGCCGGCACCAGCGCACGACCTGGGTCGCGCTTGTGATCGGGTACAGCGTCGCTTTCTTGTGCTGTTTGAACGCGTTGACGTATCGGTACCCGTCGATGCTTCTGAGTTCCTCGATGAAACGCTGATGGAACCAGGGCAGTACGACTACGACAACTTGGGTGCCGCCCTCGCTGTCGAGGATGGCGACGACCTGTTTGGTGAACGATCCGCGTGCCCAGCGTTCAGCTCTTTGGCGTATGCGTTCGGCTGCTGAGGCGAGCGCGACCAGGTCGGTTTCGACCGGGGGCAGGCGCAGGCCGATATCCGGGATCCTGGTGCGGTACCGGTCCAGGATGTAGAGCGCGACGACTTCGCAGTCCACGTCCCACCGTTTGGCCGGCAGCTGGACCAGGTAGTCGACGAGGGCTTTCTCCCCCTCCGGCAGCTCGCCAACCTGCTGCCGGAGGGAGGTCAGGAAACGGACCAGATCGGTCACGACACCGTCTCGGCGTTCGTCTTCGGTGCCGTGTCGGCGATCATCTGCTGCAGGGTCTTGCTCCAGTCGAGGCGTGCGCGCCGCCTCGCGGGGATCTCGATCTTCTCTTTGGTGCGCGGGTTGACGCCGCTTCGCGGCGCCGCATCGTAGACCTCGAACGTGCCGAAGTTGACGAGCGAGACGGACCGACCCTGGAACAGTTCGTCGGTGATGGCGTCGAGCGTGGCGTTGATGGTGGCAGTGATCTGCTTCTCGGGCAGGTCGGTGCGTGCGCGGACTTCGTTCACGAGTTGTTGCTTATTCATGGGCGACGATATTAGTTATGATTGCTTTGCAGGTCAAGGCGGCGCAACGAACCTCAACGCGTGACCACCCGTACGCGTCGCCGTCCATTTCAAATAGTTGTCACCCGCCTTGACCAGCGCACCCTCCTGCACCGGGCGCACCGCGTCGAGCACACCACGCAGCCACTCGTCCCGTTCTCTCAACTCCTTGAGCTTCTTACGCAGCGCAAACAGTTCATCAGCAGCCTGCGCCACATCCGCGCCCTCGACCACCTCGACACTGCGAAAATCCCGATCGGGCACATGCCCCTGCCAGCACACCCCCCCGTTTTTACCCCCGAAAGGGCAGCCCTGACAGAACACGGAGTCCGGCGCGTAGTCCCTGGGGAGCATCGCGAGCGGCGTGTCGCGCACCTGCCGGAGCCAGTCGACCGCGTCCTTCACGTCGTCCGGGTCGAACGGCCACTGCACGTTGTGTTCGACGCCCGTGTCACGCACCAGGTAGTCGATGCGCACATGCGTCACCGGGATGCCTTCCGTCAGCAGCGCAGCCGCGTACAGCGACACCTGCCAACGCTGCTGCGTGCTCGGCCCTTCCAGCTTCACCTGTTCCAGGCGCCGCGTCGACACCGTCTTGGTGTCGACAACCGTTTGCGACTCGCACTCGTACCGGTCCAGATGCCCCATCAGCCCGGCGAACCTGACCTCCCGCTCCACCAGATCCCCGGGCCGGTTCAACGCGCGCACCCCGGCCGCGACCGCCTCATGGATCGCGCTGCCCATCACTGCCACCACGCTGCCGACCTCGTTGACCGGGTCCGTCCCGGCCAGGGTGTACCCGGCCCGGCGACGACACCCACCCACCTGCGACATGCCCAACTGGCGCTGCTGCGACCGGGCACGCTGCCGATCCGCGAGCAGGAGCAGCTCGCTGGTCGTGGGCATGGCTACTGCTCCCACACCATCGCCGGCTCGCCCTCAGGCTCAGGCGCCTTCTGCAGGCCCTCCGACGCCAGCTCGTCGGCCAGCGCCTGCACCTGCGCGAGCGTCTCTGACGGGGCGGCGTCGACCGGCTCCGGAACCTGCTCGACGATGCGCCGGATCACTCCCGGCTGTGGCTCCTCGTCGAAGAACTCGCCCTCAGCCGCGATGCCAAGCACCGCTTCCGGGACGAGGAACCGGGCGGCGTTCGCGACAGCGCGCGCGAGCAGCATCCGCTTCGGGTAGCTCTGCCAGACGTCCTTGCTGGTCAGCTTGGCTTTCTTCGCGTCGTCCCAGGTGAACGTTTCACGGTGGGTTTCGCCGGTGTCGCCGCGTTGCAGCTCGACGGTGCACACGGTGTCGGTGTTCTCGATCACTTTGGCGCGGTGGCCACGCGTGCGCAGCAGGGCGAGCCACAGTTGTGCGGAGACGACAGTGCGGCCCTGCACGATGTGGACGGCTTGTAGGGCCTGCATGGGGCCGATGCCGAGTTCCGAGCCGTACAGGATGATCGCGAGCACGTCACTGGGCTTGCCGCGCAGCCCGGAGGGGAGCAGCCCGGCCATGGAAAGGGCCTGGGCGAGTCGGAATGCCTCGTCCAGGCCCTTGATCGGAACACCCACATTCACGGGAGTGCGGGAGGCGGGCGCGGTGGTGGTGCGGACGGCGACGTCCGTCGTAGGGGTGGTCATGATGCGATGGTCGCATCAACCACCGACAATATGTCAGCACATTACTACAGTGTGATGGTTGGGAGCTGACCCGTCGGCTTCACCGCAACCGCCAACGCCAACGTCGCCTGAACCAACGCCCCGATCAGCCCGAGCAGCGTCGCCCGCATCACCCCGTCGATCTGCTCGTCCGTGAGCTTCCCGGACTCCATCGCAGCGATCAGCTGCGCCGCATCCCGGTCAGCCGCCTGCAGTCCCTCCACCGCCTGGTCGTAGTGGTACTGCCAGGAAGCGGTCACGCAGCCAGGCCCATCATCCCCCGGTGCATCCGCTCCCACACCTCACCCGGAACCTCCTCCAAGGTGCGCAGGCGCCGACCCGTGACCCGCTCGTGCGCGTCGAGCGCGGTCCCCAGCGCCTCACGCCCCCGAGGCCCAGCCCACACGTTGTGCGCGTGAATCAGGTTCCACAGCACCTGCTGGGCCGACTGCACAACCACCTCCGGTGAGCCGCTTCGCCGGAAGCTGAGCACCTGCCCGAACAGCGAGAGCGCGAGCCCCATCGGGGCCGGGAGGTCCAACTCCACGACCGACGGCATCGGGCCACCGTGCAGGTATTCCCAGGTGCCCTTCGCCAGGGCTTGCGCCCGCTCATGCACTTCACCTGGGTAGCCGCGTGCGAACAACTCGATCTCGTCGGCTGCGATCTGCGTCCACGCGTCCGCGCGCCGGGACAGCGAGCCCACCTGCGACACAGCGAGACGTGGGGCAAGCGGCAGCAGTTCCTGCCGACCCTCGTCGTTGGCGTAGTCGTTGAGTGAGCGGGCGTAGCCGGCGAGATATTCGTCGGCGCCGAGCGGGTGGTCGGTCCAGGACACCCCGTCGGCGAGGAACGAGGCGACCTGCATCAGGCAGCCACCGAACCGGATAGCAGAGCCGGCGCCAGCGCGCAGCCGGGGGCGGAAGTCGGCGCCTTCGCCTGTGCCCAGCACTCGCGGCGTTGCGGTGCCCGGCGACATCCACTGTGGAAACGCATTGACGACTGGCGCAATCATTTCGACGTAGCTGTGGGAGTAGGGGCTGAACGCCTGGCTGTTGCTGAATCCTGGCAAGAAATTGACGGGTTCGACCTGCAGCGAAGTCGCGGTCAGCGCCGTGACCGTGCTTTGTGGGGTGGTTGGTGGTGGGCAGGATGGAGCCATGGTTTTCGCTCCCTGCGAAGGGGTCAATGGGATGGGAACACCATAACATCCACCCTCGCGACCAGCAACTAAACGTGTTACCATTTGGCCTTAACCGGTAGCACGCCTGAAACGGGCGGCCAGCGCCGTACCGTGATCGGAGAACGTTTCGCTTACGGGCGCCGGCCGGTGCTCCGGACGGGATTCGAACCCGCGCTACCGCCTTGAAAGGGCGGCGTCCTAGGCCGCTAGACGACCGGAGCAAGAGGCCGGCGCCGGAAAAGGCTGGGAAACGCACATTCGTGGGCGCCGACCAGTACCCCCAACGGGATTCGAACCCGCGCCACAACCTTGAGAGGGTTGCATCCTTGGCCGCTAGAAGATGGGGGCGGTGCGGCTGGTCGCGCATGCGCTTCGGGCACACGTTCGTGAACACGGCGACCAGCACAGTGGGGCTGGTGGGACTCGAACCCACAACTCTTATATTAAAAGTATAATACTCTGCCAATTGAGTTACAGCCCCAGGTACAACAGTGGCGCCGCCTGGGATCGAACCAGGGCCCTTCCGATTTTCAGTCAGACGCTCGTACCAACTGAGCTACAGCGCCGCTACGCGAACCATACACGATTATCGTACTGTGGTCGTGCCCGTTCCCTGGTGATGCGGCATCAGCACTACCTCGCACTCCAGGAGTTGACACCATTTCAGCAGCTTCATCAGGCGCGGGTTGCGCAGCCCTCGCTCCCACATGTGCACCGACCATGCGCTGGCGCCCACCTGCTTGCCGACCATTTCCTGCGTCCATTCCCTGCCCACGCGGGCTTCGACGAGTGGTCGTACGAGTTTGCGGCACTGGAAACGAGCCGCGCTTTCGTTCCGCTCCGGCACGAGAGGCGACGCGACCCGTCCGGGCTCGCGTATCACTAACGTGAGGCCGAGCGCTTCGGCCCAGTTGATGAGGTTGCCCAGTGCCGGGAGATCCTTGCCCGTCTCCCAGGCGGTGAGCGCAGGGGCGGCTTTCCCTTCCAGCACCATCAAGTTGAGCACACCAGACAGTTTGATTTGACTGATGCGGCGTTGCCGGCGCACCTGTTGGAGCTGCCCGAGTAGTGATCTCCATGTTTCGGTGATCTTTTCCTCGCCGGGTTTCGCCGACAACAGGTGGCCTGGTAGCTGATCCGTCACAGCCAGCTACGATACTACAAGTGGTCTGGCGGCGGTCGTAGTTCGGGAACCGCGTGAACCCATGGCCGCCAGAAACGGGGCTGCAGGAAGCGAATGCACTTTGGGTACCGTTTTGTTAACAGCCTCCCGCAACGACGCTCCCAGAGGCGAAGAGTGTAAGGGCACCGCCCCGATATCGGCCCCCGGGAAACCTTGTGCGGGCCCGGACGCGGCTATGGGTTCAGGAGAACACCGTGTCAGCTTCGGCGTCCAGGCCCTCGTGGACCCGGCAGGAGTTGAACCTACGTCGGTCGGTTATCAGCCGGCTGCTCTACCGTTGAGCTACGTGTCCGTAACGGGTGGTCCCGTCCCTGTGCGGCAGGGCGGGACCACCCTGGGTGCGCGCACCGCGTGGAGCAGATGTGCGCGTGGCACCCGGTCGCCCCGCCCTGTGTTGGTCAGGGTACCTCCGCCTTGTCGTGGCGGCGCTCTACCGGTGAGCTACAGGGCGTTGCGTCTCCCCCGACGGCGCTTGGACAGCAGGTTACCGCCTGCGCTACAGCCACCAGGGGCGAGTGGGCCCGGTTGGGATCGAACCAACGACCTATTTCTTGTGGGGAAATCGCTCGTACCTGCTGAGCTACGGGCCCGTATTCATATGTTAACGCTCCCCCGCCCGGATTCGAACCGGGACGCGAGGCTTAGGAAGCCCCCGCTCTATCCGTTGAGCTACAGGGGACCGGGGTGGGGAGCCGCCTGGCAGCAGACGGCTCCCCGGGGTGGGGCGGGTGTGGCCAGTCCGGGGGCAGCCGGAGGGGCCACACCCGTCGGCGCAGGTGCCTACGCTGACGGGCTGCGTGTGGCGGGCTGCGCGTGTCCCAAGCGAGATTCGAACTCGCGACCTCTGCCTCCGGAGGGCAGCGCTCTTTCCACTGAAGCTACTGGGACGGGGAATTGCGGCCGGCGACGTGACTTCCATAGGTTCGGACGTATTGTGGTCGCCGGTTTGCGCCCCAGGCGGGATTCGAACTCGCAACGTCTGCATCCGTAGTGCAGTGCTCTATCCGTTGAGCTACAGGGGCTTGGTGCCGGGCCGCCCGTCGCGGGGGAAACGGACGGCCCGGCGTTGTACCAGCCAGTGTACGTGTCTGACTGTTTGTTTCCGGAGGGGTGGTACGCACCATCGTGTCGTGGACGAAAACAGACGATGGGCCTGACTATGAAATTACCTATGCGCGGGCGTGGTGTCAAGCACACGCGTCGGTTCGTGCGTCAGAATATTCACCCACGCCTCACGCAGCAGCTCGTAATAGCTCTGCAGGTCCAGGAAATCAGCGTGATGCTCCCACCCGATCGGGCACGCGAAACCGTTCTCCTGAAGGAACACCTGGTCCCCCGGGTCGACGCCAGCCGCTTCTAGTAGTTGATACGGAGCGTTGGGTCCCGCGAACCGGAACGCGTGCGCGTACTGGCCCAGCACGCACCATCGGTTGCTCCACATCTTGATCTCGCCCGGGAGGATCTGCACGTGACGCTCCGGGTCGATTTTGCCCAGCCATTCGTAACCGCGCTCGACCCGGTCGGGTATCGCCGCGAAATGGGCCTCAGCGTCGGCCTGCGCCAGCATCTACGCGGCCTCCTTGCCGAGCGAGTCGACGCCGGGCATGTACGTGCCGATCCCTGGGCAGTCGATCGGCGCCCCGTCATGGTCGGTAGCCGAGTGCCACAGGACGAGCCGGTTCGCGCCGACGAGCGCTTCGCCCTGGCAGATCGGGCAGGTCACCACGCCCTGTGCGGGCTCGACCAACGTGTGGAGCTGGCCGGTACCCGTGTCGTCTCGTGGTCGCGGCTTACTGGTGACCCGGGGTTTGGCGTGCGGACTGTTGGGCCTGGACATGTGTCTCCCCCTGCTGCGATCTCTGGTTTTCGGCCAGGGACGGAGCGGGACGCCGGCGAGGTGCGTGCGCTGGTGGTGCCGTGTCGGCGTTCGGGCTACACGATGATCCTGGCCCCTGGTTCACGTCGCATCATATACGCCGGGTGGGTTCGTGCGGGGTGTGATGCGCAGGTTCTCGGGCGGGTAGCCGATACCAGGGCACGGGTCCAGGCCGTGTAGGTGTTTCCACACGGTGTTTTGGGGGGTGAGGTCGGACCAGTTGCCACAGTATGGGCACCGGGCTTTCGGGCGCCGGTTGCGCGGCCGGTTCGCTCGCTGCGTGTGGTAGTCGTCGACCGGCGTTTCGCGTTCCGCTTTGGTGAGTTTGTTGAAGGGCCGCTTGGCTGGCAGGGGCGGCAGTTCGGGTACGGGTGGGGCGGCTGGCCGCTTCGGGGGTGCGGGTGGGGCGGCTGGCGTGGGTGTAGCAGCCGGTGGTGTGGGTGCGGTGTCGCGTGCGCGTGCGCGTGCCCGCTTGCGGGAGACGTGCACGCGTACCGGTGTTGGTGTCGGCGTGGTCGGGGCGGCTGTGGGGTGCGGCACTGTAGTAACAGTGGCGGCTGGCGGCTTCGGCTTCGGCTTCGGCTTCGGCGCCGGGGGGGCGACTGGGGGTGCGGGGGCCTCTTCGACGGTGTCGACGACGACTGGGGCGGGCTCGGGTTGCGGGATCGGAAGCTGCTCAATCTCAGGCTCGGGGGGTGCGGTGATGGTTGATGCGGCTGCCGCGATGACCCAGTGTCCTTTGCCGTCGTCCTTGATCACGCCTCTTTGTTCGAGTTCAAAGAGCAGGTCGTCCAGATAGTTGTGGCTTTCAGCGTCGGCGATGGCGTCGCGTAAGTCTTGGCCGGCGTGGGCGGCGAGGTCGTTGGCGACGATGTCGACGCTGACGACGCGACGCGAAACCATCAACTTGTTTACGACTCCGCATGCGCAACTGATACTCGCGGTGGCGGCAGCGCTGTTCGTCCCGTCTGGGCCTGGGCGGAACACGGGGTTGGAGCTGGCGTCGTGGTCGATGAAGCATTTGGTGCGCACGTGTTCGAGTTGCACGTTGGCGGACACCACGAACGACGGCACTTCCGGCTCGTCTGCTCCCTCGTCCGTGTCTGGCGTCTTGCCGCCTAGCACGAGCCAGTTGCGTACGTCGGTCGGCGTGATCAAGCTGTTTCCTCCTGTAATAAACTTCCCCCCTTAACATACTCGCACCCCCTAATCACGTCAAGGCGGCTCAGTGACCATGGCGGCAGTACCATCAAGGGATGGAATCCCCTCCCCTTCCACCACCACAACCACGCCGACACGGCACCCGCGCGGAGTACCTCGCCGACACCCTCCTGGCCCTCATCGGCGCAGGTCAACTACGCCCCGGCGACCGCCTCTTCTACGAGGATCTCGAACGCGACTACACCGTGTCCCGCACCGTCGTGCGCGAGGCCCTGCGCATCCTCGAAGGTAAACGCGTTGTCACCGCCCGGCCGCACACCGGCACCTGTGTCGCGTCACGCGGGGAATGGAATCTGTTCGACCCCGAACTGCTGGCCGCCCTTGTCGCGCACGACGAGGCCACGCGCGACCACGCCCGATCGCTGCGCGACCACCTGGCCAAGACGAAAAACAACCCGTTGACGAACCATTTGCTCTCCGTGATCGACCCCGCGCTCGCCGCCACCGACGTCTCCCCTGAGCCGGTCGCCGCGTAACACGAGTCACACGCTCCACATCACCTACCGTTCAGAAAGAGAGCCCCGTAGACGCGTCTACGGGGCTCGGACCAGAAGCGACGGTATCAGATGACTTCACCCATAGCAAATCCGGCATACCCGTCGCATGCACGCCCGGGGGGCGCGGCGTGAGCGTCTACGCCACCACCTGGGCGTGGGAACACTCCCAAGCCAAAGGCCCCGCCCTGCTCGTCCTGCTCGCCATCGCCGACACCCTCAACAGGGAAACCGGGCGCGCGTGGCTGTCCATGACGGAGCTGCAACACAAAGCGCGACTGGCGCGCAGCACCGTCAACACTGCCCTCATCACCCTGCGCAAACTTGGAGAGATCGAGAGCATTGAGGGTGAAAACGGCCCTAAGGGGCGATCTGTCTACCGGATGCCCGGCTTCCAACCGGAGTTGCCCGCGCCCCACAGGCCCGCTACTAGTACGGGAGCCGTACCAGTCACTAGTACGGCTCCCGTACCACCCCCCCAGTACGGGAGCGCTACTAGTACGGGGAACGTACTAGTACGGGAGCCGGACAGTACTAGTACGGGAGCCGTACCACCACTAGTACGGGAGCCGTACCACCCTTATATAACGGAAGTTAACGGAAGAACGGAAAAGACAACTACGGCGCGCACGCCTCCGGCGAACGCGCAGCAGCTCCCCCTCGTCGAAGGACTGCCCGACCCTCCCGAGACGGAAGGGCAGCGCGTCAACCGGTTGGCGCGCACCTACACCGACCGGGTGCCCTTGTCGAAGTTCGTCGCGGTCGCCGGGGTGGTGCGCGCTGCCGTGCGCGCCGGCCACAGCGACGAGCAGATCACCATCGGGCTCGCGCGCATCGCGCAGGACAAGCGCGCCGTCACGGTCGATTCGCTGCGTATCGCGATCGAGGCGCCGAACGGCCCGAAGCGTCACACGCCTTGGCGTAACACCTTCACCGACGCCGACTATCTCAATGGGTGAATATGTCCGATCCGTGTAAGCCGGTGTTGTCGGGGTGGCGCGCCCGGTTGGCCGCCCACAGCCACACTGCCGACGCCGAGCCGGAGCCCGTGGGTGTCGACGCGCAGGAGGCCGCTCAGGAGGCTCGTAGCGCCGCGCTGGCGGCCTGGGAGGAGCGGGTGCCCCCGTTGTACCGGGACGCGCGCGCCACGCACCCTGCGGTGCTGCACTGGGCGTCGCTGTACGCGGCCGACGCGCGCTCGTGCCCGTCGCTGATGCTGTCGGGGCCCACCGGTTCGGGTAAGACACATCTGGCGTATGGGGCGTTGCGCGCGGTCGCGGAGAGCGGGACGAAGGCGTACGCGTGGCGCTCCACGAACCTCGCCGACCTGTTCGGGGCGCTGCGTTCGCGCCCGTTTCCCCAGGCTGAGGCGCATCTGGCTGCGCTGCGTGACGCGCCGCTACTACTTTTGGACGATCTGGGTACGGGGCATTTGACGGACTGGACGGAGGAGGTGGTGTACCGGCTGATCAACGGGCGTTACGAACGGTGCCTACCGACGCTACTGACGAGTAACTACCCGTTGTCGTCACTCGGCCCGATCACCGGCGAACGCGTGGCCTCCCGCATGGCAGAAATGGTCGGCCAGATGCAGGTCGCGATACTCGGGGCGGACCGTCGACGCGTGTCTACGCGCCATGATTCGCAGCCACCATTGGCCCAGAGTTAAGATCGGCAGTATTCTGCGCCACAACCCACGAACATGCGAGAGGGGTTTGGGTGGACGACAAAACGCGAACATGTATGCGTTGCGGACCGAAACCTGAGCGCATGTTCGCATTCAGGGACGTCACCAAACAGGGCGTCACCACACGCCGGTGGGACCGGTTCTGCCAGGACTGCCGGTCGAAAGAACGCAGCCGGCAGCCAACAGACCCGGGCTCGTCACGTGTGCTCACCCCCGACGCGCAGGATCTGCGCAACGCCCGCTACCGGGCCACCTCGACCGCGAACCGGATCCTACGCGACAGCCACCAGGCAGACTACGAGGCGTTCGCGCGCGAGGCCGAGAAGGAATACCCGATCCCCGAAGGCGCCGACACGAAGAAACGCCAGAACATCGGGGCCCTTCGGGCGCGCCGTGTCGCGGCGTGGATGCGGTACACCTACAAGAGCGAGTACGACGACCTGTACAAGGCTGCGAAGCTGTACGAGCAGCAGACCGGGGTGTAGGCGCACGGTATGGTGGTGATCGCGCCGGAACGTGAGGGTGCGCCGCTCGGGGGAGAGCAGTGGCGTAAGCGGGCGGCGTGCGGGTCGCTGCCGGTGGCGCAGTCGCGCCCGTTCATCGCCGCGACCCTTACGCCTGCTGAGCGGGCGTGGGCGGTGGGGGTGTGTCGTTCGTGCCCGGTGCAGGAGGAGTGTTACCGGTGGGCGGCCAGCCAGGAGCGTTTCCAGGGGGTCGCGGGGGGCCGCGCCTGGATGCAGGTCGGAACCCCAGCTAAAGCGGATAAGAAGGCGAAGGAGCGGTACCGTGCAGTGGACGTGGCGCCGGGGACGCCGCGACCGCGAAAGCAATCTCCCCGTGCTGCCGCGTGAACTACGCGCGACCGTGTGGAACCGGTGCACCGGATGCTGCGAACAGTGCGGCAAACCCACAGCCGGGCAGGCGCGCGCCTGGTGGATGCGCTGCGAGACCGGGCCCCAGGCGGCGTCGAACGTGCTGCTGGTATGCGGCGACGTGACGGCCGGGGCGGGCTGCGTGTCGGACCTGTTCGACAACATGGTGCGCGCCGGGCAACTCGGCTGGGTCGTGCGCCCAGGCAGGGACCTTTCGCGGGTGCCGGTGCGGGTGAAGTGGCGCGGGTTCGTGTTGCTCGACGACACGGGTGCGTATCATCCCGTTGCCGTGTAGGCTGGGGGTCTTCGCTCTCGTAGGCGGAGTCTGGGGAGCCGTCGTCGTGGCCAATGTCGCCGCATCGACCAGTCGACGGCTCCCCGTCTCACATCACGTACGGCACAACCCGGTCGCCGATGTGCGCAGCCAGCTCCCGCTTCACCTCGCGCGCCTTCGCCACTCCCCCGCCACGTTGCGCCTCGAAGAAACGGCCCCTGCGTCTGCCGTATCGGTAAGGGTCTGCACGCGTCAGCTGACGGTATTCGATCTGTTCGTAGCTGCTGGTGTGCGGGTAGTTGAAAGCGACGGTGATCGCTTTGGCGAGCGCCGGGGTGAGGATCGGGCGGTCGTCGGTGTAGCGGCGCGTCCACCACACGGCTGCCGGGCAGTACTCAGAACCCGGCGTCTCGTCCAGTTCGCCACTGCCCTGCCCGATACACAGCTCGCCGGTGGTGGTGTCGTGGACGCGGTGCCAGAACTCGGCATGGCGATCGCACCAGCCGGGCCCGTTGTACGTGGGGATCGTATACACGTCGGCTGGGGTGTCGGCCGGGAAGAAATACAGGTACACGTCGGCGCTCACTGCCGGTCCACGACGTCGTCGAGGCGCTGTATCGCGGCCCGGGTGCGGTCGCGTGCGAACAGGTCCACCAGTTCGGGGACGGGCTGTGCGGGTTCGCCGAGCTGTGCGGCGAGTTGGTCGTAGGCGTCGGCCGGCCAGACCTCGACCTGGGGGATGAGGCCGGCGAGGGAATCGTCCTGTTCTGTCATGGCGGCACGTTATCGCACCCGGCAATCACGTCAATTTGTTTTCCGGGTTTTCCTTGCGCACACGCACCACAACGCGTTAACGTCGAACACGTCAACACATTCAGGCGCGCCCGGCGCCCGTACCACGTGCGTTACCCGAAGATGTTGCGGCACCGGGCAACCCCAGGGGCCATACATGTCCCGTACACCCAATGACAGCTCGCCCCTGGGGCCACAGCGCCCCGACAAAGGAGTCAACCCATTGTGCCCGGAGCATGCTCCGACCCGATCCTCCAACTGCACGCCACACCCCTAAAAGGGCAGCACGTCACCCGCACGTTCTTCGCCGAACTACGCGACGACGGAACCAACGCGTTGATGGAACGCCTCGCGGACAACCACCCGGTGGTCTTCTACACCGACGACGATGACGACGAACACCTGCTGCGCGCCCGGCCGACGCCATGGCGCGCACTGCGCTGGCGCTGGTACGACCCCGAGCAGCTGATGCGGCTGCGGCGCGCCCTGAGCGCCACCCTGGCCAGCGTCGCAGCCGACACCAGTCGGCGCATGCGCCTGGACGAACGCCGCCACGTGCTGACCGTGCGCGCCGAACTGGCGGCGATGCTCGAACGCGTCGACGACGCCGCGACCCGGCACGGCCTGGACGCTGGCGTGACGCGCACCCTTGGGCTCGCGTTGGCGCGTCGGCGTGTGGGTGTCGCTGGCGTGGTCGCGGCGTTGCACGCTACCCTGCAGGGATGATCCCGTTGTCGAGACTGAGTCTCCGACGGGTGTGTGCCGCACGGGTCCACCCCCCCTTGGGCTGGAGCGGCACGTCAGGGTCCCGTGTCGGCGCCGACACGGGACCCGTTTAGTCTTTGGGTAGTTTGCCCTGCGCTTTGAGGGTTTCGATCGCCTCGTCGGACAGTTTCCCGTGCTCCATGAGGACCGCGATCGCGTCCGCTTCGACGTATGCGGGGATCGAGCTTTTCGCGGAGACGGTGTCGTAGGGCAGGATGAACCATTCCAACTGGGTGAGATAGGTTACGCTGCCACGGGCGTAGCCGAGCCATTCGCCGATCTCAAGGTTGCCGCACAGGGCGGGCACGTCGTAGTCGTCGCCGTCAAGCAGCTCCCGCACGGCCTCGGGCAGTCCGGGTAGGTCGAAGCCGTGGTTCAGGTGGGCGAGTGCGGCAGTGCGTGCGTGCCATACCGGGGTTCTGCCGCCCACGACCTGCAGCGCAGGGGGGAACCAGGGCCTCTTGGTGCGGATGTGGGCGTTCTGCCGGTTCCTGTCGCCGTGCCAGGTTTGGAAGTCCCCGATGGTCGCGAGCCGGTAGCTGCGTACGTACGGCTTGACGACGACGGGTGTCTCCATTGGGCGGCGTCCTCCTTTAATAAATAGGGCTGCCTATGAAGCTAGCGACGGCTCCCTTACGCTGTCAAGCGTCAACGAGTTGTGTTGCTGCGTTTCGTCAACGCGTGGAGTAGAGCGAAACAGCCCCGTACCTGGTCCGATTATCACGTCAACTTGACATGATAAGACTGCGCGCGTACGGTGCCGTGCGTCACATCGATCACATTCGTCACACCAATCACCAGGAACAACTATGGCCACACCTTCATGCGCCAGGCCCGAACCCATCAGCACGGTCGGCGTCACCCACTCCACCGAACGCCTCACCGTCAAACTCGCCCGCGAGCTGATCGACGCCAACGCCGCCAACAGGCGCGTCAGCCTCGAAGAGGTCGAGCGCCACGTGCGCAACCTGCTCGGCGACAGGTGGCTGTTCAACGGCGACACCCTTCGGCTCGACGTGAACGGCAGGTTCCTCGACGGCCAACACCGTGTCCACGCGTTCATCCGCGCCAACGAGTTGCTACAAGCCGAAGGCGAAGCCGAATTCTCGATCCCCGTGATCATCGTGCGCGGCCTGGACCCCAAAGTGCGGCGCACCATCGACATCGGGCGCAAGCGGACCCTCGCGGACGAGCTGCGCATGGCCGGACACGGCGACACCCGCAACCTGGCCGCCTGGACACGGCTGATGTGGGAGTACGACATGTACGACGGGGACCTGCGCGAGGCCCAAGGCGGCAGCAAGGGCAACCCGTCGGTGCCGGAGCTGCTGGAACTGTGGGAGGAGCGCCTGGAACCCCTGGCCCCGGACCTGCAGACGCGCGGCTGGCAGATCTACCGCGCCACCCGCATCCCGGCCAGCGCCGGCATGCTCGCCGCGTACGTGCTCGACCAGGTCGACGCTGAGGACAGCGTGGATTTTCTGGAGCGCCTCATCGACGGGCAGGACATCAAGCGGGGCGACCCGGTGTACGCGCTCAGGCAGGTGCTGGAGAACAAGCGGGCCACGAAGGAACGGGTGCCCACCTGGCTTCGGCTCGCATGGGTGTTCGTGGCGTGGGAGCACTACCGCGTCGGCAGGCGCGTCGAATACATTCGGTTTGCGGCTGGTGGCAGGGCGCCACAGCGCTACCCCAAGCCCTTGTCGGTGTTGCACTGAGCGTAGCCGGTCGGGGTCGCTTCGCACATGAAGGCGGCCCCGATTGGCATTCCCGCGCAAGTTGTGTGACGAATCTGTCACAAGGGGTTCCGTGACGCCCCGTCAGCAGTAACGTGGGGGCGCTCACTCCCCGCAACCACGCCGCTCCCGGCGTGCACTGGGGAACGGCTTGACATAATTGTATAGCGCGAAAGGGGGGAGCTGGTATGAAGCCAGTCGCACGGTTGTGCGCCGAATTCACCGACTCCATGCGTTTAGAACACGACGTCGAATCCGCACGCCGCAACACACCCATGACCACAGGTTGAGGGGGGAGGAACACGCCATGGGGGTTCCGCACGCGCGGAATGTATCAACACCTTTGCCGAAACCCGCATCCCACAAAGCCCACACCACCACCGGCGACCACGCCGGCATAGCCCTCATGCTGTGCGCCATCGCCCTGGGCTGGGGATTCGCATGGATCGCCGACCTGCCCTGGCCCGTGTATATGCTCGTCGTCGCAGCAGCCGGCGACCTCGCCTACAGCGCCACCCACATCGACCGCAAGGGGCCGCAATGAGGCGGCTACTCGGGCGGCTGGACGTGTTCACACCGGGAATCGCCTTCGCGTTCACCGCCACGATCGCCGCGCTACGCCACGACGCCACGACCGCCCGCCTGGCCGGCATCGGCAGCGCCGTCCTGACCATCTACGCCCTGTACGAAGGGCGCCCCCTGTGGTGGCGCCGCGCACACAGCCAAGCCGTCCTGGACGCGACACGACAGCAACTTGACGCGGTTCTCGACGAGGCGGGCCCCGACATGGCGGCGCAGATAGCGCGACTGTTCCGTACCGGGCAACTGACGGAAACCATCGACGGCTACTCGGAACTGCTCGACGAGTACATCGGGAAGGACGACAACCGGTGAACATGCAAGTGGTCGCGCTCAGAGCCGTCAGCAGCGAGTTCGCCGAGAGGCACACCATCGTCGTGCACGGCGAGATGCACCGGGGCCCGTTGTGCGAGAACGAGACCAACAACGCAGTGCCCTTGGTCACCAAGTGCTTCCTGTGCGGCGTGATCATCACCCGGGGTGTGCCCCCGGAGATCGTCGCGCAGAGCGTCTGGCAGTGCGAATGCGGCACCTACAACCAGTACCCCCCGGGTGAACCCGAACCGGAAACCACCGACGAGAAAGGGCAGGACGCCGAATGACCGCCCTGCGCCGACTTCCCTGGCCCCTGCTCGCGATCCTCACCGTCCAAGTCGCCCTCTCGTTCCGGCTCCTGCACGCCGACTCCGCGTTCGGCGACGAGGCCCTCTACCTCTACTCCGGGCATCAGATGCTCGCGCACTGGCTACACGGTTCGGTGGTACAGGACTACCCCCTGTACTTCTCCGGCAGCCCGGCCGTGTACCCGCCCCTGGGCGCACTAGCCGACTCGCTGGGCGGGCTGCTCGCCGCAAGACTGCTCGGCCTCGGGTTCGTGCTCGGCGCGACCATACTGCTGTACCGCACCACCAAAACCCTGTTCGGCGCCCCGGAAGCGACCCTCGCGACAGCGCTGTTCGCGTCACTGGCCGGCACACAGTTCCTCTCCGCGTTCGCCACCTACGACCCGATGGCGCTGTTCCTGCTCGCGGCAGCCGCGACACTCGCTGTCGGACGCCCCTACGACGAATCCCTCGCAGCGAACATCCGGCTGTTCATCGCCTCACCGGTGCTGCTGGTACTGGCCAACGCGACCAAATACGCGACAGCGCTCTACGACCCGGTCGTGATCGCCCTCGCGGCGCTCGCACCCGCGTTACAGGGCGCGCACCACGTCAACGCATGGAAAGCAGCGATCCGCTACGCATCCTGCGTCGCCGTCATCATGGGCGCCGCACTGCTGCTGGCCGGCCCGAAATACTGGACCGGGATCGCATACACCACCGTCGCCAGGGGCAGCCGACAACCCGGAATGGGCCAACCCTCCGGGCTCGTCCTACACCTCGCGTGGCAATGGGTGGGTGTCGTCGTCGTGCTCGCCGTCATCGGCGTGGCCGTCGCGGGCCTGCGCCACAAACTCGGACCGGTCACCCTGCTCGCCGCCACCCTCGCGGTCGCCGTCACCCTCGCCCCGCTCAACCAAGCGCGGATCGGCACCACCGTGTCCCTGCACAAACACGTGGTATTCGGCGCCTGGTTCGGGGTGATCGTCGCCGCGCACGCACTGTGGCCGGTCGTGCGTGCGCACCGGTGGCGCGCGACCGTGCTCGCCACAGCAGGACTTGCGATCCTGATCGGTTTCACCGCGACCCAAGCGAGCGCCCTGGTCGACTGGCCGCACGAGAACCCGGCGTTCATCACCGCCCTCGCCGGGGTCGTACACCCGGGAACCGACCGGTACCTGCTCGAAGACCACAGTGCGATCCCCGCATACTACGTCGGGGACGTGTCGTCGCTGCAGTGGAAAGAAGCCGCGTCGTACACCTACACCGACCCGGCCACCGGGCAGTCCCTGACCGGGAACGCCGCCCTGACCGACGCCGTGCGCCACCGCGCGTTCGCTGAGATCATCCTCGACGGCGCCGAACCGCAAGACGGCGTCGTCACCGCAGCGATCCGCGAATTCCGGGACTACACACCGATCGCGCAGCTGCCACCGGACACCCTGGGCTCCGGCGCGCCCTACACGGTGTGGCAGCTTGATCCGTCACCACTGCACGCAGGGGGGACACCATGAAACTGGCACTGATCCTGAATCACAAACAGGTGATAGACGTGTTGGTCGCGGGGGGCAGTTTCCTGTCCTGCGTCGTCGGCGCTCTCGTCGCGAAGTTCGGGTTCCGTCGCGGTAAAGAACTGGAGCAGACGTGACGACACAGATGACATTCACCCAAGAAGCGGCGCTGAGCGCCGACGGGTACAAGATCCCGACCGCTCGGCTGCGCCGACGCCGCGTCCCGGTCGCGATGTGGCTCTCGCTGCTGATCATCGTGTTGTGGTTCACATACCGGGCCGGACAGGATCTGCTCGCGCTGCACGGACACGACCACCAGGCGCTGCTATGGACCGTGCTGATGCTCGCCGCGACCCACCAGACGATCCTCGCGTGGCTCGACCGGCCGTTCACCATGACCGCCCGCAAACGCGAGTACCTCGACAAACTGCCGGTCACGGTGAACATCCCGTTGTTCAACGAGTCGCGCGAGATCGTCGACCGGGTGCTGTACGCCCTGTTCCACCAGGTCAGGCCCCCGAACCGGGTCGACGTCGTCATCAACGGGTGCACCGACGGGGGCGCGAACTACGAGGAGCTACGTAGCTTCTGGGAGCCGAAGTTCAAGGGTCGGCGCATCGAATTCAACTGGGTGCTGATGGCGCAGAAAGGGAAACGCACCGCGCAGGCGTGGACGTTCCGCTCGGTGCGCGACGGGGTCGTGCTCACCCTCGACTCCGACACGGTCCTGGAACGGCGCGCGATCGAACAGATTCTCATCCCGTTCTACGACCGGCTCGTGCAGTCCGTCGCGGGCGTGGAACTCGCCCGCAACCAGGCCGTGAACGTGCTCACCCGGATCAACGGGATGCGGCAGTTGGTCTGGCAGATGGTGCAGTGCTGCGCTCTGAACGTCACCGGGGGCAACGTCCTGGTCAATCGGGGCACGTTCGCCGGCTACCGGGCCAAGCTTCTGTGGGAAACCGTGGACGCGTACGTCGCTGAAACGTTCATGGGGCGTGAGGTCAGCTACTCCGACGATTCGTTGTTGACGTTGTACGCGTTGGGGCGGGGCAAAGCCGTCCAGCAGATGAGCGCGTTCCAGTTCACCGAGTACCACGACAACGTGTCCGCGATCACGCGCCAGTGGATCCGGTGGATGCGTGGTTCCACGATCCGGTCGATCTGGCGGGCCCGCTACCTGCCGGTGCGTTCCTACGGCTGGTGGATCAACTTGATCAACTGGTGGCAGTTGCCCGTGTCCAGCGCCGCCTATATATACGTGTTCCTGTACCTGCCCACGCACGGGCGGCTGAGCCTGTCGGCGTTCTCGGCCGCGATCTTCAGCGCGTACCTGAGCAATGTGCGTTCGCTGTTGGTGGCGCGCTCGGATCAGTCGCCTCTCTACCAGCTCGACACGTTCCTACTCTCCCCCTTCTCGTGGCTGTGGTCGCTGCTGGTGCTGCGCCCGCTACGCGTCTACGGGATGCTGACCTGCGCCAACAACGACTGGGGCACGCGCAAGAAAGTGGAAGTCGGCATGGACAAACACCGAAAGCCCATCCCGGGCGAGGTTCTCGCGTCGGTCACATGGACAGCGCCACCGGACGACCCGGAAGACACCCACCCCAACCCGCTTGAACCAGTGCCCGCATTCAGCCTGGCCGACACGATGCGCCTGCCGGCGTCCACCGACACCACCGTGACCACGATCCCCCGCGTGCGCTCGGCGCGACACGATCACCGCTACCACCTGCCCCCGTTGCCGGTCGTCGCGGCCGGGTTCCTCGTCGTCGCCGTGACCATCGGCTTGGCGGTGATCTTCACCGGGCGTGGGCCGGGGCTGCCGACCGTACCCCAGGTCGCACAGATCGCACCCCCGACGTTGGCAGCCACCTCCGCACCCCGCGTGGTCCTGCCGTCCATGTCACCCAGCACCTACAGCAAAGCGCCGGTGCTGGTCGCGGCGCCGATCACCCGCTCGGCGAAACCGGGCCCCAGCAGCCACCCGGCGTCGGCAGCGTCGAGCGCGCCCGCGACGACACCCACCACATCCCCATCGACCGCCACTGCCCTCGCGATACCCACCACCCCCGCACCGACAGTCACGAACCCGCCCGTGATCACCACCACTCCCCCACCACCCTCCCCGACGCCATGACGACACGCAAACAGAAAGCAGTCGGCGCCGTGCTCGCCGTGTTCGGCGTCGTCACGGTCGTATGGCTGTACTACCTGAGCCACCAGGCCCTCACGCCCGGGGTACCCGGGGCGTCGACGTGGACGTCGCTGCCGCCCACGATCTCGCCGGCGCCCCCGGTCCCGTCGACCGTGACGCATCCGCTTCGCCGACTGCTCGGGGTCGCCGAACCCGGCACCGGGTGGGGACCGTACGCCACGTTCACGCAGGAAACAGGGACGTCGCCCCAGATCGCGGAACTGTACCTGGGGTGGGGGCAGCCGTTCCCGATTTGGTCAGTCGACACGTTCCAGGCGGACGGGGCGCTGACCCTGGTGAACTGGGATCCGGACCAGACGCGTTTCGAAACGATCGCGTCCGGAACCCAGGATGGGTATCTGACCCGGGTCGCCGACGCGGTCGCCGCCTACCGGGACCCGGTCGTGGTCAGTTTCGCCCACGAGTTCAACGGCAACTGGCAGCCCTGGGGCACCCAAGCCGAATCCCCCCAGGCGTTCGTCGCGGCGTGGCGCCACATCCACGACCTGTTCGGCAAAGTCGGCGCGAACAACGTCATCTGGGTGTGGACGCCGAACGTGATCAACCCCGTGCCTGATGTGGCGCTCGCCCCGTACTGGCCCGGGGACGCGTACGTGACGTGGGTGGGCCTGGTCGGGTACTGGACCGGGCGGCTGGGTGAGGATTCGTGGCCGACCCTGTTCGGGCGCACCGAGCAGCAGATCGCCCGTTTCACCAACGACAACGTGTTGATCGTCGAAACGGGTGCGCAGCCGGGCCCGTCAAAGGCAACGTGGGTCGCGGCTCTGCTCGCCGGTGCTCTCGCGGATAAACGTGTTGTCGGCGTGGTGTACTTCGACTACGGGCTTGCGCAGGGCAAACGCGCCGACTGGACACTCGCCGACGACCCGAACGCGCTCGCCGCATGGCGCACCGGCGCCGCCCCGTGGGTACACGCACCCCCGTGACGTGCACACACGCAAGTACCAGTGTAATATTCAATCGGTGCGCTGCGATGACGCGCCAGCTCCTGATGCGAAACCCTGTAGGCGGCCCCAGCTGTCTCTCACACGGGGCCGCCTACGCATATTCCCTTCTCTCCCGAAGCCGCCATGACAACGAGTTGTGAAACCCTCCCGGACGTCGAGCTGGCGCCTGCGCTACACAGCAGCGCGATCCTGATCGTCCCCCCGATTCCCCGTCCACGCATTGACAAAAGCCGGTTCCGTGCGACCTTGAACGACCCGGACGTCCACGTCGTGTTCCAGATGCGTCAAACAGCCGGCCGCAACCGCAACGGCCCGGTTGTGTACAACCACGCCGTCGCCCTGGTCCCCCGCACCAGCGAACCCTACGCCGCACCCGGCATGCTGGAGCAGCTCAACGAGATCGGCGAAGAGTTCCCCACCCGTTCGTTCAAGGGGTTCATTGAAGCCACGAGCGTCGAAGGCGACGGGCGCCCGTGGCGTTACGCCGTGGGCACGGGCGGTGTCGCCCAGCTGCTGCGCCCGCAACTGGTGTACCGGTGGCCGGGTGAACACGGCGTGCTTGATCTTCCGCTCACCCCGATCGCGAGGGAAGCGCTCGCGTCGTTCGCCGACCCGGTCGGGGTCGTGATGAGCGTGTCGGAGGCGTCGGCGTTGCACTCCCGGCCGACGTCGTCGTTCGCGAACGTCCTGGACCGGCTCGCCAGACACGGGCTGCTTCGGGGCGAGTTCGGCGACGTGCTGACCCCAAACGGGGGGCCGCGTCGCCATGACTACACCATCACCGACAAGGGGCTGGAATGGCTCGCCGTCCACGCCGCGTAGACGCGAACTGGCTGCTGATGCGGCTACTCGAACACCACCTTGAGCATCCGGGCGAGCCTGTGCCTGAGACGTTGATGGACGAGGTGTACGCGTACCTCGAATCGGTGGAGCCCGACTACATGGCGGGGGTGCGCGACGACCTGCTCGCGGCTGGTCTTCTCTCGTGCGACCGAGTGCGGGCGTTCGGGTTGGGGCCGTCGTGAGGATCCTGCTCGCCGGCGACACGCACGGCAACATCAAGCATGTGCGGTACCTGATCCGGATGGCTGCTCAACGCGGCATCTCGATCGTGTTCGTCGTCGGGGACTTTGGCGCGTGGGAGCACGCCGCGAAGGGCGTCAGATTCTTCGACGACGTCGACGGGGCCGCGAAGGCGGCCGGGGTCACCGTGTTTTTCTTGGACGGCAACCACGACAAGACGTCGTTGGTGCTGGAGAAGTACGGCGACTGCGTCGACAGTGAGGGGTTCCTGATCTGTCGCCCCAACCTTCGGTATGCGCCTCGTGGTCACCGGTGGACGTGGGGCAGCAAGCGGTTCCTCGCGTTCGGTGGCGCCTATTCGGTGGACAAGTTCATGCGCCTGGACGAGGAACACCAGGCGCACAAGCTCGCGCTCGAACTGCGCAACTCAGGGCTGCGCTACGTCAACGTCGACGCGTCCGGGACGTTGTGGTTCCCGGAGGAGGAGGCGAGCGACGAGGAGTTCGAGCGGGTGCTGCGCGACCGGACCCGAGTCGACGTGCTCTTGACGCACGACAAGCCGGACGGGTCGACGCCGCCCGGGTGGACGTATAAGCAGCCGGTGGAGTGCTACCGCAACCAGGTTCGGATTCAGCAGATCGCCGACCTGGTGACGCCCACGCTGCTCGTTCACGGGCATCTGCACTACCCATACGAGCAGGACGTGCGGCTTGCCCCGTCTGGCGCGACGATGCGGGTGATCGGGTTGGACTGCGATCAGCCGATGTTCCACCCGGATTACGACCCGATGGATTCGTGGGTGGTGTTGGATCTCGACTTGTTCGACGTGTCGGCGTCGTACCCCGAAGCGAGTGTGGGCGGGCCGCGTCGGTTGTGGTCGGGCCTGTCGTCGGCGATCGGTGGTCCGTACGGCGTGGCCCACCTCGCCGCATGAGTATGACTATAGGATGATTCACATGAAACAGTGCCACCCGCCTTAGGGGCCGAGCCGGAAACACCGGCCGCCCCGAAAGGGCCAACCATGGCACGCAGCGTCAACCACACCCCATACAACCACTGGAACGTCCGCACCACCCGCATCCGCCCCGCTTACTGGTGGCGGCGCGGCGAGAACATCAACAGCGACGGGCTCGCTGAAGACGAACGGATCATCTCGAACGTCATCTACGACCTCCGCTACTACGCCGGCTGCAAACGCGTCCCCCAGCTCCTCGCCCACCGCACCCCCGACTGGGGCGGCTGGCCCTACACCTGGGGACACGGAGGACTACGCGGCTGGCGCTCATGGTCCAACCAATTCGAAGGCGGCCTACGCACAGCAGCCCGCCAATACACCCGCGACGCCGCCAAACTCCACCGCGCCGGCGAAGACCTCGACGAACTACTCGAACCCGAAGGCCGCCACCGACACCAAGCACTCTGGGATCGCTGGTAAAGTACGACGAATAGGCGTGCCGACCGGAAGGGAGCTGACCATCACCGAGCACCGCCACTCCCCCACCCGCATGTGCCCGCACCGTTGGTGTGCTTACGCGCACCTCTTCATGGCTGTCGCGGCGACCTTGGGCCTGATCCAGCATATATTCGCGGCTCCGCTCGCAATACTGGCTTGCTTCGCCGCGCTCGCTGTCGTCTACACGGGGGCTCGTGCTGCGCGAGGGGGCCGTGATCCCCTTGACTTCGTCGACAAGGCCGTACGGGCTCCCCGTCGTAGCGGCATGCTCGTGGTGCGTCCGGGCTGGGCCCGCGCCGCCATCACGTTGGACATCCTCTACGCGGCCTTCGTTGTCCTGTCCGTCACGGCCCAGTTTCTCTACCCCATCCACACCCTCGCCGTCCCGTCGCCCAATCGGCTGGTGGCTGGCGTGATCGGAAGTATCGGCACTATGGGCCTGTGGGTTTTCGCCCATTACATGGCAACCCGGCCCGTGTCCCCCAAGCGCGTTGCCGTGCCCGTGGGTGCGAACTAGCGGGAAAACGAAAAAGGCGCCGCCCCGACCCCCGTGGGGGTGGGACGGCGCCTTAGCCATTAACGGACGGAACCGGATCGTATTTGCCTTCTTTAACGTCGCGGACGAACTGGGCGAACGTGGCGGGGTTAAACCACAGCGCACCCGAGCCGCCCTGTTTCGTGTCGAGCAAAGCGACACCGTCGGAGAACATGGCGACCTCGACGGCTTCGTCGGGAGTGCCACTGCGCCGCGTGACAATAGTATCCATGTGCTTATTGTAAACACATGTGGATCACTCGCACCACCCAGCAAAACAATGCATTGCCGTTCTACTCAACATCGCGCTGTATTATCAGATGATTTATCTACGTGTTTGCATGAACAAACGGTCCACGCTATCGTCTTTCTAGCCCACAGCTCTGGTGGGCAGCACCTGGCGCGGCCTGGCCAGGCAACGCCCGGCCCGGCTAGGTTAGGCACGGCTAGGCTCGGCTTGGCAGAACAAGGTCCGGCTTAGCGTGGCTTGGCAAGGCGGGGCAACACTAATCCCGACGAATGGCTCACCCATGCACACATTCCAAACGCAGAAATTCACGCTCCACATTGAAGGCACGCGCCAGCTCCTGATGCACAATGGCCGACTCGCCAACCCCCTCGACCCGGCCGCGAAGGCGCTTAAAGCCCGCACGTCAAAGCGGTCGAAGACTGAGGAAAACTACGAGGAGATCGCCTACCTTGAGTTCTTAGGCTCGCTCTACACTGACCCGGACGCTGGCCCATACCTGCCGGGGGAAAACATATGGCGCTCGCTCTACGACGGCGCGAAGAAACACAAGCTAGGCGAGAAGGTCAAGGCGGGCCTTCTGATCAACACCGTCGTCAACCCGATTTCGTACCCTGGGTCGCGCGACCCTGAAAAGCTCTGGGAAAACGAGAACTTCCGGTTCGTCAAGGTGGTGAAAGTCAACAGCGCACGGACCGTTCGATGCCGCGCCCGCTTCTCGCAGTGGGCGACCGACGTCGAGGGCCAGTTCGATCCGTCCGTCCTTGACAAGCACGAAATCGAGCGCATCGCCGACACTGCTGGCGCTTACGTGGGACTGGGCGACTGGCGCCCACAGAATGGCACCTACGTGGCGGAAATCGAGTACCGGTGATGTCCCCGTTCCAAGCCACCGGGGAGCTGGCGCGTTGGCGCATCATCTATGACCTTCTGCGAGAGACTCCTGTCAACGAGGTGCTGAGTTACGAGGCGCTCGGGGATGCTCTGGGCGTGGACCCAATTCGGGACCGGCCCACGATCCAAGGGCCGATGCGCCGGGCCAAACGGGAGTTGTTACAACAGGACCACCACGCGATAGAGGTTGTACGTGACAAGGGATACCGCGTCGTCGACGCGGTAGGTCACCTACGGCTCGCCCGCAAGCAACAAGGCCGCGCCGCCCTTGCAGTTCGCGAAGGACACGAAGTCGCTACCCGGGTCGACCTAACGGGGGCCGACCCGGGAGTGCGTAACCTACTGGAAGTAGTGGCTGCCGCATTCCAGCGTCAGGCTGACGCCATTCGCAGCCTGGACGTCCGCCAGCGAAACCTCGAAACGGCAGTCACCGCGATCCGAGGCGAAAACGAGCGCACAGCCGAAGAACGCACCGAGATCCTGGCCCGGCTCGAACGCCTTGAAACACGCTTTGATCAGAGGGTCTGAACATGGCCACGCACGTTAGTACAATGTGAGTGCACTAGATCGCGACGTGGCGGGGCCCGCCCCAGCGTGGCAGGACTGGGCTCGGCAGAGCGCGGCGCGGCTTGGCGGGGCATGGCCGGGCACGGCTTGGCAGGGGTGCCGGGGCTACGGCCCCGGCACGGTAACCAGCCCACTTACAGCGTGCTCAGTAGCCCGGGTTCTGCAGCGCGAGCTTCACCCGCAAATCCGCGATATCACGCTCCAACGTCGCGATACGCGACACCTGCTCCTGCTCCCGACGCTCAGCCGCCTCCGCCCGCACCTGCAACTCCCGGTTCGTCGCATCCACCTGGTACAGCCGCGACTGGAGTTCGACGATCTGCTGCTGCTGCGCCTCAGCCGTCCCTTTCGCCTCCGCCAGGGCGACACGCAGCCGCGCCTCCGACTCGGTGAGTTCCGCCAACCTGTCATTCTTAAGGCGTAAAGCCGTCTGCGCTTCCTCGATCGCCGCGTTACCCACCAAAAAAGGCTGCTGAGCAGCGTCCTGAATCCGTTTACGCCAACCCCTATACACACTCATCGTGGCGCTCACAACCGCAAGGATCAGCGCCGCATAGGCGCTCAACTCTGTGGCGTTCATCCCAGGTCCGTCCGATCCCGGCCGGCCTGCGCGAACGTGTGCCCGATCATCGCAGCCCGGGTCGCCGACGCAGCAGCGAGCGCCGTATACACCGCACCCGGGACCGTGCCGACCGACCCGAGCGAATACACCACGATCGCCGTCGCCGCGAACACACCCGCGATCAGGAACTGGCCGCCCTGCTCCACCCGGCGCCCCAGAACCCGGCGCACATCATCAAGCGTCGACCCGGCCACCACCAGCCCGAACAGGGTCAACGCGCCACCAGCAGCGAGCACCAGGTCGGTCGCGACCAAACCCCAATGCGGCAGGACCCGGGCCACCGCACCCGAGCCACTGCCTGCGCGCAACGCCCACAGCGCGCTCAAACACGCGAGCGCGAACGCGACCTCGTACGGTTGTTGCCGAAAGATGTGTCCAAGCCCTTGCAGGCGACGACCACGCACACGTTTCCTCCCACGTGTCGGCTAAGGGATCTGCACGGCAGCGTTTGTGATGCGGCCAACGAGCCCGTCGGCGACCAGGCCCCGCACCGCCTGGAAACGGTCGACTTCTGCAAGCGTCACGGGTCCGAACACGCCGTCAACGACGAGCCCGGCGCTGATCGTCCGGTTCAGCTCCGCCTGCAACCACGACACAGCCGACCCGGTCGCGCCCTGCTGTAGGGGTGGCCGGGTCGGGTCGTACCAGGCGGTGACCCGGCGCACGGTTTGCGGGCCGGCGATCCCGTCCACGGTGATCCCGGCTGCGTGTTGAAACACCCTGACGGCTGCGTCAGTTTTCGGGCCCAGCACGTCGTCGACGACGAGCACCGGAGAAAACGGCCACCGGTTGAGCTGCGCCTGCACCGTCGCGACGGTTGCCGCCCACCCGGGGGGCACGTCGGAGACGACCGGGGGCGCTGGTGGCGGTAGGGTCAGGAACCGCGCCGACGCTGACGCGGCGTTCGCGTCGACGAGCTGCCCGCCCACCTTGGCGGCGTCGGTGAACTGTAGAATCGCCGGCGTCTTGTTCCCGTACGCCGCCCACCCCTTGTAGTCGTCGCCCGGGTACAGGTCGAAGGCGTACCCCGATTGGGTGCTCGGGTAGTCGCTGGCGATGAGGTTACGCACCGGCCACGTCGTCATATCGGGTGACCCGATCTGCGCCCAGTACCAGCGAGGCAGATACACGTCGACGACGTAGCCGAGCACCGTGAACGCGTCGATCACCGCGAGCACCCCGGCGCCGGTCGTGGGCGCGCCCTGCTCCACGTCGAGCATCACTGCCGGCACCGGCCCGGCAACGCTCCGGAAGAACCGTGCCTGCGCCCCCGGGTCCTCGGTGGTGACGTAGTGGTACGGGATGAAGATCAGGCCGCCTGGGCCGGCCGCCCACCCCGCGAAGTACGGGTCAACGTAGCTCGTGCCCTGAGTCGCTTTCACATACGCGAAAGTGAACCCCTCGCTATGGACCTCGCTGAGCACCTCCCCCGCCTCGTACGACGCGATATCGATCCCAAAGGTGACGGTCACGGCGTACCTCCCGGCTGGTCGAGCTTCGCGTGCAACGCCGCGATCTGGTCGGAGATCACTGCCATGCGTTCGTCGTGTGCAGCAGCGTGCGTGGCCAGCCGCTCCTCCACGTGCTGCCGTGTCGCCGCGTGCTCGCGTTCCTGGTGCGCCGCCACCCGGTCGTGATGGGTGTCGAGCACGCGCCCAACCCACACACTGAGCGGCATCGCGAGCGCGACTATCGCAGAGGTCTGAAACCAGGCTGCCGCCAGATTCGGCCACACGGCCAGCCACCAGTTGACCAGCACCCCGAGCGACGCCGCGAAATTCGCGCCGAGCAACGCGACACGCAACCACCGGGGCAGCCGACGCAAAAGATTCACGTGGCGGCCGGATCGGGTAGGAACTCGTAGTCGTCGCGGGCGTACCGGTCGAGCAGCCACGCCGGGTACGTAATGGCATGAATTCCGTGATTCGGCCCGCGATGATGCTTGTCGCATATGATCATGAGGCCGCCCTCCGACTCTGCGAAATTCAGGAAATCCTCGTCGGAATGGATCCCTGCTAATGGAAAGTCCTTGGCGACCTTCTGCCAGTCGATCTCCGAAAGGCCAGCGAACTCGGCGACTGCGTGATGCGCTTCGAGTTGCGTCGCCCCGTGGCAGCGATGGGCTGGCGACAGCCCGGCTTTGATCTGCGCCAGCGTCGCCCCACCGATCCAGCACGGCACACCGAGCACGTGGATGAGGTGGTGTTGGGCGTGACGGAAGACGCCATAGTGCGGATCCGTTTCACGGGGGGCATGTGGCGGATAGGCGACCGCCTCATGAAGAGTGCGGCGCTCGATATGGACAGCGTCAGTCACCACGTCACCCCCCGTATGAGTTGTCACAAAACGCGGTGATCTCGGCGTCTCGGTGTTATCGTGCGAATGAATCGAAGGGAAGGAGCAGCCATGCGAAAGTGCCTCGCCGCACACCGGGTGTTCCTCGCCCTGTGGGGCACGTTGCTCGCCAGCGCGACAACGTCGGCTGCCGTGTTCGGCGCGGCGTGCCTCCCCCTTGTCGCGCTCGCCCTGATCATGCCGCCTCTCGTCGGCTGGTCCTCAAGCCGTCCCGTCCCCGAGCCATACGACTGGCCCGTGTGGTCGTACTGGCTCTACGAAGCAGTGCGCGCTCGTATCGGAATACGCCGAGACCCGTGGACGCGGTGACAGCAGGAGCCGTCACAACGAAACGAAGAAAATTTCCATGAAATTGTTGTCCGACGGGTCGGCGATTGTGGTGAAACCACTGCTGGCGGCCTGTGTCTGCGCGGCGAGCTGATCGCCCACGTTGCACCGAACGAGCCCCGAAATGGATACGCCGGTCGATGCGGTCGTGGCCGACGCGTTCGGGCCGTTCAGCGCGTTCGTGCCGGTTTTCACCAGGTCCGGGGATGGTGCCGCGCTTGGCGTGCCACTCCATTTGAATTGAATCGTTACGTGGTAGAGCCCCGCGACCGGCACGACCCAGTAGTGGTTGCTGGAATTCCAGCCACCGTAGGAGTCCTCGCTGATCGTGGAATAAGGGATGTTCGTGCTCACGGAGATTGCGGTCGCCGACAGGATCGAACCCCGGAAACGTGGCGGATTGAGTACAAAATTCACCTGCGCAAGCAGCAGTGCCTCGAACGTTGTCGCCACACGCCTCCTACGCGAGTCGGGTGACGCCGGTCGCAGGCCAGATCGCCGACCCCGGCCACGTGCCGGCATACGTGACCTGCGACACCGTCGCGTTCGGGGCGCCACCGGACGTCTCATACGCCCACGCGTTGTCGACGTAGAAGACGTTGCCGACCGGGGGCGTGCCGGACTGGCGCGGATTGATCGAGAGCTGATACGCGCCGCTTGGCGCGGTGAACGTGTTACTCACCAGCGTCCACGTGTTCGCCGGGATGCTCACCAGGTTGTCCGACTCGGAAATGAACGTCCCGCCAGCGTTGTACCAAAACAACGTCGCCGAGAAGTTGCTGGTGATCGTGTTGACGGCGTACACCCACATCGTCACCGTGTACGACACCCCGGGCACACACGGCAGGTTCTCCGACTGGAAAAACACATTCGCGCTCGTGCCGTTCGGCGTCATCCGCGCTGACCACGTGCCCTCATACGCCTGCGTGTTGCTGCGCACCAGCGTCCCGGTGCCCGTCGTCCACGGCGAGATCGTCGTCTCGAACCCGGTGTTGCTGTTCAGGGCCGTGGGGTTCACCGTCGACTCGCAGATCCCGATCAGCCTCTGGTCCGGTGTGGTGGCCCGCACCAGGGTCGTGATCCGCGCCCCGTTGTCCTGCCACGTGTGCCACACCACGTTGTTGCCCGTCGCGCCGTTCGCGTTAGCGGTGCCGTTGCTGTTGTCGTAGATCCCGATCGGGATCGCGGTTCCGGCCGTCGGATTCGCCGTCCACGTCCAGGTGTTCTTCGGGCTGGTCCTCAGCGTCGGATTCCCAGGCAGCGCGTCCAGGTCAACGCTGGTGCGTAGGTAGTCGGCTGTGCTGCCGTTCGGCTGCTGCAACAGGATGTGGTACGTCGCGCTATTGGTGAGGCCCGTCGCCGGCAGGGGCACCGAGATCCGGGGCGTCAGGTAGATCGGCACAGTGAGGTACGTGGACCCGTACAGGGTGTAGAACTGCCACTGCCCCGACGTCACCGGCACCAGCACGGAGAACAAGCCACCCCCGAACGGGGCGGGCTCGGTGAACACCTGCCACGCGATGTCGGGGCCGTTCCCGGACACGCCCAGCGTCATGAGGTGGGTCGTGCCGATCTGCGCGACGATGCCGTAGCTGTCCGCGTTGAGCGCGGGGATGCCGGTCCAGCCGTACGAGGGGAGTGACGGGCCGTTCTGCCACGAGCCGAGCGACCCGTCCGAGTTGATCGGGGCGTAGTACACGTTCGTTTGAGTACCGGCGCCAGCGTTACCGATCGCGAACAAGAACGCGTTGATCGCCGTCGCGTACAGGAACGTGGCCGCCTGCGGCAGGGACGGGCCGGTGTTCCACGCGGTGATCTGCCCGTTCTGCAGTTGCCCGTAGTAGACCGCGTTCCCGGCGCTGCCGCCACCGACCGTGTAGACGTACCCATTCCACGCCGCCATGACGTGCCATTGAAGGGCCTGAGGCAGTGCTGCCTGCGCTGACCAGGCTGAGATCGAACCCGACGAGGCATCGAACTGTGCGGTGTATGTGGCCGTTGTGGGTGAGCCATTGAACGTCGTCGCCCCACCGGTCATGACGACGTAGAGGTTCCCGTCGGGCGCCTCCGTACTAACGACCAGACCGCAGGAGCCGTCGTTCGGGGTGACGAGCGAGGGCTGTGGGATGCCCGCCCCGACGTTGCCAGCCGTGTCGCAGGGGATAGTGAATACGCCACTGACGGCAGTGTTTGCGTTGATGACGCCACCGACAAAGATCAGGTAGTTACCGTAAGCCGTGTTCATCGCACCGGACGACGGTCCACCCGACGTAGCTGCCGGGGGGGCGTATCCCTTCTTCGTGCTCGTGCCCTGGTGTAGGGCGTTGAACTGGGCGACGGCCAGCGCATTGTTCGTGTACTGCGTCGAAGGTGGCTGGACGCTGGGCCCGGTGATGCCGTTTACGGCTGCGAGCTGGTTGATCCACGTCGCGGGTACCCGTGTGCGGGTGATGACGGCGCCCGGGTTGCCGGAGTTGTCGTTGCACAGGGACACCACCAGGTCGGCTCCGTTGCCGACCGGCAGGACAGGGATGGTCACCCGGCCGATGGCGGTTCCGGACATGGTGAACGGCTGGTCGATGTCGAGGGTGTCGAACGCGAGCGCCCAGTCGGTGCCGCCTTGTCCGGTGGGGGTGACGATCTGGTTGCCCTGGTAGACCGGGCTGTCGCTGTGTGTGCCGAGCAGCTGGTTGATGTCGGCTGCGCGGGCGGTGGCGTCGGCCTGGCCCAGGATCCCGTCGTGGCGCGCCGCCCACTGGGGGGTGCTCGTGGTGGCCACCGGCTCTCCTTACGCGATCGAGGTCGGCAGCCCGTTGGTGTAGGTGAAGCTGCGCACACTGGACACGTAGTCGTTGGCGGCCTGCGCGACGGTGTACTCGCTGATCTTCGACGGGGTGGACTGGGCGTTGTACGCGAGGGTGGTCCACCTTGCGGCCGAGTCTTCCCAGGTGTGCACCATGGGGGTGACGATCGTCGAGTCCCACACCTGGAACAGCAACCCGTACGCCTGCGCCGACCAGGTGCTGCCGTTCGCCGACGTCGACGCCCCGGTGGCCTGGTTCGATTTGCTCCACGCGTAGAAGTTGGACACGTCGCCGGCCGCGTGCGCAACGATCCAGTACACGGTGCCCGACGTGATCGACGCGCCCGGCAGGGGAATCGACACGGTCGCGGCGCTGGCGGGCACGAACCCGTTGGGGACCGCGACCGGGCCGGCCAGGATCGTCCCGGACGGCGCCCCAGAGTTGTCTGACTGCAAAGACAACGACCACGGCGCCGGCGTCCCAGTCACCGCGAGGGTGAGCACGACCCGCCCGGACGTGTATGTGCCGCCAGAGGTGAACTTCTGCGCGATGTACAGACTGTTGGAGTCCACGGCGCCGGAGCCGGCTGTGGCCTGATGATCCTGCTCGGCGCCCGTGTACACAGCCGTGAACGCGTGGGTGGTCAGGAACTGGTTGATCTGCGCTGCCAACGGGGCGGAGCCGCTCGACGCGGCGACCCAGTTCACCATCGCGCCCCCCGCCCGTCTACGTGGTGAACCACTGCGCGGCCGACGGGGTCAGGCGCAGCAGCCCGTAGTTCGACGTGATCGTTTTCGTGGACGCGCCGTCGATGGTCTGCGAGTTCTGGGTCGCGACCGTGATCGTGTTGCTGCCGGCTGTGCCCGCCTCGTCTTTGATCACGACCAGGGCGCCGGGGGGGACGGTGGTCGCGTCGGCGAGGGTGAGGGTGCGCGCAGCCGTGAGCGCGACGTAGGCGACGTACCGGGCGGTGCGGTCCAGGGTGGTCGCCGCGTCGTACACCTCCCACCGGTCACGCGCCTGCAAGTTGAACGTGTTTCCACCCGTTAATACTTCGGGGATACCCCACACGATGTTGTTCTTGTCGATGCAGAGCCCTGATCCGTTGTTGATGCCGCGTACCTGCTGCGCGTTACTCCTGTTGATGATCAACGTGCAGGCGGAGATCAACCCGGCCGGCCCGGACAGGGTGACCGTCGTGGAGTTGGTGAAGCTCGCGATCGTGCCGACGAACAGCACACTCGGGGTGAGCGACTGCGACAACAGCACGATGAGCTTGCCCGCATCCGACGAGGTGAACCCTGCCGTCGCACTGGTCAGGACGCTGCTGGCGGCGTTCGTCGTCGACCCGTCGGTGTAGCTCGCCACGCCGCGCCCGATCCAGAACGTGACCCCGGTTTCGGTGGCCTGCGCGGCTGACGCGAGCACGATCGTGGTGGAGTTCGTGACCGAAGCGACCGTCGTCGCGGTCGTCACACCACCGGAGCCCTGATCCATCAGCACGATCGGCAGGCCGACGTCGGAGTTGGTGAACGACGCGGTCGCGGACGTCATGGTCGTCGAGTTGAACGTGATCGACGCGTCGTTGAACAGCACGAACTGGTCGTTGCTGAACAGGTTGCCTTGCGCGTACGCGATGTTCCCGGAGCCGGCGTTGGCGTACAGGCCACTGTCGGCGTTCCCGGTGATCGTGTTGTTCAGCACCCAGTCGATCTTGTTGGGGATGCCGGTGGGCGGCGACGACAGGTTGACACCCATCCCGGTGCCACCGCTCCCGTTCGCGGTGATCGTGTTGCCCTCGATCCGCGTCGGAGCGTTCGCGAACACACCATGCGACTTGCCGTACGCGATCAGGTTGCCCCGGATGATCGTGCCGATCACGTCCGCGCTGTTACCGACATTGATACCAAGTGATGTGGACCGGGTGATGCGGTTGTTCAGGATTTGGGTGAGCGATGATTTGCTGCCCATGCTGACGCCGTAGTCGCAGTTGTCGATGGTGTTGCCGATGATCGCCGTGTTGGACGCGCCGAACACATTCACCCCGGGTGAGGTGTGCGTCGGGAAGTCGGCAGCATGACATCCGGTGATTGAATTGTTCGCGATGATCGTGTTCGACGCCCACACCTGGTTGCCGCCCGCGCCCCCGGTGATGTTCGTTTCCACTGTGGAGAGGGCCTCGACGCCGTAGAACTGGCACTGGTCGATCAGGTTGCCCATGACCTCGCAGTTACTCGACCCGTTGATTTGCACGCCGCCACTGTCGGCGTAGGACGGGCCCGCGAGGCGGATGTTGTTGCTGGTCACGAGGATGTGGTCGCTGTACACGGCAGACACACCGTTGTATGTCGTGTCGCTGATTTCGTTGTTCGCGACCGTCGCGTACTGGACGCCCTGATGGCAGTAGACGCCGTTGTCCCAGGTTAATTTAACCCTGTTGTTCGTCACCAGGACGTCCGTGCAACCGTTCACCGACGCGGCGTCAGCCAGGATCCCGGCTGAGATCGAGTTCTGGATCAGGCAGTTGCGCACCGTGACGTTCGACGCGCCGGTGATCCGGATCGGCATGCGCTGCTTGAGATACGTCGTCGGGTCGATGCCACCGGCGTAGGTGGAGGGCAGGTAGTCTTTCGGCGAGTTGATACCGTAGGTGGATATCACCGTGTCGAACAGGGTGCCCTGCGTGTTCGTGATCGACGTGCCGTTGCTGTGCGTCGCCGTCGTCGTGGAGTTGAAGCCGCGCCTTACCGTCCACGACGTGGTGCCCTGCCCCCCGGTGCAGATGACCTCTTCGGAATTGACCTGGAACACGAACGGGATACCGGCATACGCGCTGGTCGCGGTCGCGGCAGCCGCGTTGACCGTCCACGTCTCAGTGGTTCCCTGCGTCGGGGCGGTGACGATCGCGGCGCCCAGCGCGCTGGACCCGAACGTCGTGCTCGCGACGACCTGACCCCCGTCTTTCGCGATCGACGCGAAGTTCCCATCGACACAGAGTTCTTCGATCAACACATTGCTGCCCCCGTTGACCCACAACCCGATCGTTGTGCCACTCGCGTTGAGCGCGGAGGTCGCGAGCTTGATCACCGAGGACCAGCCGGCGCCCCGGATACTGATACCGCTCCCGGTGATCGTGGGAATCCCGGACACCAGGTACGTGCCGACCGGGAAAAAGACGGTGCCGCCACCCGCGCTCTGCACAGCGTTGATCGCGCCCTGCACACCCGCCAGATCGTCGCTGGTGCCGTTGCCGCTCGCCCCATAGTCCTGAGGCGTGACGTACCCGACCAGGAACCCCATCGTTACGCCACCCCCGTCAAAACACCCTGCGTGTAGGTGAACGTGCGCGTGGCAGACGCCAACGGTGCGGCCGGGTTCTGGGCGACGCAGTACTCCGTCAACGTCGCGATACGCCCGAAACTGTCATAGGTGAAGCTCACCCACCGGGCGCCGGCGTCGTCGTAGAGCAACTGCAGCTGACTGCCCGGGGTGTCGTCGAACACCTGGTACATCAACCCGAACGTCTGCGCCGACCAAGTGACACCGTCCGGGGACGCGGACGCCCCGGATGTCTGGTTCGACTGCTGCCAGGTGTAGTAGTGGCCGCCCGCACCGGCCGGGGCCGTCACGATCTGGTACGTCGTCGACGGCGTCAACCCCGAGGCGACCAGGGGAACACGCACCCAGAACGGTGCGGTGTAGACGTACTGCTCGGCCAGCGTGGTCGAGGCCAGGGCCGTCCCGGTGGGTGCGCCGTTCGGGTACAGCGACACCGCGAGAGTCCCGATCAGGGGGGTGAGCGGCGAACCGCCCACCGTGCTTAGCTGCAGCCACACCTGCCCGAGCGTGGTCTGACCGGAACCGGTGGTGAAGCTCTGCGCCAGGTACATCCCGGCAGAGGACTGGTACGCGCCAGAGCCGGTGGTTTGCGCCGCTCGCTGGGTGCCGGCGTACGTCCACGTCGAGGAGTGGGTGCCAAGGAACTGGTTGATCTGCCCGGCGTTCGCGGCGTTCCCGGCTGAGGCCGCCAACCAGCTCGCCGTCGCCATGCCGCTCCTTCTAGGGGCCGAACTGGAAAGAGACCTGCAAGATCAGCGAGTCGGCGGTGGGCACCGTGATCGTCGGCGAGAAGCTCCAGTGGTCCAGCATCGACCCGGAGTTGATCGCAGAGGTCGCATTCGCGAACACACCCGCTTCGGCGACCGTCCAGGTCACCGTCGGGGACGCGAAATAAAACAGCCACGTGGTCTGCGCCGGGACGGTAGCCGACGCCGGCGACGACGCGCCCGCGCCCACGACCTGCCGCCCCAGTTCCGCCTGAAGCGCCGTGTCGGATTTCAGCACGGTTCCGGTTCCGGATCCGACCGCCCCGTACAGGGGGGTCAGGTAGGTGGGGCTGGTCACGCCCAGGTTCGTGGCCTGGTCCTGGATCCCCGACCACACCAACGCTGACGTAATCGCCGTGTATCCGGTGGTGCACACCACGTTGTCGCCCTCGCGCTGCTCACGCACCGACCCGTCCGGGCGCACCACCGTCAGTTTCAGCCGACCGCGCAGGCCCACACGGTCCCCGGCGTTCAACTCCACGCGACCGACCCCCACAGCGCCGTGTCCCACACGCTCATCGCAGCCGTCTGCAACAGGTCCGTAGCGCTGTCGGCGCCGGTCATCGTCTCGTCGGACTCGCCGACGAACCCGACCCCGTCGATCTGCGTGGTGCTGGACGACTGCGTCGACTGCTGGTTGATAGTCCCGAGAACATCAACGAACGTATAAGGACGGAACACACCCGACCCGGCAGCCATCTCGCCCCCTTACACGCGTATGGCAGTGATCTGCGCGGTGCGGTAGCCGCCACCAGTGAACGAGATCGTGTTGGCGACGATGATGAACGTGTCGTTGACGCCCCAGGTGTTGCTGTCGAAATCGCGCAGGAACTGGTTGACGATCGTGCATGTTTGTCCGGCGCGCACGTGCCCCAGGAAGTCTTCCGTTGTTGTAAACGTGTAGCGTTCAGCCGCGAACCCGTACTCGTTGCGTTCCCGAAGCGCCCTCGCCAGAGCCATCGGCACGGTCGTGGCGCTGGTGTCGTTGATGTATTCGGCGAAAACACCCGAGTTCGGGCCTGTGTATGTGGCCTGCGACGCGGTGGACTGGGCTTGCGCGATCACCGGGGTCTGGTAGTTGTACCAGGCTTGCAGGAGCGTGCCTGCCGACGGGGTCGAGGGCGCGACCAGGAACCATTGGCCGTTGGCGTTCTGCTGCGCGGTCCACACGCCGGTGGGGGGAACGGTGCCGGCGACGACCACCGTCACGCTCGTCTTCACGCCGTTCACGTGCAGGATCGGGGCGGAGACCTGCTGGCTGGTCGCGGTGTAGCGCAGCGCCCACGCGCCCTGGTGTCCGTCGGCGCGCCAGGTGTCGGTGGGCGCGTTGTTCGTCGACCCGTAGTACTTGGTCAGGTAGGCGCCCTGTACCAGGATCCTGTTGTGGATGGAGGTGCCGTCGATCTCCCACCCGTTCTGTCCGTCCAGGGCGATGTGGCCCTCGGTGGTGGAGCCGAACGTGGTCGGGGTGGTGGTGAACGTGACACCCGAGGGCAAGGCGGTGGAGGAGTCGAAAAAGTGCAGTGCCCGGTTTTCGTCGACGTACCAGCCGTAGGGTGTTGACGATCCGGCGAGGATCGCGAGGGTGCGCCACGCCTGGCTCAGCGTCGTGTAGTTGAGCACGAAGTTGGCGAGTTGTGGGCCGGTGCGCACGAACCCGCCGGACGCGGTGGACGCGGCCGAGATCCCACAGTTGGCTTGCGCGGTGAGCGAGATGACGATCTGGTCGACGGTCTGCCCGACGAACGTACCATGAACAATCGCATTATCCGCATAAAAGGTGTAATCAGTGCACTGTAACTGCCACTCGTTGCGGTTCGGGCTGCTCACATGCTGTGTCGGGTCGTTGACAACGCCTGCGAAAAGCGTCACGTTCGCCGTGTTGTCGAACAGTTTGATCTGGCTCATCACCGGGATGTAGAAATTCGGCGTCCCGGAAAACTCATCCACGAGTGTCAAACTCGCGGTGTCGCCCTGCCGCCCGAAATTCTGCGAGATCTGCAACTGTCCGTCAGCGCCCGCCCACGCCAGATTGTTGGTGTAGTTCACCGGCGAACCACCCGGCGGGGTGATCGTGAGCGTCAGGCTCGGGGGTGAGATCGGCACCGCTCACCCCCGTGCCTCTATGACCTGATGCGTACACCACCGGCAGGCAGCAGCTGCGTCGCGAGCCGATTGCCGATCTTCTGCGTGAGCATGTCCATGTCCCGGTCCGACATGATCCGCGACTCGCGCAGATCGTTCGTGATCACGATCTGTGGCTGCGTCGACGCCGACGTGGGCGCCGACCCGAACCCGGACAGCGCGCCGGAGGTGCGCAGCACCGGGTTGACCGACGCGGTCACGGTGGAGGTGACCTGGCCCAGTTTCGCCTGCAGCGCGGGCATTTGCGCCTGCAACCCGTCCATCAACCCCTTCATGATCGCCTGGCCGTGTGGGACCAGCAGCTTCATGTCGACCTCGATCGGGCCCTTGTGCTTCGCAATCCAGTCGCCGAACCCGCCGAAAAACGATGTCACGTCGTTCCACACGGACTTCGCGCCATCGACGAAACCATTCAGGATCGCCTTGCCGGCGTCGATCAGCCAGTTGTAGGCGTCGGCGAAAAAGTTCTTAATCGTGTTGTAGACGTCGGTGATCGCGCTCGTAATACCGCCGAGGGCGGCCTTCGTGCCGGAGACGAACCCGTTCCACACATTGCTGACCGCGCTCGACGCGGTGTCCTCGATATCGTGCCAGATGTTGACGAAGAAATCCTTGATGTTGTTCCACAGGTCCGTGAAGATCTTCTTCACGTCGTTCCAGAGTTTGCCCCACTGGCCGGTCACGAGGTCCGCGAACAACTTCAGGACGTCTTTAATGTAGTCCAGGGCCGTGTTGATAACGACCTTGATGATGTCCCACACGGCCCGGAAAATCCCCACGACGATATCCCACGCGGCTTTCAACACGCCGATGATCACATCGAGGGTGCCCTTGATGAGGCCGTAGATGAGATCCCACGCTGTTTTCAGGATCCCCTTGATCAGGTCCCACTGGACTTTCACGGCGCTTGAGATAAGCTCCCACGCGACTTTCAGGATCTGCACGATGATGTCGACTTGGACCTTGATCATCGTGTAGATGCCCTGCCAGATCAGTTTCGTGAAATCCGAGATCGCTTTCCAGTGCGCCGAGATAAGGTGGACGAGTTTCCCGCCGGTTCCGTTCCAGATTTCGGTGAGCGAACCCCAGATCGACTCCAGGTCGGAAACGATGTGGTCCCATTCCTTTTTAATCGGCTCGGCGATCTTCTCGAACTGGTCCTTGATCCACGTGACCGCTTTACCGCCCGTGTCGTCCCATATCCTCTTGATATCGCCCCAGACGCGCTTGAGCGTCTCGACCGACTCATTCCACGCCTGGACAAAATAATGGGCGGCGATCTTCGCGACCTTGACGATCCAGCCCCAGAACTCCTCAAGCCATTTCTTCACCGTCGACCAGTGAGTGATGATCAGATACGCGGCGACCGCAATCGCGGCAATGATGAGGATGATTGGGTTGTCCGCGAGGAAATCGAGCGCGACTCCGAGCCCTTCGATGGCGAGCTTGACTTCCTTGAAAATTTTCACGGCGCTGATCAGCATCACCAGCAGCGTGGAGAGCACCCCAACGGCGATCATGATGACGGCCGAGAGCTTCTGGTGATGGCTGATCCACTCCGCGATCGGCTGGATCACCTTCGCGATCCACTCGACGATCTTCGTCACCGCCGGCAGCAACGCCGTACCGATCCGGATCGCCGCGACCTGCACCGTCTCCTTCAGCTGCGACAGCTGCTGGTTGAAGTTTTGCTGAATCAGACTCCAACCGTTGACATCCGTGCCGGTGTTCTGCGCGGCAGCGCCGATCGCCGCAACATTGTTCGCGAACGTTTTGCCGTTATTCGCCGACAGAATGAGAGCCGTGTTGAGCCCGGTCGCCCCGCCCATCATCGTCCCGAGCGCGTTATTGAATGTGATTGCAGCCGGGTTGCCCAATTTGAGTTGCTGGTTGAATCCGTCGGCCTTGTTCGCGAGCGACTCGAACTGCATCATCACATCGCGCTGTCGCGGGGAAAGCTGGTACAGGTCGTCACGGAACTGCTTCGCGGTCAGCGAACCGGTTTGGAACCCGTTCGCCAGAGCCTGCATGGCCGGGGTCATCGACGCGATCATGGTTTTCAGGTCAGCAGCAGCCGACGCGGACGTGTACCAGGTGTTCAGCAGAACCTGGCCACCCTTGGTGTGCGCGGCGATCGCCTGCAACAGGGTATTGAGGGTCCCGGTCAGGCCGTTCTTGCCCAGGTCCATCACCAGCTTGTTGCTGTCAATGCCCATCTGCTGCATCAACTGGATGGCGACGTTGTTAGGCTTCTGCAGGGCCCTGACCGAATTCGAAAGGTCATCGGTGGCGCGCTGCGCTGTCATACCCGACGCCGTCATGGTCGCCAGGGCGCCACCGACCTCGGCGAACTTGAGCCCAGCCGAGTTCGCGATCGGGAGGATCGACGCGAGGCTCCCAGCGAAATCCTGTGTGGTCATCTTGCCGCGCTGCACCGTGGCAATCATCAGGTTCATCGCCTGGACAGGGCCTTTGTCGATCTGGTTGCCGTAGTCCAGCATCACCGTTGTTAATGCGTTGGCAACGGTGCCCAGGTCCGAGTTCTCCGCTTTCGCGCCCTCAGCAGCTGCGCGCAACACCTCCAAGCCCTTCGCGCCGGTGAACCCGGCGCTGCCGATCATGTACATGCCCTTGGTGAGCTGATCGGTGGCGGTACCCGTGGACTGCGCGAGGTTCAGGATGCCGTTGCGCACGGTCGCCAGCAGCGCGCCCGTCTTGTCCATCTCGCCACCTGAGGTGGCCAAGGTGGTTGTCATCGACTGGAAGTTCGCGGCAGCCTTCGTACTCATGTACGCGACGGCGCCGACCCCGATCGCGGTCGTCGCAGCCGCGACCTTGAGCCCCCCGAGCGCGGCAGCGCCCAGCCCGGTCTCCCTCGACGCGGCGCTTTCGGCAGCCGCCATCTCCTGCGACCTGATCGCGACTTCTGTCTGCGCCGCCTGCAACGCGTCGAGCGCCTCGATCTGCACCGTCGTCGCAGCCTTGACCGCTTCGGTCGCGGCAGCGAACGACTCCTCGACGACCTTCGCGGAGAACTGCTCCTCCTCCGTCAGGGCCCTGGTGACACCTGCGAGTTCCTTTTCGGTGTCCATTTGGATGCGCGCCCACTCGACCGCCTGGGCCTGGGCTTCCTGGACCGCTTCGTTCGCGGCCCTCAGCCGCATCTGCGCGTCGGTCTGCAGATTCGTCGCCTCAGTCCAGGCGGCAGTCGACGCCGTGACCTGATCGTCGAGGGCCGCCTGCTCCTCAGCCGTGCGCGCGGAGATGTCCGACGCCTTCTGCAGCGTGTCGCCGAGATTCGTGAACGCCTGCCCGATCTTGCCGATGACACCGGAGGCTTTATCCACCGCTTCCAGCAGCAGCAGGATCGTGATCTCGTCGGTCGCCACCGTCGCCGCCCCCCGCTTCATCGCGTTGTCGGCGCAGATACTCGAATGTCGCCTGAGTGACGTCAGGGTCCGTCGACGAAGAGGAACGGGAGTTCTGTACGTTGGCCTGGATCTCCAAGAACCGCATCACGTCGCGGAACCGGCCCGGGGTCCACAGCGCCCACGCCGCCTCCAACGTGAGCCCGAACCTGGTCCACAGGCTTTCCCGGGTCCAGCACTCGACCGCGATCGGGTGGCTGCTCCTACCCGAGTGGGCTGCTCGTTTCAGCGCCGCCCCGAAACTCCGCCTCCGCCTCAGGGCTGCGCTCAGCCGCATCGTCGTTGATCAGGGCTTCGGCCGCGTCGACGAGCTGGTCGTAGAAACGCGCCGGCAACCGTTCCAGGCTCGCGCGTTTCGCCGCCTCCGGGGCCAGGGGCAGCGCCGCACCACGCTCGTCGGTCAGGTTCCACTCCACGACCGCGTGGGTAAGCAGCTCCATGCGGTACGCGGCCTGGTCGACCGCGATCGACGTGGTCACCCCGGCGTCGGTTTCATCGGCCGGCTCCTCCTCGACCAGGCCCATGCGGGCCTTCGCCGCCCGAACCTTCGCCAGTTGCGCGGCCTGCGCCGCTTTGCCGGGACTCGCGGTCGCCGAGATCCGCATGCGTTTGGCTTCGACCCGGTCTTTCTGCGCGCCGGGCAGGGCCTGCACGGTCGCCCAGTAGTGGCCTTTCGGATGGTCGGCGGGGGTCAGGTCGACCCGGGTCGAGGGCGTCGCGAAATCGTCGAGGAAACCCATTGGCGCTCCAGGTTTTAGAAGGGCAGGTACGCGGAGTCGGTGACCGTCGCGGAGATCGTCTGCAGCGTGGACAGGTTCAGGAACGCCTCATAGGAAAGGCTTGTCATGATGACGCCTTCCATCTTCACGGCGTCGGTCGCGAGCTTCAGGTACACCTTCGGCAGGGTGAACACGATCGTGCCGCCCGAGGAGGGGTGCGCGAGGGTGAACGTGAGGGCGCCGTTGGTGCCGTTGACCATCGCCGTGTAGTAGCCCCACGTCGCGTCGTCGAGACTCGTGAAGACGACGTCGACCTTGCCGGACACGCGCCGGGTGACCGGGGTGAGGAACTGCAGGTTGTGGCTGGAGTTGAACGTATACGTGCTGACGAGCCCGTTTTCGATGTCCATGGAGAAGTCGGTGGCCTGCAGCACGTTCTGCGAGAACAGGCTGACGGTCGCCTCAGCGAATACGAACGGGTTCTCGTTCGTGATCGAGATCGTGGTCGGCGTGACCAGCACCGCGCTGGACTTCGCGACCAGGTCGGCGCTGAACGTCGCCTCCGTGTCACCGTTCTGCGTCGAGATATTGAACTTATTGATACGCGAGCCGGCGAACTGCAGCGACTCGAACCCGCCCAGGTTCTTTTCGACGGTGAACGAGCTAAGCGTGTTGGCCTGCTGGATCGAGTGCGTGTACGGGGCGATCACCCCGATCACGGCGACACCGGTCAGGTGCGCGTAACCCAGCGCGCTGTCGAGCGTGAGCGTGTTGCTCGAAATGTTGGTGATCTTGCGGCATTCGGCAGTCGTTGGCGTGCTGGTGTTGTTCACATCGATCTGGATGACCTGGTTGTTCGAGAACCCGGCTGCCGACGTCACGACGATCGTGGTCGCTCCCGCGCTCACGCCACCGTTCAGCGTCGTCGACCCCGACCCCGACGTGCCCGTCACCCCGTACCCGGCCTGCGCGTCCGGGCCGATCGCGCCCGCGATCAGCGATGCCCCGTTCGTCGGGAACAAAGGCGCGTTCAACGCGCCAGCGATCTTGTATTGCCCATAGAGTGGGAAAGTGTTGAGATCCCTTTGCCCGAACATCACCTTCGGGCTGAACAGGCCCACGTCAAGCTGAAGTTCGTTGCCCGTCATCGGAACGAAACCGCCCGTCGGAGGCGTCACGGGCGTCCCGAACGTGGCCTCCTTCGCAACCCCCGTAGCGGACAACGAGCCATAACGCTCGACAACAGTAGTTGGCACACAGCTCCTTTACATGCATAGCGTTATGGCGTTACGGGGTGCGGATCTGCTCCGCGTCAGGGCGCGGATCCGAGCGGACGGCGAAACTCCCGCCCGCCAGCAGCCCTGGCACCAGGTGCGGGCGCGCCGCCACGACGTCGCCGGCGCGCAACTCCCCGTACGGGTTGATCACGAACGGGTCGCCGGTGTAGTCGAGCAGCACATACGCGTCCGGATCCGGCGCCGTGTCGCTCAGCTCGGTGTCGTTAGGCTCGGCGTCGGGGGCGGGCACGGCGCGCGTCTTGGAAGGCACGTCAAAGCTCCTGTCTGAACATCTCGGCAAGGGAATCGGCCATCTCGGGCACCACCCGGTCCGCGACACGGCGCGAGAACGGGTTTTTCGCCGCTCCCGGGTGGTTCACGCCGAAGTGGCGCCACTGCACGCCGGAGAAGTCCTCCCAGCGCAGCCATTCCTTCGAGGCCGGGATGTAGTGCGCGGGTGTGCCTTCGAGCACGTATTTCGCGTACGGGACATCGGTGTGGAACACCAGGGCGACCCCACCGAACGCGCTGCGCCGCTCCCACTTGATCGAGTCGCGCAGCGCTCCCCCGGTGACCGGCTTGTACCGGCCCTGCACGGGCGCCTCGTGGCGCAGCTCGGCCGCGACGACTGGGCCCCACCGGTCCGCCCACGCGACCATCGCCATGATCGCCTGGAATTTCTGGATCCGGGTGATCGCACCGGAGTCCCCGGTGATGGTGTGGCGCAGCATCGGGTCGGCCACACGCCCCCTAAGCCTGGAGAAGTTCCTCGACCGTGCACGTGATCTTCGCGACGTAGCGCAGGATGCGCTGGTCAGCCGTCGAATGAACGGGGGCGTAATCCCATTCGAGTTTCTCCCCGATCGCGAGGATCGAGGAGCCCGCGCCCGACACCGGGTCGACGACGTTGTACACCGGCATCAACGTGTTACGAAGAACGGCTGTGACCGTGTCGATCATCGCCGGGAACTGGGAGTCCGCGAGGGCGTCGTCCGCGTACCCGTACCACACCAACCACAGATCGATCTTGTGTTCGATCGTCTTGAAGCCGCCCGTCGAATACAGGCCCGGCTGCGCCCGGGGCATCGACTGGCGCCGCTCCTGCGCCACCGACCCCCAGATGTACACGGTGGGCACCATGCCGTCCCCCGGATCCGGGGGCGTGATCTGCGCCGTCAGCACACCCTCACCGAGCGGAAGAGGCGTCTGATCCAACAAGTTCCTCAGGTACTGCTGCATCGACTGCAGGGGCATCTTCGCCCCCTTAGATGACGCGCCGGTACGTGTGCAAGATCCGCTTGCCCGCGTCCTCGAAATCCTTCATGTTCGCACCCTGACCAACCATCGACCCGGGAATCGCCTGCACGCTCGTCGCCGTCGCGCCACGCGCCAACGCCTGCGCCACCGCCAGGTAGATCGTCGCCTGCTGAATCGACCCAGGCAGCGTCGAACACAACACCCCATACGAGTGCGCGTAGTTCAAGGGCGCAGCCAACGACAACACACCCGGCCCCGACGTCGCCGACGCCGCGACACAGGTCACCACCTCCTGCTGCCCCTCGTCGTACAAGGTGCCGGTCGCACCACTACTCATCCCGGCCGGGGGCCCCCACCCCGTACAGTCATCCACAGTGATCAACCTCGCGCCAGCCGTCGCCGGCGCCGTCAACGACGTGTGCGGCCAACCATTGATATACGTGACCTGCACGTCGTATGCGTTACGCCCGAACAACCAGGTCGCATTGCCCGGCGCCAGATACACCGCCTGCCCGCCATCACCGGAACCACCCGGCGACGTCGTCCCATACACCCCGATCACCGGCTGAGCGATACGAAACTGATTCGCCGCCAACGCGGTCCACTGGGGCGGGAACGCGGCAGCCGGCGTGATCTGCCCCCCGAGCACGGAGGTCACCGGCGACCGCGACAACAACAACCACGCCCGACCCGTCCCGTTCTCCAACTGAAACCGGAACGTGCCAGGCCCGGTGAGCTGCTCAGTGTCGATCGTCGCGTGAAGCGGCTGATTCACATACCCAGACGCCACCGACGACGCCCGGTGACAGATGTTCAGCTGCTCCGCGTACTGCTGCTGCGCCGACGGCGCCGTCGTCCCATCCCCACCTATCGTCTTCCAGGACTAAGAAATGCCTGTTGCTGCTGAACGCAGCATTGCGGGAGTCACGTAGGGAGTTCCAGGCCCTGAGACCGGAGTGTCTGTAGGACTGTAGACAGGCATATAGTGGCATCACCTCCTCGGGCCGGGGAGGCGATACGCCTCGCTTTTTCTGTAACGCTCAAATCGGCGCTTACTGACCGTTGCGCTCACACCTCGCGCACACCCACCGGCCGTCCGAAAAACGCACATGCCGGGTACACACACCCGCACCACACGCCTGGCAGTACGCGACGATGTCCGCGCGACGCCCGGCGCGCCCACGCTGAGGACCACCGCACAGCGCACACAGCCCGCCAGGCCGACCCATTACGCCGTCTTCGGTGGGCGACCAGGGCCGCGCTTGACACCCACGCCCTTGAGCAGCTCGTCACGCTCAGCCGGGTCCAACTGCGCGATCAGCTTCGCCAGGTCCGTCTTCGAGACGCTCTCCGGCGACGCCGCCACAGACGAGGCAGGCGCGATCGCGTCCGAAAGAACCGTCGCCGCAAGCCTCTCCCCGATTGCTTTAGCGGCCAAAGCCTGCGCCGCGAGCCCCTGAGCTTTGGAGTCTTCGAGCACCGCGACCTCATCCGGGGTCAGCTTCACCCCTTCGGGTGAACCCGCCCACCCCCACAACTTCAGCAGCCCCGGCTCACACAGGGCGCACGTCACCCCGCGCCCACCACCCGCGACAGGCTCGACCAGGTGACCCTCACCGCAACCGCCCGCGACCGCACTGGTCGCGCGCACATCCGTCGGCGCATACGCCGTCATCTATTCCTCCGTCGTTTCAGCCCCGCACCGGGGGCAGGTTTCCGACCACGCGTTCCACGCGCGTTTACAGGGGCGACACAGCCGGCTTTTCTTCGTCCCGAAACTGAACCGTTCGCCGCCGGCCATCACACCGGCCGACCCGTACCAGGACTTGCCGATCTGCCGGGCGTAGGACTCGGGCACGTCCACCCGGCCCCGACCATCCGCGTCGACCCGAGTCCCGTCCGCGAAATCAAGCCCCATACACCCGTCAGGCAGCGCGATCTTCGACACCAAACCCCCTACGTTTGCAGGACCCCGAGCGTCGCCGTGCCCGACGCGGTGATCGCGTACACGGTGTCGCCCGGGTACAGGGTGATCGGCACGGGAGCCGTCACTGCATGCGTGACCTTCATCCCATTGGTGGACGACACATTCGCGCCGCCCACATACGCATCGACCGTCGCGTCCGCGAGCACCAGCAGCGCACCGACCGGCCCCACCTGGGACGAGGCCGGCGCGCTGCCGATGAGCACGGCAGTGGTCGACACGGAATACTGCTGACTGCCGACCGTCATGGTTTAACCCACCCGGCGAGCGACGACAGACGCCGAATAGATGCTGCTGGCCGTGGCGTTCGCGATCGCCGTCACGTTCACCGTGTCCGCAGCCGACAGGTTCAGCACCACCGTCTGAGTGACAATCGCAGTAGACCCAGTGGTGCCGTTGACAGGGAACGGCACGGGGCTGATCACAGCCGTCGACGTCTGGTTGATCGCGAAATTGTTCGAGTCGGTCGCCGCGACCGTCGTACCGGTCACCGCGAGCGTGATCGTGCACTCCCACTTGCCGGCAGTGCCCGGGGTGACGGTCGCGAGCACCGTCGCGGCAGTCGGCGCAGTGGCCTTACCACCGTTCTGCACCGTGATGATCGAATCCCGATACGCCGACGTGCCCAGGTACGTCGTCGTCCCCGACGTCCCCGTCGACACATAGGAGTTGCCTGACCGGTCGCCGAGAACAACGAGTTCTTCCGTGATACCCGGGCCCGGCTGCGCGTAGCCGCCCGCAACCGGGGTGCCCTGCGCGTTAAAAGCGCTATCTGGCACGAGTGTGCCCCTTCCGCGAGAAGCGGAACGACCCCCGTGGGGGCCGCCCGGCTACGACATGTTGATCTCGGTGAAGCACTGAATATTCGTGACGGCAGCGTTCAGGCTCGCCGCCATGCCCACGATCTGCTGCGCGACGAAGTCACGCACCAGCTCGCGGGCCATCTTGATGGTCGAATCTGGCCAGTAGATCGTCACCACGGCGCCCGAAGCGGACGCGGTCGCGGCAGTACCCGACACAGCTGGGTAAATCACGCCGTTGAAGGCGTTGCTGATGGTGGTCGCGTCGCCGTTGCTGTTCCCGGCAGCGCTGAGAGTGACATAAGTGCGGTACGCGAGCGTGCCGGCAGGTGCGGTCACACAGCTCCCTTACATGGAACGGGCAGCCGCCCACGTGGTGTGGGCGGCTGCCGGAACGGGTTACGACCAGGTGCCGGTCGAGCCGGAACGGTCAGACTTCTGAATGCCCTGAAGGATCCCGCAATATTGCGGGGCGTTCGCCACAAGTGCCCCATACATAAACATGCTGTACCTAAAGGACGCATCCACTACAGGCCACGAAATGGACAAATAGTCCTGGACCGTGACGAACTCCCACACGTTCGCGACGTTGCTCCACGCGAACGGGAGCGTGTAGCTCATCGCGAGCAGGGTGCCCTGAGGCAGCCACGGGTGAACCAACAGCTTGACCATGCTGCGAGTGATCGGGTTCTGGAACTCCGACACGGCTGCCCCGGCCCGGACTCCGGCCACGTCAGCCTGCTCAATGAACAGACGGTAAGCAGTGGTCGTACCAGACTGCACAATGTCGTTGCTCAGGCGCATCAGGTCGCCGCCCTCGCCGATCAGCTCGACCGGGTCGGCACGGAAGCTGCCCACGCCATCCCACAAGCCCTGCAACATCGTGTTGATGTTCGTGATGTGGAGGGTGTCGCCGAGCGCCTGGTTGATGTAACCACCCTGCCAGTTGGCCGGGTACACCTGGTTGGAGCCCTGCGAGTGGCCGGCGACAACCGGGATGATGCCTTCCTGCCGGTTGCCGTTGCCGGTGCCGGTGTCACCCGTCGCCGGGTTGGTGCCGGACGTTGGCAGCGCGCCCTGGAGCGTGAAGTTCAAGCCCCCGACGTTGTCCTGCATCAGGTAGTACGTACCTGCCGATGCACCAGTGGTGACATAAATCCGGTACCACATCGCGCCAGCGACTGGGGAGATCGCGACGTCCACGACCTGGCCGGACGACCAGGCGACGGATGCGCCGGACGCCTGGGTCGCGGTCTCACCGAACCAGTTGAGCGCACTCACCTTGACGAACACGTTGGTGGTAACGCCCGACAATGCGGTCTCGCCGGAGTTCGCTGACCGTGCGGTCAGCGTCGGGTTGCTTGGGGTGCCCAGGTTCGTGGAGGTGGCTGCGAGGTGCGCGGCCTCCTCGCTGAGCATGAACTCCTGAAGCAGGATGAGATTAGCAAGGGCTGAAATATCCTCAAACCCTTGACCCGCAAACTGGGCAAGCCAGGACAAACTTTCAGTAAGTCCCCAAAAACGGTAAGGAACATTCAGGTCTAGAGAGTCTTGAACACCGGTTCCGGGGAGGTTCAATGGCCAGTTCTGCATGCTGGACGTGTTGGAGACAAGCTCCGGGATGCCCAGGTCGAGGAACTTACCGCCAGAAGCACCAGTCTGGCTGCCGGAGATGCCGGTGAGCACCTTGGTCCGGCGCGACGTGCCCTGGCCAGGAACACGTGGGAGTTTGTTGCGAATAGGCGAATATACAGGATAGATCAACCTCGAAGGGGCAACGAGGTCAAAAGGGACAAGTCCGGTCGAAAGTGGGCTCGTCAGGGTGATGCTACGGCCGATGAAGTCGCTGATCTGCCCGGACAGCTGCCCGAGCATGTTCTGCATCGCGTAATTTTGCGGGGTGTTGCTCAGGAACGCGCCGAACTGGTTCGAGAAGTCCGGAGACAGGCCCTTGATAACTGACTGTGGATCATTCAGACCAGTCCGAACAGCCTTGGTGAGCGCCATCTCGGCGCGCATCGACTGCTGGAAAATCTTGTCGTCGTCCTGGGTGATGGCGTTCCCGCCTGGGCGGGCGTATCCCATGCCCTTGACAAGCGCCGGCATCTTACCGGCGAGCATCTGGTTCGGGGTTTCGAAGTTGGAGGCGTCAGCCACCAGCCCGGCCGTCACCGCTTGTGGCGACGGGGCGTCGTACGTAACGGTCACACAAGCCCTTTCGGGGTTGTCGTGTCAGGGAGTCAGGTACTTGAGAAGGACGGCTTCGGCGTCCTGCCGCACCGTCGGGTCACCCGACTGGGTCATGGACGTGAGGTACGCGACGTAGGCGTCGCGTTCCTGGGCTGCCTTCTCGGCACGCTGGGCGTCGACGGCTGCCTTCTCCACGGGAGTGGCGTCGGCCTCGACTGCCTTCCTGACCGCTCCCCTTGGTGGGGCCTGGGCCGGGTCGGGCTGCTTGCCCAATTCGTTGATCTCTGCTTTGAGTGCGGTGATCTGGGTTTCGTACTCGTCGCGCAGTGCACTGGTGTGCTCGGCGACGAGGGACTTGACGAGGTCCGCGACCTCGTTCTTCTCGCCCGGTGCGGGCTTGGTCGCGGCGACGCTGGCGTGCGCGGGCACGTTCGTGGCGCCCATCCGGGATGGCATGGCCGCGTTCGCCGGGGCGAGCACGCAGGTGTCCGGGTAGCGCACAGCGATGCTGTCGTGCAGGTTTGCCAGCATGTTGTGGGCGGCGTCACGGGCTCGGGCCGCGTAGTACGTGCGCACGGCGCCCGTGTCGACGCTGCCCGTCGGGTTGTTGCCGCCTGCTGCTGCCTTGTTGCCCGGGGACGGGCGCTGCTCACCAGCCGTCAGGGGGCCCCGGGTGAAGTCGCCTGGTTCCGGGACGTGGGTGGATGGTGGCACGTTGACGCTCGGTCCGGACGAGCCGGCGTTGAGCGGGGCGTGCCCGGTGGAGATGTACGGCCGGTTGAACATGCCGGGCCGCACCGCGTCGCTCGACGGCTTGATATTCGTTGTCGGATACATCGACGTGAACGACTTGTACAGGGCCATGCGGGCGTCGGCGACGAGATCCGCATCCTCAGCCTTCAGGGCCTTGGCCGCCTTGGCGAGTGCGACGAGTTCGTTCGCGCCTTTGACGTCGCCCGTTTCGGCTTTCTCGGCTGCCAGGGTCTCCCAGTAGCCGGGGTCGACCGCGTCGGTGATCGACTTCAGGGTCGGGTAAACGGCGAGCACGTCGTCGGCGTGGTAGGCGGCGCACAGGGCGTCGTGGGCGCGCACCACCGCGTACGACGGGGCCGACTTGACCGACGCGGGCACCTTGTCAGGGGTCGAGTCGGGGTCGGTGCCCAGACCCGCTTGCGGTTCGAGCACCTCGATCGTGCTGGTGCCGTCCGGTTCACGGTGCGTGCCGGCTGGGCGGGTGTCGGCTGGCAGGGCGCGGCGCGTCTTCTCCGCGTCGGCCTCGTCCATCTTCGTCGACCCGGCCGGCAGCTTCGTGCCGCACTTCTTGCAGAACTTGATCTTGCTGTCGGCGTGGTACACCTTGGAGCACTTCGGGCAGGTCTTCCCACCCGCCTTCGCCACACCGTCGGTCACGTCAAGCTTCTCAGCAGGCTGCTTCTCCGACGCGTCGTCGCCAATCGGCTTGCCGCACCCCTTGCACTTGGTGCTGCCGCCCTTGTTGTAGGTGTTGCAGTCCTGGCACTGGACCGCTTTCGCCTTCGGCTTCGCGGCCTTGTCGCTGTCCGCGCCGGTGCCACCGTCTTTCCACGCGTCCGGGAGGGCGTCGACGAACGCCTGCCCCTTGCGCCGGGCGATACGGATGATGTTCGACTTGATCTGGTCGGTCGAGTAGTTGCCCGCCCCTGCACGTCCAAGACTTGACGCCGCGTCAGACACGTCGCCCGGGGTGACGATCGGGAACGACCGGTCCTTACCGGCAAAATCTTCGGCCGGGATCTTGTCGCGGTCCGTGCCGCCACCGACATTCGGGTCCATGTCCCGCTTGGCCGCCCACGTCGGGTAGCCGTCGTCGGTCAGGCCCTGCTGCTCACCCTCAGCCCACCAGCGCTGCCACGCCGCGCGTTTGGCCAAGAACTGGGTGCCGTCGGCTGCGTCGCCGCGCTTCGGTTCACGCTGCAACCAGGCGTGACGCTCCGCACGCCAATCCGCTTCCGCGCCCTTGGACGCAGGGCCCTGAGGTTCGTCGGAGTCCGGGTCGTCGGCGTTGCCCTCGCTCGCCTCGTCCTCGTTTTCGCCGGCTTCCTGCGTGTCCTGCCGGTCTTCCGGCTGGCCCTTGGCGACTTGCGTCCTCACGTTCTTCTCCAGCAGAGCGTCGAGGTCGCCGAACTCCCACGGCGCGTCGGAATCCTCCGACTTCACGATCGTGAAGCCACAGTTCTTGTTCGCTGGCGAGTCGACCAGACTGATCTCACAGATCGACGTCTTGTCGTTGCCCCGGATGATGCCGCCCCGGGCCTTCCCGGACATGTCACGTTCGATCACCGGGTGCGCAATGCCCACCGAGAACGCACGCAGAGCGCCGTACTTCACCAAACGCTGCGCGGTCGGCTCGACCACGAGCGCCTTGACATAGTGGCCGTTCGGAGTGGTCTCGACCTCTAGGCCACGCCCAGCCGGGTATAGCTTCGGCGAGTGCTGCACACGGAGCGTGCCCCCGTCGTTCAGCCAGTCGTTGATGGCCTTGGCCGACCATTCCGGGTCGACAATCTGCTGGTCGGTGTCGACGGAACCGTCTGTGGCCTTGCCGTAGACCACCAGATTGCCGTCGGCGTCATCCTCGAACTTGGTGATATCGAAGCTGACATGAACCTTTTCGTCGTTGGCGGCGTCGAGCAGCTTCGCCACACAGCTCCCTTACGAGTAGACGGTGCCCGCCTCTAAGGGGGCCGGGGCATCAAAGAACGAAATCAGCAGGTCGCGGGCCTGCTGCCAGGATTCGAGCCGGGTCACGCCCGGCTGGGGTGGGAAACGGCGCGTCCACACCGGGGGCGCCCACAGTTCGATTCCGGGGCCGGGGATCAGGTACTCGGCTACCGGTTTGTCGTCGATGAGGATCGCCGGCGAGTCGGGGCCGAACCACTTGTGCATCCACAACGGTTTGTTGCCGGGCCCCACGTCGGCGACGCCGTCGGGCTGCAAACCCCACCGTTCAAGCCACGTGACGGTGGTGCGCTGCAACTGAGGTGGGCGTTCGGTAGCCACCCAGAGGGGGTAGCCGAGTTTCTGCGCGAGCTGCGCGGTGTCGATCGCCCGCCAGTCGGGGGCGAGGTTCTCGTGCAGGTCGGGCTGCTGGTGCTGGTCGCTGAGCCATTTGCGCTGCTTTTTCGGCAGGTTCAGGTCCCAGTCGTAGTCGGTGACATCACTGATCGAGTAGTTCTCGTCGAAGGTGGCGTTGAGGGCGACGAGTTCGGCTTCGACGGTGAACGCCAACGTGTCGTCGACGTCGAATACGATCGTCGGCAGGGTGAGTTGGGACGCGAACGCGTGCGCAGGATCACCCAACGCCGACCGCAACGTCCGGGGTACGTTGTCGGCCGCTTCCTCCGGGCTGATCCCGGCTGCCTGAGCAGCCGCGACCAGCTCCGGAAGGATGAAATGGCGTGGATCATGATGGGAGCTGTTCGGTAAGCCGCAACCGCAGGTGAGGCACAAATCAGCCTCCTGATGCGTCTCCCAGGCGTTTGCCGATCTTGCGTGCCAACTCCGCGATGTCCGCGTCGCTCATCACCGTCGTGCTGCGCAGGTCGACGACCACGTCCGTGCCCTTGTTGAGCTTGGATCGGCCCATCGCGGCTGCGCTGAACGAGTCGTCGGGCAGTTTCCCGATGAACGCGAGTGCGCTCTTGCCGCCCGACTGTTTGATGGCTGCTGTGCGGTGCCAGCCGTCGGCGATTTGATACTGGTCGTGGCCGGGTTCGCTTACCAGGACGATGGGGTCGAGTTTGTGCCCGTCGGCGATCGCGTGGGCGATCAGCCGCACCTTGTCGGGGTTGCGGGCGCCGCCTTCACGGTGCGCCATGCTGATGTCTTCGAGTGGCACATGGCTCGGGCCGCGCCAGACCGCTTTCTTCACCCATTCCAGTTCGCTGGCCGGGTAGTGGCGGGCGAGGTACGCGTACACGTGGTGGGTGATGTCCGGCGTGTGGTGGTCGCCGTGATCATGGTGGGTGATCTCCTGCGCACCCTTCGACGCACGGGTCCCGGCCTGGTAGGCGCGCACTGCTGCCGCGATCACCCGGCCGAGCGTGCCCGGCTCCTCGTCGCCCTGCGTGTTCGTGCCGACCGCGACCTGACCGTCGGAGACGGCGATCAGGATGCATTTGCAGCGTGGACCACCCATGCAGATCCCGGTGCCCGACGCCGACAACACGGACGTGCCACCGAATCCGCCATCGCCGGGCCAGCCGGGCAGCGTGTCGGCGTTGTACGTGTTGCCGTCACGGGCCGCGCACAGCACACACGGCTGGGCGCTGGTGGTCTGCCATTGAATCCACTGGTCGGGATTGTCGGCGAACAGTGACAGGCCGTAGCCCATGTTGTACGCCTCGTACGCCTGGTCGCCGTACAGGTCAAACCGCCAGCCGAGCGCGTCGAGGATGTCCTGGATCAGCCCGGCGACCAGCACATCCTGCAGTAGCCCTGTCAGGAAGTTGGTTTGGTCTCCTGCGCGCTGATCGGCCAGGCCGGTCAGGTAGTCGCCGTACGGGCCGGACAGGATCGCGTCGATGTCCCGTTCGGCTTCGTCGTCGTCATCGTCGGCCTTCGTCGAGTGCGCGCGTGGCCGCGACAACGCGTCGCGCGCGCCGGCGAGGATCGCTTCGCGAAGACCGTCGCGCATGACCTGCGTGCCGTCGTCGATCATCGCGATCCGGCTTTCGGAGCCGTCCTTCACGCCGCGCGCCAGGGCGCCGAGCCGCGAGGCGACCCGGTTCGCGATGGGTGCCACGACCTGGTCGCGCCGGTCCGCGTCCGCGATCCCGGCCAACCGGGCACGCGCTTTGCCGATCGCTTCGACCCAGTCCATCGACTGCATGTTCTCGGCCAGTTCGGCTGCGACATGCGGGGGCACGAAGTCGTACCGCCACCCGTCGACGCTGCGCCCTTTCTCCAGCCGGGCCTTGATCAGGGACAGTTCCCGCATCGCGGCTTTGACATTCGTCGGTTTCATCGGGGTGTTGGCGTTTTGCGTGTGCGACGGGGTGCCGGTGGCCTGGTTGGCGCGCGCCTGGTCCTGTGCGTCGGCGACGGGTTTCGCCGGCGACGGCTCTTTCTGCGACGCGACGATGTTGCCTGCCTGGATCTGGTTGACGCCGCCCGGCGCTGGGATGCCGGGTGCCCCCGTGCCACCGGCCTGGCCGGCCTGCCCGGGGAGCATCGGTTGCATTGCGGCCGGGCGCCCGGTGAGCGGGTCGATCGAGCCGAGTGGGACGACGCCCATCTGTGTCGCCCACACCGGGTCGGAGGTGAGGGGCAGACCCCAGGGCTGTTCCCCGATCTCGACGCGCGCTTCGTCGATGCTCATCATGCCGTGGCCGACCTGGTCGATGAGGTTGTCGATCAACGATTCGCGTTCCTGGCCCTCTTCGAGCCCGGCCCACATGAACTGCATATCATCCTGTCCACATACGACCTGGAGGACGTAGTCGAACAGGGTCTGCTTGAGCCACATCAGCAGGGGGCGCAGGGCTTTACGCTGGTTGACCTGCGCGGATGCTTTCGCCATCTGGTTCGCCGCACCAGGGCTGGGTGTGACGGCGACCTGGGGGGTGATGCCGAGTTCCATCGGCATCACATCGAAAGCCATGAGTACCTGGTTCATGACAATCTCGTCGAACGCGTCGGCGAGCGGTGTCGGGCGCATCGGTTCGATGCGGCTGCCACCTGGGATGACGATGATGCGGTGCTTCCACATCGGGTCGCCAGCCATTGCATTTAAAGCATCTTGCAAGGTGCGCAGTTGGTTCGGGGTCGCGTTCGGGTCACCCGAACTGATGAACACTCCTGGAATTGAACCCTCTGAGAAGTAGCCGAGCTGGTACTGCTGGCGCTGCAATCCGGCGATGATCGGCACCAGCGCCTTCTCCACCAGCGAAAAGCCGTAAGGCGTCCAGGTGCGTGGCGTGTACGGCAGGTAAAGCACCTGGTCGGAGCGGTACTCGGCCAGCAGAGATTCTTTCATCTCGTTGTATTCGGCGCCGTCGATCGCCGTCATCAGATCGACCCTGGGCACACCGTAGTTGTAAATCTGAATCGCCGGATTCGGAGGCTGAGGCGTACCACCCTGGATATCCAGCAGGGGGCGCGCCGTCGAGCCGTCGATCAGGCACAGCGCACCCAAGTCGGAGCCGAGCAGCCCCTTGCCCTTCTTACGGGTCGGCTGCAAGTAGACCGTCAGGGCGTCGATCACGAACACGTCTTCGAGCAGCGCCGACAGCCACGCCGAGTAGCCCCGGTACTTGCCCGGGTCAGGGTTCTGGAAGAAAGCGACTGCTTCGGCGCGGCGCTCCTGGAAATCCTTGTGTAGGGACGGGCGTCCACGCATTTTCTTCTCGGCGTCGCGGGTGGGCATGATGTCCCACTCCAAGCCCAGAATCTCCTGCTTGCGAACATTGATACACGCGCGGGCGACGCTGTACTGGTCGGCGAGGGAACGCAAAGCGGCGAATGGGGCGAGCTTGAGACCCTCGGAGCCCGGTTCGCCGACCGGCATGTTCCAGCCGGGCAAATACGTATACCTGCGCGGCTCAGGCCGCCCCGTGCTCGGGTCCGGGGCGTCGATACCCACCGGCTCGATCGGCGTCAACGGTCCGAACGCGCCGGCCAAGAACGTGCCCGGGTCGCGGGGCAGCCCGATCCCGTAAGGGCGCCCCTGTGTCCACTGCTGATACGAGCTGATCAGGGGCGACGGATTCTGGGTGGTGCCCAGGGTGCCCACCGTGCTGGCTACTCCCCCGAAACCGCCCGGCGCGTTGCCCGACGCGACACCGCTTCCCACGGCGCGGGCGGCACGCGCCACAGCACGAGCATTCCCCGCCATACCGTCGCCCCCCGTGTATTCAATTGTCGCGATGCCGCGCTACTCGTCGTCCGGGTCGACGACGTCTTCGGGCCAGATGATCGAACCGGTGGGCCATTTCCCGTCGGGCCAGAACTCGACCTCTGCGATCGCCTCGTTGGTGTGGAACGCGAACCGTTTGACGCGGGGGCAGGCGTGGACGTGGTAGCCGCCACAGTGCGCGCAGCCCTGCCCGGCCTGGAACTTGGCCCGGATGTCCGCCCGGTCCTCAGCCGTCAGCTCAGTCGACTCGGGCGGGGTGAGCGCGTCGAGGGCCTGGGCGTAGGCGACCGCGTGCACGGCCGGGACGTGCTCGCCGCGTTCCCACCGAAGCAGCGTCTGCGCGGAGACCCCAACCAACTCGGCGAGGTCCGCGAGCGAGACGCCCGCCCGGTCGCGTAGCCGGCGCCGCTCCGCCCCGCCCTTGGGGATACGTTGGGCGGCAGCGACCCCGACACGCAGCGCTTCGATGTCCGCGAACCGGGGCCGCTCGTTCATGCCTTGAGTTTCACATCCCTGTTCAGCAGCCACGCCAACGCGCGCTCGTAGGAGGTGGTGGAGTGCAGAGCGCGCATGCACTCGCTGTGGTTGGCGTAGGTCTGCGCGCGTAGCCGCTTGAACTCGTTGACCGTGAACCAGTAGGCCGGTTTGAACGATTTGAAGTGTTCGGCCAGGGCGACTTCGTACAGGGCTTTGGCGCTGGCTCGGGCGTCGGTGAGGGAACGGCTCGGCACGGACGTGACCTTCACGCCGCTTTCCGGGTCTTCCCAGGTGACGGTGTACAGTCCTGGGTCCTGGTAGGCGGTGAGCCGGTCGTACTTGTAGGTTTCGTTCACTTCGGCTGGCGGGGTGACGTCCGCCCACTTCGCTGGCTTCGTCTTGACCTTGACGCTGGTTTCGACGACTGTTTCGGCTTCGTCGGTGGTGCGAGTGAGGTTCATCGCGGCGCGTTTGGCGGCGAGCTTCTCGTACAGCTCGTTCAGCTGGTCGAGGTATTCGCCCCTGTCGCGGTCCTTGGCCGGGGTGGGCGTGTAGGCGGCTTTCAGGCGGGCGTCGCCGTCCCGGATCGCGTTCTCCAGTTCCCTGACGCGTCGTTCCAGGTCGACGAAGTCGTGCACCATCTGTGCCACCGTTCCACGCGGATGTTCCATAGATGAATGTTAGCCCTGTGACTTCATTGCGGCGATCAGTAATTGCGTCACGATCGCGATCGCCTGAGCTTCCGTGAACCCGGCAGCCACGTAGGCTTTGAAGCTCTCGTGCATCACGGCAGCGCCCTGCATCAACGGCGTCGGCGCCCCGTCCTGGAGCGGATCGACCTGGTCAGTCACGAACCCACCTACGCCTTCCCGTCCCACCGTCGACGACGAGCATCATCGGGCGTGCCGGCTGCGTGGGCTGCTTGACGGTGTGGGTCTTTCGGGACACCCCGGTCGTCGCGGTGCTCTTGTTCTGCTTGACCGTGCGCTGTGTGCGGTACTTGAGTTTCAGCCAGGTGTACGGGGCGTCAGCCGCCATAGGACACGTTCCCCTCGTCGATGGGTTCCTGCTGCTGGGGTGGCGGTGGCGGGTCGGGCTGGGTCCACCGGGTGCGGCACCTGGGGCACACGTGCGGGTGCAGTTCGCTCATGAAGCGGTGGTCGCAGCCCTCGCAGATGACGATCCCGTACGCGTCGTGCCAGTCGCCGGTGCCCAGGCCGCGCAACTCGCTACACGCCCACACCAACGCGTCGGCGCGGTCCGGGGACTGGCGGCTGCCGGGCAGCCAGGTCACCATCTGGTCTTCGAGTTCCGGGAACACCCCGACGTGGTGGACCCGGCCCTGTTCGTACAGTGCGGCGACGGGTTCCGCGCGCACCTGCTTGTTGCGCATGGCGCGCACCTGCCGGTACGGGATGTTCGGGTCAACAGTGCGAAGTAAAGTCCCGATGTAGTCCCCGCCCTGGTTGACCTCGGCGACCAGGCAGTCGGCCTGGTGTTCGCGGTAGGCGGCGACCGCCCGGCGCATCGCCGTGTCCGGGGAGCCTTTCACGGAGTAGTCGCCGACGACATAGGCGTGGCCGTCGAGGCTTTCGCCGACGACGACGATCCCGGTCTCGTCGCTGGTTTCCGAGCCGGTGACGGCCGGGTCGACGCCGACGACGACGCGCAGCAGCTGGGGGACGTCTTCCTGTCGCACCCTGGCTTCGTCGATCATGCTGCGTGACCAGAGGGCGCCTTCGATGTCTTCGAGTAGTTCGCCTTCGAGTTCCTGTCGGCCCAGCCGGGTGCCCTCGTAGCGGCGTTTCAGCTCAGCGAGGGCGGTGCCGGACAGGTTGGCGGCGTTTTCCCAGGTTGATCCGCGTGTGACGTGGACGGTGCCGTCGCCCCGGCCCATCAGGTCGCGCAGCAGCCGGGTGGGGCGGGGGGTGGTGGTGGCCAGGACCCGGGGCTTCTCGCCGATACGCAGGGCCGGGACTAAACCCTCATACCATGTTTCGTAATACCGCCAACTCCCGATTTCATCACACCAGGCCCCTGACAAGTTCGCGCCACGCACACGCTCGGGCTGGTCAGCCGAATACCCGTAGATCACGCTGTCGTTGGACAGGACGATCTGCAGCTCGTTGCGCCGGTACTGCTTCTCCTCACCCTCGCGCAACGCCGCCCGGATCCCGGAAGTGCCTTCGATACACACCTTGCGGACGTCGCCGAACGTCGGGGCGAACACACCCCACTCCGTTTTCGGGAACCGAAGCGCCTGCGCGACCAGCCAGTTCGCGCCCGTCCACGTCTTGCCCAGGCCACGACCAGCCATGATCAGGTAGATCACCCAGTCGTCGTCGACCCCGTCGCAGCCGCACGAGAACCCGTTCGCGTCCGGCAAGTGGTGGCGCGGGTGGTCGGGGGGCAGCTGCTTGGGCCGCGCCATCCGGTAGTAGGGGCGCTCGTCGCGGTCGGCCGCTTTCGCGCGCAACCGTTCGATGAACAGTTTTTTGTCTTCTTTGGACCAGGTGCGCCACTCGTCCGGTTCACCATAGTTGACGGTCACCGCGCCTCCTATTCGGAGTCGGTGGCCTCTTCGACGACTTCCGCGTCGACGATCTGCTCAGCCGTCACCGTCGGCTCCGGTGCCGGGGGTAGTTGGCGTGGGGGCCGGGTGTTGTCGGCCAGGATTCCCAAAAGGCGCTCGATCTCCCGGTCGAACTCGTCGACCGTGTGGACTTCGACCCTTGTCGTTGAGGGTTTGTCGAGGGCTTGGATCTTGCGGCGTTCTTTGCTCAGGGTGGTGAGCCGGTCGATGACTTGCATCTCCGCGACCGAGTCGATCAGGGGCGCCCCGGTTTCCGGGTCTTCGACGACACGGCCACTGTTGGAGATCACGTAGTGTTTGCGTTCCAGGATCTCCAGGAGTTTGCGCGCCATCGCGTCGTAGCGGGCCAGCTCCAGGGTGACAGCCTCTTGATCGTCCTCATGGAGGAGGCGCAGTCGTTCGGAGGCGCGCCGGCTGGCTTCGCGGGCCTGTTCGACGTTGTCGTAGTCGAGGGCGTCTTTGATCTGGTCGTACGTGTAGTGTTTCGCGCGCAGTTCGAGGGCTTCGGCGTCCCGGTACACCCGGGCCAGCTCGTCCAGGGCCGGACGGGGAGCCTTGTCGGTCGGGTCGGGTAGTTCGTCGACGTCGGTGTTTTTCTTCAGGCGCCGACGTGGCATCAGCGCGTCGAGCGTCACCGGTTCGTCCATCACACACCCCCACGTGCTGTATGATTTCCGGTGCCCAGACGTGAGACCTCCGGGCACCGCCTGGGGCCGCTCCTTCGTCAGTGGGAGCGGCCCCAGTGCTGTATGATTAATGGTGGTGCTTAGGGACTCGACACCCGAACACCACGTCCTAAGCTCCGCCTGTGTCGCCTTCCGGGCCGCGCTTAGAGTCCGTGCATCGTCCAACCGGTGGCACGGACTACCGGCCCGGTCCTGGGCAAACAGGGCCGGGCCACCGTCGTTTACACCACCTGCATCTGACCGGTGTTGATGATCACTGTTTCGGGGGTTGCGGCGATCTGGATCCACACGTTGTATGTCAACCCAGCCGTGAGGGTGATCGTGCCCCCGGTGGGTCCGACGAGGCACTGGGCGACGTGCTGGCCCTGCGCCGTCGTCGTCCACGACGCCGTCTTCCAATCTCCCGCACCCGGATTCAACGGGCCGGAGATGAACGCCATCGTCACCGTGTACGCCGACGGGTCGACCACGACGCCGAGCTGATCCGCGTACACGGGGATGCGCACGTAGGCGGTCGCGAGCGAGGAGAGCTGCAACATGCCGCCCCCCTTACGTGTCGTCGCTCATCGGAGGCTGCGACAGCCATTTCGCGACCGGGGCCGCGACACGCCACACCGTCAACGCCGGCCACGCGACCCATTTCGCCTGGGGCGGCCAGGTGCGGATACGGACCGGGACGGGTTTCGGGACGACGACGCGGATCAGTGTCGCCAGTGACGACACCGCGACCGTGAGGATCCTGCCGTAGCCGCGTGTGAACGACGCCGTGCCCGACGCCGCGCAGGTCAGGGTTTTCGCCAGGGCCCGCCCAGCGCTGGCGGTGCCGGCTGCCGCGTAGGCGCGGGTGAGCGATGCGGCGCGCGTCAGGCTGGCCGTGCTGCTCGCGGCGTAGGTCAGGGTGCGGAAGTAGGCGCGGGCGAACGCGGCCGACCCGGTCGACGTCGACGACCCGGTGAGGGTTTTGCCGACGTTGCGCAGCGTCGACCCGGTCGACGTCGCCGCGAGGGTGAGCGTCTTCGTGAGAGCGCGCGTCAGGCTGGTTGTGCTGGTCGACGCGTACGAACGCACCACGCCCACGCCGCGCGTGAATGTCGCGGTCGACGTCGACGTCGCCGTGCGGGTGAATGCGAGCGCGCGCGTGAGCGTCGCCGACGAGGAGGCCGCGACGGTGCGCGTCAACGCGAGCGCGCGCGCCAGGGTGACGGCGCTGGTCGAAGCGTAGCTGCGTGTCAGCCCGACGTTGCGGATGAGGGTCGGCGCCCCGGAGCTGCTGGCGGTCCGGGTCGTGGCAACGCCGCGCGTCACCGTCGTGATCGACGTGCTGGCGTAGCTGAGAGTCTTGGCGATCGCCCGGGTCAGCGTCGCCGACGAGGTGGACGTGGCGGTGACGGTGACGTTGAAGTTCTGCGCCCCCGCGCTCACGATCGGGGTGCCGATCAGGACGTGCGCGCCAGCCGTGTGCCCGGGGAAACTCGACGGGTGGGAGCGGAAGAACCTCGACACACAACCCCCGTATCAGGGCCCTGTCACTCCTGCCATATGACGTACGCGTACGCGTTCACCGTGTTCGCTGCCGTCACCCTCACCCTCAGGAACTTCGACACGGGCAACTGGAACTCGCGCCCAAGGGGCCATTGCTTGATGTACTGCGTCGTGGGCGGCACAAGCTGCAGGTCGGCGTACCGGGTGGTGGTGGTCGAGCCTTCGCCGGACGCGTTGTAGCCGGTGGCTGCCGTGCCCAACGTGACGGTGCTCGCCGGAGCATTGGGGTCATCGTATGGTTGTACACCTGCTGCGACGTGTGCCGTCACCGTCGCCGCCACATCCGTCTGAATCAGCTCGCACTCGATCGGGGTCTGCGCCGTATTACCGTCGAAAGAAATACCCCACTCGACGACAAACAAAGGCCGCGTCGCAGACGAAGCCACCTGCAACAGCGTCTTAATCGACGTACCCGTTGCCAGTTTCACGCTCGCAGCCGTCGTCGCCATCGCGCCCGTCGTGGCGATATAAAGACCTGCCACACCCCTCCCTACCAGGTTGCGGCACGCGGAAGGGCCTGCCGTTCGAAAATCGGGGGCGGATAAGCGGGGTCCGTCGCCGTAGACGGAACGAGGAAACCCAGAACCTTGCCACCATGCGCCTCAGACGCCGAGAGTGTGAACGTGTAACTTTGCGCCGACGCGGCCACAGCCCCGTTGGAATCCGCGATCGCGACTGGGTCCCAGCGTGACGCCGTGTTCACTGCCTGGACGCGCAGGGTGAGTGACGCGGGCGCTGTCCACGTTTCGGCGCTGACGGTAGACCGGGCGCCCACGGCAGCGAGCGCCCACCTCGTGTTATCCACAGGGGTGCCGGTGGGCGTGGTGTAGGAGGAGGTCGTCGACTGCTGCGACGCTCCCTGGAAACCCTCATCCGGGACGTCCGAATTCAAACCCGTGTAACTGGACCAGGCGGCCACCACCGATTGCGAGGATTGGAAACTCGCCGAGAACGTGGTGTCGCCGGACTGTTTCACGCGCCGGAACATGGCGAAATGTGACCCGCTATTGGGCTCGTTTTGGTCGATGAGTTTGTTCCAGCCGGCCAGGGTCACACCGTTGGGTTCCGAGCCACCGATTTGGAAATACGCGTACACCCAGGCGCCGGTGGCGGCTGCCGTGATGTCAATCGAAAGGCTCGTGGCGGCGTTGCTGAAGGCTGATCCGGTGTTGTCGAACGCGATCGCCACACGCCCCCCGTGTTACGAGAAGCTGATTTTGATCGTATAAGTTATACTATCACCATTATTCAAAGTATTGGCGCCGTGGTCCGCGTGCAGGAACATGCTCCCGCCCGTGATCGTCGAGCTGCCCGGCACGTTCCCGCTCGTCGTGGTGTCACCGTTCGAACTCGTCGTCGCCGTCGACCCGTTCGCCGCCCGCACCACCGTCACACTCGTGGTCCCCGTACCGGCCGTGACCTGCATGACCTCAGTACGAGACTGGATATACGTGTTGTTCGCCGGGGTGTACGACGCCGATAACGTGCCCGTGGTGCCCGATGTCGTCGTCGGCGCTGTCGCCCAGGTCGTGGAGAACGGGACGCTCGTCGAGTCGAACAGGCCGACCTCCGCGATCGTCTGCCCCGAGGACGAGGTGATCGTCGCAACCACTTGATATGTGTCGTTGGTGGTGGTCGTCGTCTGCTGCGTCGAGGTGCCCGCGACGCGGGCTTCAGCTGCCGGTTTGAACAGGGCGACGTCCGTGTTCGCAGCCGTCAATGTGTTTGGATTGTTGCCCCAGCCGACGTTGAGCGGCTCAGTGCCACCGGCTTTAATACGATTGGTTAGAATGTCGCGCCCTTTGGTTGTGAGGACGGCTGCCATCCGGGTTCACTCCTCACGTTCCGGGTTGAAGGCTTTGATGCGCCGGTCCGCCTGTCGTTTACGCAGGGGCCACAGCAGTTTCTTGATCGGTTTACGCCACGAGTATGTCGCGGACACGAGGCCCTGGTCCTGGACGGTGCCGTCGGCGCGGGTCACGACCGCGAACACCTCGATACTGGTGGGCTGCCGTGCGTGCGCGTCGGCCACGAGTCCTCCTAGCTGAGGATCCACGTGTTGGTGGTCGGTTTCACGCTGCCGTCGATTTCCAGCCAGCCGCCCGGGGGCAGCGACACAGTGAGCGTCCCGGACAGCGCCCCGGTCCACACCGTGTTCATCGTCGGCGCCGACGGGCCGCCCATGGTCGCGCCGATCTTCACGAACGTCACGGTGCCGCCTGCGAGGATCACGGTGGCAGGCCGCCAGAATGTGTTCTGGAACGCTGTGCCGAGCGTGTACGTCGGGGCGGTGACGACGCCGGGCGGCTGCTGGCCGTTGATGATCTGCAGCGTGGTCGCGGCGTCGGTCTGGATTGAAGACGCTGTGTACAAGCCGGTTAACTTGACGGTGCCCTGAGCGGTGGCCAGAGCGCCGGAGTTGTCGTCGCGCAGCCGGGGCGCGGGCGATTCCGTGTCCATTTGGGCAATGTCCAGGTAGGGGCCGATTCCGGACGCACCCTGCCCGAGTATGTAAATGTTGTAGATACAGCCTTCGACGCTGATCTGGTCGCCGTAGATCGCGTGGCCCGCGCTGACGCTGTTGAAATAGTTGCCGACGGCTGTCAGAGCGCTCCAGCAGTACAGCAGCCGGGCGTTACGGATCACTGTGTGCTCGGTAGCGAAAAGCGCCCAGGTGTAGCCGCCCCACACCGACAAGTTCTGAATATCGCAAATGTCGTTGTTGCCGTTCGCGGGCATCAAAATGCCTTTAGACAAACCACTAGCGAGGTTCGCCGGGCTGTTGAAGTCGTTCGCGACGTACGTGCCGGTGACCGTCACGTTCACGTCCCGGATCGTGGCCTGGCTCAGCCCCGAGAAGTCGGCGCCACAGTAGTTCCACCCCGACGCCGACAGGGGCGTGACCAGGGTGACGTTCTGCAACACGGCGTTCATGTTCGAATACACCAGGTTTGAATCACCGTAGTGATTCGGCTGGGTCGGCCCACCGATGATCGCCGGGTTCCCGGCTGCCGTGACCGAGGAGCCCTGCGCGCCCGAGCTGGCGAACACCCCACCCGACAGCAGCGTCATCGCGGTGGACTGGAACTGTGTCTGCTGCCAGTGCGCCCCAGTCGCAGCCGTCGCCGACTCCAGGCACTTGACGACGAGCGTCACCTTGTTGACGGTCGTGGCGACGATCGGCAACGGGATCTGTGCGTTGCCCAACGTCGACCCACCGGTGACCAGCGCGCCGAAGATCCCGTAGATGCCGGGGACGCCGACGACTTCGGCGTATCCGGCCGGGGACGCCTGCGCGAACGTCGTCGCCGCGTTGACAGCCTGCTTGAACGCTGCCGTGTCGTCGGTCGCCCAGGCCACGATCGTGGCGGACACGGTGGTCGACGCGCTGGCGGCGAGGGTGACGTGCCCGGAGTCGGTGAACCCGGAGATCGTCGTGACCAGCGTGGTGACGCCCGTCGGGCCGGCGCCGCGCACGATGATGCTCTTGCCGACGTCGCCGGCCGTGAACGGGGTCGACGTCGTACACGCCAGGGTCGCGCTGGACGCGGTCATCGCCCCGTCGTGAACGATCTTCCCGTCGCCTTTGGCGCCGTACGCTTTGACGTTGAACTGGTGCGCCTGGAGCGGGTGGATGTGTCCGGAGTCGGCGACCAGGCCGTTCGCTCCGGCGCCCGCGACACCGTCGGGCTGGTAGTCGGCTGGCGTGGTGTCGTAGGCGACGCCGAGTTGGGTGCGTGCCGCGCTCGCGCTCGCCGCGTTCGTGCCACCCTGCGCGAGCGGGAGCGGCGCCGACAAGTGCGTGGAGACCACTTGCGGGTTGCCGGTGCTGCCGCCCAGGTCGCCGGCGATCTGCACACCCGCGACCTGCCACGTGCCGTCGCCGCGCAAAAACACGGTCGTGGTTCCGGGGGGGGTCGCGATCGTGGTCGTGCCGAGTACCACCGGGCTGCTGAAGGTGTTCGTTCCCGTCCACGTGTTGTTAAGCGCGAGGACCCCGTATGGGGACACTGTCGGCAGCGTGGTCACGGGGGCGACGGTCGCCAGATCGACGCTCGAACCGAGCGAGTGCGGCAGGGAGATCATGTATGACCGGGACGTGCCGGGCAGCGTTTCGATGACCGTGTACACGAACCCGTTCGGAGACAGCGTCGCGTTGTCGGTGCACGGCAGGACGGTGCTGAATTTGCCGTTCACGAGGGTCGCGGTGACGGTGACCGGGCTCAGGAACGCGGGTGCGCCGGGGTCAGCGAGCGGGCCGGCTGATGCGATGAACGTGACGCTGCCAGCCAGGGGGTTGCCTTGAAAGTCGTAGTACGAGCCGGTGACGGTGATGGTGTTGACGTTTCCCGGTAGCCCCACACACCCCCCGAATAAGTGTTACCATTCGCAGTGGCGGATGACAGCCCCGCCAAGTCCAAACGAACACCCCCACCCGCCTGGCAGAACCACGCACGGGTGGGGGTGTTCGGCGTCTACTCGTCGCGGCCGAACGCCTGGTCGCGTGCTTTTCGAAGCACACGGATGAGGCGGTTGACCTGCGCGCGGTTCAGGCGCATCTGCGCCGGTCCCACGCCCTCGCCCGGTTCTAGGCCCAGCAGGTGGGCGTCCTCCCTATCGGGTTGCACATAGACGCCGCCACGCACCTTGTACGTCACTTCGTCACGCACCACTGGCGCGATGCATGGGAATAGCCGCACGTAGGGCGTGAGCGGGCCGTTCAGGGAGTCGCCGCCGAGCCCTTTGCCCCAGCCGACAACCATGTCGATGTGGTCGTCGGCGTGCGATTTGGTGATTCGTTCTGATGGCATCTCGCCGTATCTCCATCACGGAGAACCGCCCTGCGAACGGGGCGGACGTTCTGTGTTACTGTGTGCTTGGTTCCGTTGCAGCCTGCCTGGCTGATGCACGAGGGCCCCTGTGCGACGTAGGCTTGCCGGCCGCGTCGAACCACACGGGGGCCTGCGCCTTTTCTGCTACCATGTGACTGTCGGGGGTCCCTGCACACGCCGAGAGGGACCGGCGTAATTCGCAGGCGCAGGGGCCCCCGCCCTCACCTCACCGGCGATTCCAGTTCCACCAAAGGGCGCAACTCCCCCTGAGGCACGAAAAACGCCGGCTCGTGTGCGTCGTACTGCTTGCGCCACTCAGCGCGTTTCGCATCCCCACCCCGTATCCACCCGTGTACAGCGAACCGGGGAATACGCCCCGTGACGAGCACGAAAAGGTCGCCGTCGCGGTCGTCGTCGCGCACGATCAGATCGTAGTTGTGCTGCGAGCGGGTGCGTATCTGCAACTCCCCCACATCGCCGCCCTTTTTGAACGTCGACACAGGCATCTGCCAGTAGCGGCCCAACGCTTTCGCTGCCGCCATCTCGCCGGCCGCGCCCTCGATATGCAGTGTCCACGTGTCGTCACTCGTGCCCGCCCGGTCGCGCAGGCCGCGCGTGAGCGCGTCGATTTGACGCTCCGCACCGGTCAGGATCGCGGCACGCGACTCGGTGGGCGTGAGAGTGACAAGCACGGGCATGCTCGCAGGGTACGTTCCCCACGAGCACGCAGCAACAGTCGTATATAAGTATTAGGCGGTGAGTTCGAGGATCTCTTCGCCTTTCTGGGCGTGCAAGCGCTGCTCATCGACAAGCTCCCTGATCCACTTGCGCAGCGCATCGTTTTTGGATTTCTCCTCCGCCAGCGCCGCGCTCAGCACCGCGTTCTTCGCCCTCAGGTCGCCACCGATCTTTTCCACTATCGGCCCGAGCAGCTCGGCCAAATCGAGATCGGGCGACACGGCAGGCGCCGGGCCCGCCACGATCGGCTCGGGTACGGCCTTGGCGACCGGCGCCGGGAGCGCGGCTTCGACGACAGGCGCCAGCTCGGGCGCAGGCGCGGGCTGTTCGGGTGAGCCGTCGTAGGTGGCGGAAACCCACCACTGGCCAGAGCGCCGGTCCAGGAACGCCGCACGGTGTGTGCTCTTGAGCTGCAGGCCGATGTAACCCTGCGCGGCAGCCAGTTCCTTCTGACGCTTGCGCAGTTCCGGCCACAGGTCCCGGATGGTCTCCACCAGCGAGTAGTCGACTACGTACCCTGGCACTTTGCCGTGCTCGCGCGGCGTCGTGGCCCTTGCCCGCATGGTAGCCCACACGTGCACCGTCGCGGCCTGGTAGTTCTCACTCGGGACGCTCGGCAGGGGGGGCAGTGGGGTCTGCGTGTTGCACGTGGTCATCGCGGGTCGCCGTCCTGCGCGTCGAGGTCTTCGATCATCGCGTCGATTTCGCTGATCGTGTCGTTGATCCTGTCGCGCGTGTCTTCGAGGCTGTTGCGCAGCTCGACCAGGCCCTTGCGTGCGCCTTCCGTCTTCTCGCGCGCCTTGTTGTTGATGTGTGCGGCGAGCATGCGCGTCAGCTCGTCCAAGGTGCCACCCGGGGCGGCCGGTGCGGCTACAGCCGGCACTGGCGTGGTGGCGGTCTCGGCCTCGACTTCTGACTCCGACTCGTCGTCGTCCCAGCGTGTCGTCGGCTCGCCCTCGGGCCACTTGTCGGCGACCCACCACTCGGCAGGCACTGCGCCTGCTGCGCCTCCACCGCGAAGCTTGGCGACGACTCCGAGCTTCTTTATGGGCGCGCCGATGGCGATCTGGATTTTCATGGCGTCGTGCTCGGGGTAGGCGGCCCTGACGATCGCGACGAAGTGGCCTTTCCAGCTGAACCCATTGACACCGTTGTGTTCGTAGGGTTCGCCTTCGGTGCTGGCCTTGTCGCGTAGCTGCTTCCAGACCGTGTGCATGGTGGCGCGGAAGTCGATGTGGTGCGGGAGCACCAACGTGTTGTCATCTCCGGATGCTGGTGGGGCATCGGAGGTTTGGAGGGTTGTCATGCGCGCAGTGTACGATATTACGTAATGTTATTGCAAGTATCACGCCAAAACAGAACCGTTCCAGCGCCAAAACCACCCAAACGAGCACGCTTATTATCGGTCTCGTCGAAGACCTGCTCAGGCGTAAACCCATGGAGATCGGCCAGCGCCAAGCACGCCTCAACCACATCCGCAAGCTCCTCAAGCAGATCCTCCGGACCTGCAAGAACAGCCTCACCGACCTCCTCAACGAGTTTCAACCGAAGCAGACGCCCATGCTCATCATCGCTACGCGCATGCCGGAAAACCGGCACCAAACCGCGCTCCCCCACAACCCCTGCAACGCCATCCCGAACGAGCTTCCCCTCGCCGCTCACGACAGGCCCCAGAAGTACGTGTCGACCATCTTAACGGCCTGCCACGTCAAACCCTCCCTGGGATCCACATTCCACACGAACGTCGGAATGCATTTCTTCAACTGCCGGTTCGCCGCCCACACATAGTCACCGGCACCGAACTCGTCATCCAACCACCCGAAAGGCCGACCATCCGCGAACGAGTTCACCGCCCAACGCTTCCAATTCTCGCCAGGACGGTTCGTGCCTGGATAAAGAGGCACCACCCGCATCTCCGGCAACCCGAGCACCGGCGCGATCAACCGGGGCGCGTCATCCCCCCACCACGTCGCCCACACCAACTCCAGACTCCACCGCTCCGCAACCTCACGCAACATGCAGCCGTGTTCCCGGTTCAACCGCACACGCGTACCGCCACGTTGCACCGGGCCAAGCCCCCACACCGTAGGAGCGGTATAACCACCCGGGTTGAACTCGCGATACCGGTAGAACGTTTCATAACCAGGCAGCTCGCGGCCTCGCGGCACGTCCCAAGGGTTCAACACCCCGTCGACACCGACGAACAACAAGCCGTCACTCACGGCCGGCGCGCCTTCGCGTCGACGAACTCGCTCGTGCTCAGACTCCCCCGCCACATCTCTTCGTGCGCCTCAGCAACACCGTCGTCGTAGATCATCATCCCGTCGTACACGTTGAGGATATCCGCGAGACACCTGCGCACCGCGCCACCGGGCGAATGAAGCTTCCCCGCCTGGGCGTCAAGGATCTCGACAAGGCACGTCGGCAGATTCTCCGACGTCCAGTCGTGGCGTTGCGGGTCGCCTTCGCGCAACTCTCGGACGGCTACCTGCCACAGTGCGGCACGCAGAATCACCCCGCGCAACCAATCGGCTGGTGGCATGTCGCCGATCACCTTGGCAACTAGTTGCCGTTGATCGGGGTCAAGGTCGACGTCGAGTAGCACGGGCACGTCACCCGTGAAGAGTGGTCCCATAGCGCCATAGTACTAATGGCGTCTACTTGTTGACGACACCCGAAGTTGCCGATTCTGCAACAGTCTCAGCAGCCTTCACAGCCTCACCAACAGCCGCTTCCGCATCGTGCACAGCCGGTTGCTCAGCGCGCCTAAGCTCCGCCAACACCTTGTCGAACTCGTCGCCAAGCGAATGCAGGGCCTCGTGCAGGACATCCCCAGCGTGATGAAAAAAGTTCGCCATATCAACCAGTGTAGAGCGGTCCCGACGAGATTCGAACTCGCGACCTACTGCTTGACGGGCAGTCGAGCACTCCAAGCTGCTCCACGGGACCATAGAGCTGATGACGGGGATCGAACCCGTGACCTTCTCCATGGCGAGGAGACGCCCTACCGACTGGGCCACATCAGCGTGGCCCTAGCAGGACTCGAACCTGCACTGTACGGCCCCTCAGACCGTCGCCTACTGCCAATTGGGCTATAGGGCCATATCAAGTTGTTGTCGGAACGGCAGGATTCGAACCTGCGTAGAACCAGCTCCCAAAGCTGGCGGGCGGCCGGGCTACCCCACGTTCCGTTTGGCAGGCCCGTTTCCCCTTGCGGGGCGCGCACTGAGTTCGGACCTCAGGCTTTGTCGGCGTTGAATCCCCACGGGCCAAGAGGGACGGCGCCTTAGTGGCGGGGGCAGGATTTGAACCTGCGACACAAGGGTTATGGGCCCTTCGCGCTACCGAGCTGCGCCACCCCGCACCGGGCGGCCGGGCTTTCGCCCTCACCGCTTGATGTAATCCTACAGTACCACGAGCCCCGTCGGGGAGTCGAACCCCGGACCTGCTCCTTACGAGGGAGCCGCTCTCGGCCGGCTGAGCTAACAGGGCGTTGCCACCCACATTTCAGCAGCTCGTGGGGCCGCTTGCGCGGCGTCTGCTCCCGGAGCGTGGCCGCACCGTCCCGTGGACCCACGGGGAGTTGAACCCCGAACCCCCTGCTTGCAAAGCAGGTGCTCTGCCGGGTTGAGCTATAGGCCCGTTGTGCTGTTTACAGTGAGGCGTTGAACGCGGCGACCGGGACGGCGCTGCTGCCCTTGTCTTTCCGGACGAGTCGCGCGACGGCGTCACGCTGTTCTCCCGTGCCAGCTTGGCCGAGAGGCGTGTCGCCCGCGTCTGGCATTCGCCATGTTTCCGGCGTGCCCCACATCTCTTCGGTCGACGATGCGGCGACGGGGGTTTCGTCGAGGGTGGTCACGTGCGGCTCCTACAGGGATGAGTTGAAGGCGGCGACTGGGACCTTTGATGTCTGGTCGGGGGGCGCGATTCGTGCGACTGCGTCGCGGGCCGCTTTGCCGGGTTCGCGGTCGCTGACGAGTTGGCGGAGCGGCGTTTGGCGCAGGTCGACGACCTGCGACGGGATGGGGGTTTCGGTGGCGGCTGACATGTCAACCTCTAGATCGACGATTGGAAGGCGGCGACTGGTACTTCGGTGCTTTTCTTCTGCAGGATCCTGTCGCGGATCGCCGCAGTGGCGGGCGTCGGCTTGCCGAGGGGCTGCCCCAGCACGTCCGGGATCCGCGTGATCACGGCAGCCTCGGTAGGGGTGGGTGGTGTCACTGCGCTCCTCTGGAAGGAACTGACACCACTCTTATACCACGAATCCCGGGGGTCGTCACACTTATTCGTCGGTGTCGGCGAGTGCGGTGTCGGAGCGGACGGTGAACCCGAACGGCTGGGTGGTGGCAGCCGTCTTCGCGGATTGCCGCATGAGTCGGCGCGCGACCTTCTCGGCTCGTATCAATGCTTTAACGCCGCCGCCTTTGACGGTGATGTCGACTGCCTGGGCGCCGTTGGTGACGATCAGGCGCACGCATCCTCCTACCGGCAGGACGGGGGGATGCGGCACAGGAACCCGACGATCTGGTCGGCGAGTTCTCGCGGGTGCGAGGTCAGGTCGTTCCAGGCGTCGTTTTCCCAGAGGAACCGGGCGAGCGCTTCATGTAGTTCCTCGTCGTCGCGTTCGTCGTGGTCGCAGCCGCATCGGCAGGGTGCGTCGCAGAATTTGCAGGTGCGGGCGCACCGGGTGTGGATGCCGTGTTGGCAGGCGGTGGAGATGTAATGGTGTTGTTCTACGCGCACACGATCATCGTAGGGTGCCGTGGGGGGGGACACCGCATGCGCGTGTGAGCGCGTTGAGGTCGCCTTCGATGGCGATGTCCGATTCGCGGCCTTCCCAGTCGGCGTACGTCATGATGTAGTGCCGCACGGTGACGGGGCCGCCCCGTACGACGACGCGGCTGATTCCGTTGTGCCGGTAGCCAAGTTTCCGTGACACCCCGTTGGATGCGGCGTTGTTGTCGTGGGCGCTGGTCATGGCGTAGTAGGCGCCGAGCAGGACAAACGAGAAGTGCAGGATGGCGGTGCGCATTTCGGTGCCGAACCCTTGGCCCTGGTGGCGTTGTCCGAGCCATGATCCGGTGCGTACGGTGCGCAGGATCGCGAAGTTGTCGGCGCTGATGGATTGGGTGCCGATGACGGCGCCAGCGTGCAGGACGAAGAACGGCAGGGTCCAGTCGTTTTCGTCCCAGGTTTCGCGTCGGGTGCGGTGCCAGTCGATGACTGATTCGAGGCGCTCGTCGGGGGTGACGTCGGTCCACATGGTGCTGAAGGGCTGTACTTCGGGGTCGTGGATGCCGGCGCGTGCGAGTTCGGCCAGTTCGAGCAGGTGGGCGGCGTCGGTGGTGAGGATGAGGCGTTTGGTGCGTAGTTCGAGGCGGGGAAAGTCATCCATACGTCGGATCGTACTATCGCGGGGTGTGATACTTCTGCCCAGCGCCGTTCATGGGGTGCACGCCGGGCACGGGAGGGGCGTCTGGAACCAGACGAACCGGGTGTTGAAGCCGCCATCCTCGAACTCGGCGTACGGGAAGTCTTTGAAGAACTCGCGCACCGTGTTCTCGTCGCAGGTGTAGTAGCCGATCATCGCGAGGTTCGCCGGCCTGCCGTCACCGGGGCAGCCGCCTTGGCAGGACGCGAACGTTTCGACGCCCTGCGCCCACAGTGCCTTGAGGATGTGGGCGATGTCCCTGTCGACGCGCACCGGTGAGCCGTCGGGCAGGTTGGTTAGGACGGTGGGGTGGTGGTTCAACTCGGGGACGTCGTAGAGGATGCCTTCGACCTGGTTGTCGTCCTGGTAGAAGTGAGTGATGACGCCGTCCTGGACGTGCGGGGACCAGCCGACACTGCACTGCACGGACCGGTCGGGCAGGATGACGTAGTCAATACCTTCGGGCGAGCCGGCGCCGTTGGGGGCGTTCGGGTCGTCGCTGATGATTTTGCCGCGCGCGTAGGGATGCTCACTGGCCGCGAGTGCTTTCGCGATGTTGATGTTCGCTGTCAGGGTGTTCATGTGGGCGCGGCCGGATTCGAACCGGCAACCACAACGTTTTAAGCGTCGCTGCTCTACCAGTTGGCTCTACACGCCCAGGGGAGTCCAAGGCGGGATTCGAACCCGCGTACGCAGCTTTGCAGGCTGCTGCCTTGCCTCTCGGCCACTCGGACGTGGCAGGTCCAGGATTCGAACCTGGGTAGCTTTCGCGACGCGTTTACAGCGCGCTCCCATTGGCCGCTCGGGCAACCTGCCGTGTATGACGATCATACACGTCGTCACAGACTTTGTGACACGGCTGGTTCGTCAACGGGTGGCGAAGGTACGCGGGCTCCCCACAGTGCACACACAGGCCGGAGATCCCCATCCGAGCCATCGGTGCGTGCGACCAGTCCACGACACCCCAGGGCAGCCGGCCATCTTTCGAGGCGCGCACAGGCATGACGCCTCCCGGGACAAGGCACACGGGGTCAGTCAGAAATTATCAACGTGTGGTCATGCGCTGTCAAGATCGGCGAGACGCCGCGCGAGGCCCTGTATTAACGGGTAGAAATCCTCGAGGTCGTACCGGTAGTCGCCGCGTCGCCCGTACCGGGGTACCTTCCCCCGTGAGGCTGCCAGGTACAGGGGCTGGGCTGGGACGTCGAAGAACTCGGCGATCTGCCGGATCGTGAAGAGATACGTCAAGTCCGGCACCAGCACCTCCGGGGAGACGAGTCAACCGGAGGATCTCGCAGGCGCCGAGGATTGTCAATTGGTGGATATGGCTTCGCCGGTGTCGAGATCGATGCCGCCCAGGAGTTGGTCGGCTCGGGCGAGTGCGCCCGGGTCGTCCTTGAACTCTTCGCTGAGCTGGTTGTGGATATGCCGCCAAAACCCGGTGGTGTCGAGGTTGGCGGCGAGGGTGATGCCGGCGAGCTGCGCGAAGTCTTCGAGGCTGATGTGGCCGTCGAGGGGGTGGCCGTGTTCGAAGGTGGCTTCGAGGGTGACGGGGTCTTCGCCGCGCCAGACCTTCTCCTGTTCGTCCCACTGCAGGTTTTCGAAGCGCTTGTCCCAGACCTCTTCGCTTTCGGCTGATTCGACGCTGCCGTAGCCGTGTCGGTAGCGCAGATAGTAGTAGCGGCCTTCGGCGTCCCAGGCGTCCCACTGGGAGGGGCAGGCGGTGCTGGTGCAGATCGCTCGGACGAGGGTGATGGGTCGAGCAGCCTTACTCATGCGTAGGATGATACGACTCAACTGGTTTGTGTGGCAACGTGTTACTCCCCACGCATCGCCTCGTCGCCCGTGACCATGCCGACGTACTGGTACCGGACCGGGCGCCCCACGACCTGCGTGCCGGCGCGCACATACTTGTGGTTCATCCTGTTCGGCGCGAAAGAGTACACAGGCCGCACCGGGTCGAACCAGTCGGTGACCTGCCCGTCGAGCGGCCCACCGAAGAACTCGATCGTGACGTCAGGCACCACGCCACCACCTGCGCCGACGAGGCGGATCGTCATCGTCGGCAGGCCGCGACATGCCCCACGTCCACATGGGTGGCGGCTGCTGCCCGTGTGGGACAGCCCGGTTACCACCCCACTGGTCGCGGCGCTGCGCCGACCGGAAATACAGGCTCGGACACGGCGCCTTGTCGGGGTCGTTCTCGCCGGTGTAGTTGATCCGGGCGCGTTCCCGCATCGCCTGCCAATCCGGATACATATCACAGTAGCGGCAAACCGTTGGCGGGTGGAGAACAGACGGATCGCAATGCGGGGCACCGGACTTCTCGTCGCGTTCCTCGTACGTCACAGGATCGCCACCAGCCGCACCCCGAAAAACAGGACCCCGTCGGACGCCGCTTTGGCGACGTCCCAGATCCCGTACACCGACGGCCGGTCGCCGTGCCCGGTAGCGCGCAGCTCGTCGACCTGGTCCCGGAACATCGGGTACACGTGGTCGTAGTAGTCGCGGAACTCGTACCAGTCGTGCTGGTTGCCCGACGTTTCGTACTCGGTCCAGTGGATCGACACTGGCCGTAACGTGGCTTTGAACTGGGCGTTCATCCGCCACACGACCTGGTCGCGTGGCAACCCTTTGGTGTTACGCAACAGGTTGCCGTCGCGGTCCCAGGGCACCAGGTAGTTCACACTGGCGCGCAGGGTGGTGGGTTTCGGGTGGATACGGGGACGGCCCATGCTGTGATCATACGCGCAACCTGGGTATATCAGCCATCTGCTATACTTGGTCTAGACCAATTTTGGGGCCCGTTTTTGACCCCCACAATGTTAGTGTCTCCGCCCGCCCTCCCCTTTAGCCTATTGATTTTTAGGCCACAAGTCAACGTGTGGACGTTAAACGCTGGGGCCTCACAAAGCGTTTACGCAGGTCAAGGGCGTACGGCGAGGAACGGTCACACTGCTTCGTCGTCGGTTTCTGCAAAACCCGCGTTGACCTGCGCGTTCATGGCAATGCGTTGACGGTTTTCGTCGATTTGGTTGCCTGCCGGGCGGCGAAAAGGATGTGGGTGCCTCCGTCGAGGGCGCCGAGCTGGCGGCACGCCCACGCTTCGTTGTCGAGGAACCGCGCCCAGTGGTGGGGGTGGGCTTCGAGTCGCGCGAGGGCGTCGGGGTCGGCGAGTGACGCCCAGTTCGACGCGCTGATCGCGGTGGTTTCGGCGCCGGCGTGTGCGACGAGGTCGAGGATCTGGTCGGCTCGGTACATTTGGCAGACGTGGCCGGTGGGTTGGATGGGGCGTAGGTCGCCGGTGCGCCAGATTTTGTCGGTGATGTCGGTGCCGTGTCCGAGGGTTTCTTCGATGACGGCGCGCATGTAGTAGCGGTGGGCGCCGAGTGTGGACATGACGGAGGCGACGACTGTTCCTCCGGGGCGGGTGACGCGTAGTAGTTCGGCCATCGCGACCGGGGCGTCTTCGAAGACGTAGGAGAGGGGTCCTCCGTAGGCGAGGGTGAGGTCGTATGCGCTGGTGGGGAAGTGGGACAGGTCGCGTATGTCGGCGGTGCGCCAGGCGGTGATGTTGTGGGCGAGGCTGGCTTCGGTGATGCGGCGTTGGTTCTCGGCGAGTTGCCGACGGGAGAGGTCGGTGACGACGATTTTCGCGCCGGCTTGGGCGAGGTGGTGGGTGAACGTGCCGGGGCCGGCGCCGATTTCGAGGACGCGCATGCCTGGGGTGAGGTGTTCGTCGAGGAAGCGTCGGTGGATTTCGTGGGAGACCCGGCCGGGGATGTCGTTGCGTAGCCGGTCCCATTCGGTGGTGTTGTTGTCGAAGTAGTCGTGTATTTGGGTGGTGGTTGCGTCCACGTGTGTACTCACTCGGGGGCGGGGTCGTCGCTGGTGGGCGTGTTCGTGTCAACTGGTTGGTTGTCGCCGATGATGTGGCGGCATTCGTCCATGACGGTGTTGCGGCCGGCGACGGCGAGCGCGGTCCAGGTGCGGCTGTGGAGCTTGTTCGGGAGGGTCGCCGAGAGGTACTCGGGGTTGGTCCACCACCGGTACCACTCTTCGAGGAGGTCGAGGTGGGTGCCGAGTGCTTCGTCGGAGGAGGCGAGCACGGTGAGGGCGTAGTCGTGGAGGCTTGGCTGAATCAATGCGCTGAGGATGCGTTCGGCGCGGTCTTCGTAGCCGAGTTCGGTGGTGTCGCGGAGGGCTTCGACGATTGTGGCGATGAGCCGTTCACGGGGAGTGGGCATGAGCGGATGATACTACTGATGGGGGTGGGTGCGGCTCTCGCAGCATCACGGGGTGTCGAAAAGAGTCCGGAGAGCCGCGCCCGGTTTGGGGTGCTCTCCCGGAGACAGTATGGGTGTCGTGAGAAGGCTGGGGAGAGCACTGGTTGTGGTGTCGGCCCTTCCCGGTCCGGGGGGAAGGGCCGACTTGGGCGCTACTTGCCCAGCACCTCGTGCAGTGCGTTCATACGATAACACGAGTCTTGAGGTGGGCGGCACGACGCCGCACCCGCAACCGGACAGCCGGCCGAGCTGCGCGTGACCGCCAAAGATGCGTTTTCCACGCGTTGTTCGTCTTGCCGCGCCGCGCCTCACACGCCCAGTGCGCCAGGCGCAGGTTCGCCATCGCCCAGCCCTTAGTTATGTCGATGCGTGAACGGCACACCTCGTCGATCAGGACCGGGTCGTCGCACAACCAGCACCTGCCGCCTCGCACCCGGTACAACTTCGCCACCGTGTTGTAGTCTCTCGCGCCCCCCCGTGGAAGCTTGCCGTGAGAGGCGAGGAAGCCCGGGACGCCAGCTACAGGATCGGGAACGGGACGGTCGGGCAGCTGACTGCCGCGCCCGTTGTTGCAGGGGTAGCAAGCTAAACGCAGGTTGGAGGGCTTGTTCGTGCCACCGAGCGCACGGGGGATGATGTGGTCGCGGGTGGCCTTCGACAGTTTGATCTGCTTTTTGCAGCGCCAACAGGTTGCGTTGGACAGCACCCAGAGGCGTCGTAATGCCTTGGTGGCCTTGCGGGTGTCGTCGAGGTGCTTGAGGTTGGCGGCGAGTTCGGTGTAGGCAGGGGTGAGGGTCGACGTCGTCATGGTGTTGACCTCCCGCACGGATGCGTGTGGCCCCCTCGCTGATCCAGGAGCGGGGGGGCCGGTGCGCGGCATATCCCAAGCCCCCCGCCCTTTTCACAACGTCGAAGGGGCGGGGAACAGTCATACGGTAGCACATTCGTGGTGTGCGAAGGCCCCCTCCTCGGTCGTCGGGGAGGGGGCCATGTGCGGCCCTGGACAGTGTCCCCCCATCCGGGGCCCGTGACCAGTGCTCCCCGAGAGAGCGACAGGCCACACCTTTCCGGGGGAGGCGGTGCGGCGCCATCACCCCGAACCAGCAATCACACCGTAGCATCGCCGGTTGGGGTTGGGGGCGGTTTCCCGAAAACAGGCCACAGACACCAAAGGGCTCCCTCTCTTCGGGGGTCGAGAGGGAGCCCGGGGAGGTTCCGGAAGTAATCCTGGCGGGATTAGGGCTTCCGGTGAGTAACCATCGCGCGCTTCCTTGGGGGTGGAAAAGGAGCGACGGTCACACTGGCGGGTCGGGAGTCTGACTCGCACCAACCCGACCAGCAATACGACAATAGCACGTTGTGTGTGCGGGGGGAAGCGGAACGCGACAGAACCCCCACCCCGTGAGCGGCGCGTAGGGGGGTGAGGGTTCTGTCCTCCGGTTGACCGCAACCGGAGTCGCCGACCATCAACCAATAGACACGTGGGGTCTAGGTCGGCAGGTAGCCCACCCTCCCCCAGCTAGGCGGAGAGGGGTGGCTGTGCTGGTGCGCTCGATTGCAGGTGTGGAGAGCCCTCGCACCAGCAAGTCCTATCGTAACACGTTGCTGGCGGTGAGGCGCCAACCGCGAGCACCAACTCCCGCACCCGCTCCTGCGACACCGGGCAGTAGTCGTGGACGTCGACACCCACGTTTATCTGCCGCCCGCTCACCGCCCACGCCGTATGGACGTGCCCACACAGCAACACATTGCCACGATCTTCGGGGCGCCACCGTGCGTACCGATCCTCCGGACGCGAATCCCCCGCATACGGCAGATGCGCGAGATCCACCACCACACCCCCGCCAAGATCATGATCGGTGACGATACCCCCCACCACCACCGACACAAACCCAGCATCCATATACACCGGCACCGCACGCCGCCACCCGCGATGCATCCGATGACAGCTGTCGTGGTTACCGGCGACCAGGATCTTGCGCCCATTCAACAGGCACACAGGGCTCAGCTGCTTCGGCGACAACGCCACATCCCCGACCACGTACACCGTGTCGTCGGGGCCCACCACCTCATTCCACCTCTTGATAAGCCCCTCGTCCATCTTGCCGACGTCAGCGAACGGACGATCACACAAGCTGATGATGTTCGCGTGGCCGAAATGCAGATCAGCCGTGTAAAACGACGCCACTACGCCCTCCGCTTCGCGATCCAACTGCGCCACCACGCCGACAACCAGTCCGACCAATACCCCAGGACAAACGCGACGACGCCCGCGACCGTAATCATCACGGGCATATACACCGGACCCCGCGTGGCGGCGCCAGCGAGACACCCCACGCCGAAACTCGCCACGACGACCGGCAGCATCACGCGCGCATACGGAGACACGGGGGCTCCTCGAACGGGAGGGGAAAGGGTCGCGGCCCCCGACCGGTGAGGGATTCGAGGGCCGCGAGTTCCAAGCCAACCAGACTCGGAAGCGGCACCATGGCCGCACACCGATGGTAACACGAAACTGGGGGTGTGGCGTCCCCCGGTCGTCATTAGGGCACCGTTATGCAATAGGGGGACGCCTGCGTTCACGGTATGGGAACCGGGACGAGACCGGCAAGCGCCCCCTCGGATCGACTACTGGCTGAACGCTGGAAGTATGGAAGGGACGGTCGTCATACAGTAGCAGCATCGGGGTGGAGGACACGCCACCCACGCCCCCACACCGGCTCCACCAACCTACGCCCCTGCAACACCTCCAACGCGCGACGCACCATCCCCCGACTCACACCGAACCGCTCCGCCAACTTCTGCTCCGACGGACACCACCCACCATACGAAGGCAACTCGGCCGACAACACCTTGACGATTTGCTCCCACGCACCCATCGCAGCCGAACCCCGCCCCCGCCTCAAACTCGGCCGCACCACCAACTCACACCCCACAACCAGCGTCCAATCCACAAACTCCGACACCGACGGAGACCCCACCCCCGCCTCCCACTCCTCCAGTCGACTGGTCGGCACCCCCACACGCGCCGCCACCTCCACCACACCCAACCCCCGCACACGCCGCACATCCGCCAACTGCCTCGCCAACGCCGACCACACATCACTACGAGTCAACGACACGAACCCTCTCGCCAAACGGAACCGTCGCCTGCGCCGCACGCCACGACGCCACCCGGGCCGGATCCACACCAGGCGGCATCGGCCCATGCCACGTCGAACCACCCACGATCGGCAACGCCATCGTGATAAACGCCTTGTCCGTCATCGTCTCCGCACGCCGCAACACCAGGTCGGCCTCATCGCCAAGCCGCACCACAAGCCGCCCCTCAAGCAGGAAACGAAGGCGCGTGTGGAACCACTCGGAGTGCCGCCCGACCCTGCCGCGACGCACGGGGAGGTCACGGCCACACCAACACTGCTCCATAGTCATATCATCGCCGTCATGGAGGGGTGAGCAAACCCCAAAAACAGAAAGGCGCCCCCAACGAATGACCAACCACGAACCCACCCCATGCGCCCATTGCGGCAAACCCGCCCGGGGCTTCGCCTACAAAGGCGACCACCGCGTCTGCCACACCGGCACACTCCCACCCGACAACGAACCCCCGACTGCTACCGGCTCATCACCATCTACCGGGAACCACTCGGCAGCCGCACAACCGAGACGTACCAGACCGGCAACGACTCGCCCAACGAAGACGACAGCTACATCACGCACACCCGGGAAGAGATCACCGCACTCGCCCACTACTACAACACCCACGACACCACCGACAGGGCGCCACTCCCCCCAACCCCAGGCGCGTGATACCGTATGAAGGTCGTTGTGACAGCATTGCTGTGTAGTAACACAACACCTGTGGCCTCCCGCTCAAGCAGGGGGCCACAGTCATCCCACAGCAGGAACTCAACGCGCAGGCGGCGCCGGCGTCTGCGCCTCCCAACACCGACGATGCCAAACCGTGAACTCGGCCGGGATGTTCGGGAACACGAACCCCTCATCGCCCTCCCCGATCAGCTCCCCGCACACACACCGCTCCCCCACCGGCACAGCCACGTGCTCCCACACATCCGTCGCCGGACACCAACCCGAACCACCAAACCACTGACTCACAGCCGCTCCCCCCTCGCGAGCATCTCAGCCGACCACTTCGTCGGATGGAAGTTGCTCGCCTTAATCGCGTCCACGATCACGTCCCGGCGACGCCGCTTCACACCCGGACGCGTGCTCAGCGCCTCGTACAGACCCAGACTCACCGTCGACAAGCGCTCCGAACGCCGATCCAACGCGTCCAGAAGCCCCTGCTGCATCGCGCCCACCGTCACGCCAGCCCACTCCGGATGCTCCGCCAACACATCACACACGACAGACACCCACCGCTCACGGGCGAGTTCCGACGACGAGGCGTCAGACACAGGAGAATTCATGCGTCATACCATAGCCGGAAACCCAACGTTCGCCCGACACCACGACATATACACAGTGGCTGCCGGGCATGGTGCCCAGCGAGACGCTGAGGACAGGGTTTTGACCGTTTTCCCCTCACGAAACACCCGGCAGCCGCCCGCACGCCGAACGTATCGAACTGATGTTCTAAAGACGTGAGGGGTGGGATTAAAGAAAAACAGGGCCGGCGCACGTCGGCCACACCCATAGCAACGAAATACCATAGCCAGAAAGAAGAAGGTGGACAACACCACCAGCCAAAGCCCACGCAGCCTGTGAACAAAGAATGAAACATCTGTTCGGTAGCGGTAGGAGGTGGGATTAAATAAAAAGGAAAGGGAGAGGCGCTCGGCGCACTTCTCACACCATCTCACGCTATTACCATAGCCGGAAAAGAGGGGAAAAACACACGCGGGAAGCGGGCTGTGCGTGGTCCATGATCGCCTATGAGCGCTGACCCCCTGACATTGATATCAACGCGTGGACTCGCCGGCGACAGCTGGTTGATACACAGCATGATCGCCGGCGAGGTGGCGGGTACGGCTCGACAGACGCACCGACGCGCACGGGTACGGGGTGCACTTCGCTGGAATCGCTAGGGATTCCCCCCTGCCCTACGTTTCGAGCCGGGCGCAGTACTACATAACTCCGATTATGTTGTGATCATGAGGCTACAGAGCTGGTCATACCATAGACGAGGGCGTGGGAGTGGGCCCGGCAGCAGCAAATCAGTACCTCCATTGGGGTACTCCATTCAGCTACACAGCGTTACTTATACGCACAGCCAGTAGCTGGCATCCCCCAACTGGGGTACTCCAGTGGCACAAAACCAAGATCCTTGATCATGGCCAGAACCAACGCAGCGCCCCCGCCACCGACCGACCCATGGTAGGGTAGCCAACAGCTACCCGCAGGCCGTGAGCGTTGCCCCTTCCCCCCTTCTAGCCCTATCCTTGGCAGTCATCTTATAGACATTGCTGTTTTGTGTTGGGGGTGGGGTGTTCTCATCTGCGCATGTGTGCAGGTATGCAGGTGGGGTGTTGTTATTCAGGTTGGTCGGTCGGGTGAATGGTTCTATTCAGGTACTCCAGTTGGGGTACTCCAGTTCTGTCTTTGTCGACAAATCGATATTCGCCTGTTGACATGTGGGTAGCAGAAAGGCCCAGCCGTCGACACGGCTGGGCCTGGTGTGGGGTACGTCAGTTGTCTAGTTTTTCGCCTTTGGCGAGGATTGCCCGGACTTCGTCCCAGAGTCCGTCAGGCAGGGGCTCAACTAGCCATGCGTGGCCGTAGCGGTACCCGGTTTCGGGGCAGGTGATGTCTCGGCGCGCGTCGTATGACGGATCGTCGGGCAGTTCCATGTGTGCGCATGCGGCGCGCCTGTCATTGAGGTGCCACCGGTCCCAGATTTCGGCGAGTCGTTTGATGTCTGCGTGGGTGAGGGTTCCGGCTGGCCGTGTGATGTCGGCGAGCATGTTGCCCACCTGTCCGGCCGTGTCTGGGTCGCTGGTGAGTCCATACCAGCCGAGTACGGAGAGCGCGAGTCTGGCGTGCGGTCCGGTGCGCTGTTCGTGTTGGGTGGTGGTGTAGTCGCTGGTTTGGGTTTCGTGTCGTGCTTCGACGGCGATGCGCGTTCCGTCGCGTTGTGCGCCGATGAGGACATAGGTGCTCATGATCATTCTCCCTTGATCATTTTGAGTACGTGGTCTGTGTCGCCCCTGTAGGGGTAGTCGTCGTCTTCCGGTTCGGGCATGTCGTCGGGCGTGAAGCTGTGTAGCGTCGTCTCGGCGCGCGTCTCAGGGTTGACCTCAATGAGGGTGACCTCGGCGCCGCGTCTCAGGAGTCCGGCCGTTTCTGATGCGGCTTCGACCAGGCTGCCCGCGACGTTGCGTGCTTTTACGCCGTTGGGGTATTCGAATACGACACGGTAGGGGTAGCGTTGTCCACGTTTGGCCATGATCACGCGGCCCATTCGCATTCGAGGGTTTCGCCGTTGTGTGTGTATGCGCTGGGCCTGGTCGGTGCTGCGCCGAGTCCGGGGCGTATGGTGGCGTGTGGGCGTGCGGTGTGTGTTTCTGGCCGTGTGGTCTGTCGGCGTGTCTGGCGCGTCGTGTGGGCCGCGCTGGGCCTGTTGCGGAGGTGTTCCCGGCGCCATTTGCACGCGTAGTAGACGATCATGGCCCAGCCGACGTACGGGATCATGGCGAGTGCGCACACGAGGGTGACGCGGCGCGCGACGGGATGTGCTGCCCAGTAGGCGCGTTGCTTTTCCATGATCGTCGGCTTGTGGATCTTGATGCCGGTCGTCGCCACGTACTCGACCTGGTAACCAGCCGCGCGCGCGTAGTCTGCTGCCTCGCGCTGTTCCCATGGGGAGCGGTAGGCGAGTACGCGTGTGCGTGAGTCCACGATGTGTGTGCTTTGCGGCTGAATGATCATGGTTTGCGCTCCCTTGGTTGGCTTGGTGTCCAGTCAACCACCGTGCTCTAACATCGTCAAGCGTGCGTGATGAAACGGTGCCTCGCGGTGAGGCACCGTTCCCCCACGATCCGTCACGCGAGGTAGTCCCGTGCCCGTTCGATCATGTCCCGCATGGCCTGGTCCCGATACGCGTCGTTGTACGCGTTCCACAGCGTGTGATCCGCGTCCGCTTCGAGGTCGAGTTCCCCGAGTAGGTCATCCGGCCCGTACGTGTTGGCCTGGTCGGCGTAGTCGAACGCGTCTTGCACGGCCGGAATGATCGTGTCGGTTCCCGCGTCGATGATCTGTTGCGCGTCGTTCGCGTCGCCTACGTGTAGGAAGTTGACGACGTGCGCGCCGTGTTCGGCGCCGATGATCTTTGCCCAGGTGATGTATCCGTGTCGTTGCGCGTCGCTCGGTTCGGCGCCGACGAGTTCGAAGTATTGGGAGATCATTTCGTGCGGCGTGATGCCGTTGACCTTCCCGAAACCGATCAACACGTCGTGGTTGTCGTGCATGATCGCTTCGAAGTGTCCGACGTACCCGAGTGAATCCCACACGTTGCCGTGCTCGCCTGCCCAGTCTTCCCGCCACATGCCCAAGCTGTCGGCGTACATGTAGACGCGCCGATAGGTCCCGCACTCGGTGTAAGGCTTGCCGTGTTCCGGGCAGTCGCCGTCTCGTGTGCCGTAGTCGCTACTGTCGGCGTGATCCGCTTGCGCGATGATGCGTGCGGCTACGGCGAATGCGGCGTGTGCGGAGTGTTGGGTTGCAGGGATGCTGATGTCAACGCCGGCGTATAGGGTGTCGCGACCGAGTGTGAGCATGTGCCCGTAGCGGGTGTCGCCGTCGGTGGTTTCGACGGGCCAAACGCTTATGGCCATGTCGGGTACGTAGCCGACCGTGAGCGTGGTCCGGTCGGTCGGTACGGGGATAGCGAGTGCGTGCGGGCCAACTTTCCCCGCATACGTTTGGTAGTACCGGTCGCATGTGGCGCACACGCGGTCGAGTGACCAGGTTCCGTCTTCCATGAGCATGAGGAGTCGGTGTGTGCCGATCCGGTCACCGTGTCCGATCGTGGCGCAGTGCTGCGCACTGGGCTCCGTTCCCGTGTCGTCTCCCTCGTCATCGCGTGAGGTTCCGTCTTGCCACTGGCCGTTTTCGTAGCGGTCAATGCCGGTTTCGAATCCGGAGCGGTAGAACGACCAGTCGATAACCGCGTACGTCAACGGGACGTCCACATGCCCGTGCAATTCTCCCCCGTACGCGTTCACAAAGTTCGCGTGATCCCAACCGCGCGAGATACCGATTTCGGTTGCCTCGTCTTGGAGTTTGCGGAGTTCATCGGCGCTGATCGGTTCGAGGTCACGCGCGTTGAACAGCACGTAGTGGTCAACGCCCGGAATGCGCACGTCGTAATCGTGGCGCCGGTTCTCGACAGGGTGGACAACTTCGATTCGGCCGATCTGCCCCTTGTAAGGGGAAAGCGCGTCCGCCTTGACCTTGATTGTCTGGCCAAGTTTGAACGGCGCTGTGTCCGGGCCGTTCGGTTCGCTGTTGAGTCGTGCGGCGTACTCGTCGGCTACCGACTTGTTATCGGTGCGCCAGATACGCACGGTGCCGTCGTGCGGTTCGGCGCGGACTTCCGTGAACTCGACCGAATCCCAGATGTAGTATCCGTCGATCGCGGAGTGCAGCACGCCATAACGTGGGCGCGTCGGAGCGTCGTTCTCAGTCTGGTCGGTGGTCTGTGTGTCGGTGTAGTCGTCCGCGTTGTATGGCCAGAGCCCGTATCCGGTGTAGTCGGACAGCGTGTCAGAGACGCGCCGCGCCAGTGCCTCAGCGTCCGCGTCACGTTGCGCGTAGACCTTGATCTGGACCGGTGCGGCCATGCTGTCGGGCGTGGGAGTGTACGCGGTTACGGTGATCACCGTTGCGCCGTCTGTGAGTGCGTTTCCGGTTTCGCTGTTCCACGTGAACGCGCGTGTGTCGTTCGCATTGAGCACGGTGATTCCGCGTGCGCGGAGTGCTGCTCTGATGCCGTTGACGGTTGCGGTGCGCATGGTGTGCTCCCTTTGGTTGGCTGGTGTCGCCCGGGTATCGTCTCACCTCCGCTAACTCTGTCAAGTCTGCGTGATGAAAGACGATACCGAATCGTTACCGCCCGCGTGGCGACCACACGGGCCAATATTCAGTTATGGATGCCGCTAAACAGCGTCGGCGCCCGGTTCCGGTTTGGCGTACCTGATCCGTCCGGCTGCCGTAAGGGTGAACCGTACGGGCACGTTCCGGAAGTTCGGGTTATCGAGCGCGTAGCTGACGCTCGCGTCGGACTGCGTACGCAGCACGGTTCCGTCCGTGCACGTGACGATCCATGACGGATTGCCGTTCACGCTGTTGTTTGCGCGCTTCAGGCTTTCGATCGTCTTCACGACTTCCGTGTCTTTGCTGCTCATGTCGTGCTCTCCTATCCTGTCAAGCCGCGTGTCGAGTCTAGTCGCAGGTGTCCACGATCGGTCCGGGCGTGCCTCGCCACTCAAAACCGACGTTCACGCACGGCACGCCGATGACGATTCCCGCGTTACCGGGCGCGTTGTAGACGGTCGTGTGGGTGATCAGGTACCCGGCGCCGATAGCGGAGCCCAGCACGGCGAGTGCGATCACGAGCGGTCCGAAGTAGTCGCGCAACAGCGCCTTAACGATCATGTTTCCCCCTTCGTGTGCCTGCCAGTCAGACACCCATTCCCGCCATACCGACCACACGGCCGGTAGGCAGGCAAAGGTGTCCGTCAGTCGCCGTCTTCCGGCTGCTCTGGACAGTTCGGCTCATGTCGCGGCCCCTTCCCGCCACACGTTCCGCAACCGTTGTATTCGTCTTCCGGGGCCAGCTTGTCAGCCCAGACATGCGACCAGCGTTCGACGGGCCCACGCGTGCCGTAGAATGCGGCATACTCCGCCAGTTTGGCGAGCATGGCGAGGTTTTGGCGCGCGGTCCCCAGGTCTCCGACGCGCTTGTGTGGGTCGAAGTTGTGCGCGTGCCGTTCGACGAAAGCGGATTCTGCCTGAATCTCGGCGATAAAATCCGCCAGAATGGCACCGGTGCTCGAGAATGAGGTGAAAGCCTCATTGTTTCCGCCATGGAATCCGGCTGCAATGGCGCGCGCGGTTCCGTCGTAAATCGGTGTGGCGGTGCGCCATGAGCGCGTCACGTCCGCCATGATCAATTCGAGGTCGCTCATGATCAGTAGTCCCCATTCTGTTCTACGGCTTTCGGGTGATTCATGCATTTCTCGCACATGAGTCGGCGTGGGTTCGGGATTGCATTACGCCATGCCTTATAGGTCATGATGGAGCGCGCTTCGATCATTGCGCCGCATAGTGCTTCGCGTCGCTCGCGCTTTCCAGGCTCCATAAAGTGGATACGCTTAGGCGAGTATCCGACTTCGATTTCGGTGCGCTGGTATTCGAACCATGCGGCGCGCGCTTCAGCTAGTGCAGTGTCGTTTTCGGGCGTGCGGTTTGCCTGAAACGCGTTGAATGCCGCTTCGGCTGCTGCCCGGTAGGGTTTCGCTTTCTCATCCCATGGACGCATGATCGTTCCCTTTCTGAGTACCGACCGGTTACCACACGGCGCGCCGTGTGGCCCGGACGCCTACTCAGCCGGAGCCTTGACCCAACCGGTTGCCTTGCGGCGTTCCCCTGCGAGGTGAGTGCCGCATCCGTCGCACGGGACGCCCGAGAACGTGTCAGTTTCGCAGTCGCATTCGAATTCGCCCGGCAGGGGCGAGTGTGACCCGTAGACGTTGACCGGACACTTGCTGTCGTGCTCCTCTGCGAGTGCGCCGAGCGTGATCTCCTCGTCGACCAGGTTGCCCATGAGTCCGGCCGGATGCTGGCGTGTGTCGTCTCCGCACTGGCATCCGTCGCCGTTCGCGAGCATGACCATGCAGCACTGGCAAAGGTCTACGGTGTAGTAGCGGGCAGGGTCGCACGGGGGTTCGGGCGTGATGAGTTTGAACTGTGCCCGGAACGCGCTTTTGCCCATGGTGTCGTCGGGCGCCTGGTCGCGGTGCATGCGGTGGATAACGTCAAGGTGTACGGCGCGCGGTTCGACGGACCAGGGCCGCACGATGATCAGGGGGTTAGTCCGGTCGGCGTAGTACCTGTCTTCGATGATCGGTGCGCGTCCCATGGTCGCCCCTTAGTCGGTGGGTTGTGCGGAGCCTCGATCGTCTCACGTTCCCTAACATTGTCAAGTCTGCGTGATGAAAAAGTGCCCCTTGCCATGGGTGCCCCGCGTCTGGCAACGTGTGAAGTTGGACCCAAGCGCCCCGTGTCAAGCCGTTGACACTCGCAGCTTGATACGCCGGCGTTGACATACCCTCGCGCGCTCGCGCGTGTGCGAGGCGGGGGCTGCCGGCGCCGGCCGACGCGGGCGGGGTGGCCGGCGCGCGCCCGGGAGGCGCCGTGTTTGAAAAACCGGAAAGCGCTGATATAGCGCTGAGCGCTAGCGGCTTCAAGCTCTGCCCTGGTCGTTAGCATGATGTGATAGCGTAGGTGTGTCTGGGGGGAGCCGCCACCGTCCACGCCAGCGTTTCAGTGGTGCCCATAGTGGCTCCGCGTGGGCGGTGCTCCCCGTCAGGCTGGTGCCCGCAAGGGCCGGTGTGCTGACGTCGCTGCGTTTTTCGACCATCCTTCGCGCGCCGGCCCGGGGCTTCCCCCGTTCGGGTGACGGCGTGGGGGCGCGAGCTTTTCACCGGGCGTGGTGGTGTCTTTTCACCGATTCACCGAGTCGTCTAATAGCGAGCGTTAGCGCTAGCGCTAGGGGTGGTTTCGTTTTTGTAATTGCGCCCGTATCCCCCTGCGATTGGCGCCGTATGGGGCCCGTATCCCCCTGCGATTGGCGCCGTATGGTATCGTATGCGCTGGTCCTGGTCCCCTGTTCCAGCGCTCACCGTAGTTCTTTCGCCCGGGACCCCGAGAGCTGGGCTCGGCGTCGTAGAGCATCCGTCGCCCTGTCAGATTGCGCGCCGAGCCCTCTGCTATTATCTGACAGTCCCGGGCCTAGTCTCAGACGCCTACCCGTCAGTTCTTCGCCCGGGACCCCAGAGCTGGCCCTGTGCCAATGAGTGCCCGTTCACCCGATTGAGTCCCGCACAGGGCTGTTATTATCGGATCGGTCCCGGGCCTCGAACATATCGCTACCCATAGCGGATGCGCCCGGGGCCGCGAGACTTGCCCCAGGTCGAATCACTTCCGGCGCCCCTGTGTTGAACGCCTGAGGCACGCCGGCCCCGTGTCGAACCCCTCACGTCACCCTGTTGAGGTCGCACACGGGGCCGTCTGCTATTGTATGCTCGTCCCGGGTCGGGTATGTTTCGCCGCCCAATGCCAGATCGCCCGGGACACCCTGACTGCCCCGCGCCGATGCATCGTCGCCGCCCTCATGGGAACCGCACGGGGTGCGCAGGCGGGCCCCGAGCCATTCCAGGGACGTTCACCCGGAGTAGTGCCGCTCGGGGCCTCCTGCTATCATCCGACTAGTCCCCGGGTCAGATTTCGACTGCCGCCCATAGTAGAGGCGCCCGGGGCTACCAGAGTCAGCCCTGTGCCCCCTATCGTCCCGCTCCCCGAAGGACCCGCGCACGGGGCTTTCTGCTATTATCCGACTGGTTCCGGGCTCGACGAAACGGCGACGCCCATATCACGCCAGCCCGGAACCCCAAAAGCCGGGCCCCGTGCCAAATGTCTTTCGCCTCCCATGAGTGCAACGCACAGGGCCCCCCTACGCTGGCCCGGAGCCCCACCTGGCCTCGCACCCCATAGCGCCAACGCCCCGGGCCGCACACGAAAGCACCCCCCGACGCGTATGCCGGGGGGTGCTTCGTTCTGTGCCGCAAGCCGCGCGACAGTCGTACAGTACTACGGTACGTAGGTGAACGGGTACACCAACCCACCATCCAGAACCGCCGGATCAGCCGGGTTCAGCCAGTGCCACTCATCCGAACCAGGCGCAACCGGCATCAGCCCCACGCCCGCCTTCTCTCCCGTGTACGTCTTCCACATGGCGCCGTCGCCGTCGCGCAGGTTCACGTCCGCGCCGAGCCGGAGCAGATCACCGGGCCCGTCGAACGTGTCCACCGTGAACGGGAACAGCTCCGACGTGTCCACCGGCAACGCCGCATGGTAGTTGCCCGCGTACACGACTTCGCCGACCTGCCCGTCCTCCACGTACTGAATCCCGGTGGCGCCCATGTGCTCGACGGTGCGCCAGGTGTGGCCGCCCTGGTCGGTCAGGCTCAGCCCGACGGGGAGCCCCCACAGTGTGTCGAACGAGTGGGCCACCATGTGGCGGGTGGTCACCGTGTCGTCGTCGGTGATCGGGTAGCCGGCGAACGTGAACGGGAACGGAAGGTTCATGTTGCTGTCTTCCGTGACCACCCACACCCCCTGATCCTTGCCGCCCGGCAGCATCACGGCAGCCGAGACGCCGTTCACGTAGCACGTGACCCACGTGCGGCCGGCCGCGTCTGTGAACCGGACGTCATCCGGCATCGACCACAGCCGGACGGCGTTGTCGACGGCGTTCACGGTGAGCGGATACAGGGCGTCGATCGGGGCGCCGTTGATGTAGAACTGGGCGTCGGCGCCGTACGGGGTCATGTACGTTTCGGCGCGCAGTCCGCGCGCGTCGGACACGATCAGCCCCATGGGCAGCGCGCGCAGGTCGGTCTCCGACATGATGAGTGTCGGCGTGGCCGGCGCGTCGTCGATCTCGTACACGGCGAGCACGTTTTCGGCCCGGACACTGTGGCGGGGCGTGCTTGTGACGAGGCCGGGGAGGGGCGGCCCGTAGAAGTGATACATCCCGTTCGCGAGCTGGTAAGACGTCGCGGTGACGTCCCTGTCTTCGGTCGCGAGTTCGATGCGGAAGCGGCGCATCGGGTACATGGTTCCCCCTTCTTGTCGGGTTTCGGCTGCGCGCCGCTCCCGGTAGGCGCCCTCGATCGATGCGGCGAGCCTTTCGTGCGACGTGTGCCAGTCGCCCTCGATCGGGCCGCTCTTGTTGGTCATTCGGTGGTTTCCCCCTTCGATTGCTCACCCGGTTGGGTGATGAGGTAGAACGGCGCCAGCCCCTCGATGACGCTGGTCGCGTAGGGGACGCGCAGCCCGTCCCATGTGATGAGGCCGTCCGGGTGGACGGTGCACACGTGTCCGGTGCGGTCGGCGACCAGCGCGCCCACGAGAGACGGCAGCTCCGCCAGCTCAACACGAAGCCGCGCCGACTGGGGTCGGGGCGCGTCCGTGATCACGGTGAGGGGCGCGTACTGGTCGCCGATCAGGGTGTCGCTGTTCGGTATGTCGATGGACGGCCCCGGCCCGAGCTGGTACAGCCTCCCACCCGCCTTCACCCATTCGCGGCCGGCCTGGTCCTGGAGAGGCGTGTACTCCGGCAGCGCGCGAAGCTGACCACTCGTCGTGATCTTGGTCATTCATCGCCCTTTCGGCTCGTCGGACCCGTGCGGGTTTTTCGTGACGTCGTTAACGATGTTTTCGTTTCCCTGGCGGCGTTTCGCCGCGTCGTCGGCTGGCGGCGCGGTGCCGTTCGGATCAGGCGTCGGCATCGTCTCTCTCCGGGTTGTTGAGGTAGTCCACGCTGTCGGTGATCTGGTCTAGTTCGGCGTGGGGAAGTCCCCACTCGGCTGCGTCTACGTAGACATCTCCGCCCGGGTCGGAGTCGGCGAGCATCGTCGTGACGGTGGTGCGGTACTCGGTTTCGGCGTCGGCACGGTCGGTGTAGACGGTGGCACTGGACTGACCCCAGGTGACCAAGACGAGGTAGACGGTTCGTTCGGGGTGCGGGACCTCGTAAACCTCGAACGTGCACCTGTCCGGGTCGCCTTCGGAATCCTGCGCGTACGAGTAGCGCAGCCGGGTGCCAGCGTCGCGCATCTGCTTGACGATGTCCGAAAACGGGTTCGGGTCCTGGCCGATCTCCGCGAGCGACGGCCACTGCGTGGCGTCGGTCACGCGTCGGCCTTGGGGCGGGGCACGACCGGCTTCGGGTTGCCGGCGAGGTCCATGTAGAACACGTCGCCCCCAAACTCGTAGAGCCGGTCTTGTAGTTCACCGAAGGTGACGGCCTGCGCGGTGTCGGAGCCCTTCGGGTACCAGTCCATGACGCCTTCGTCGCTGGGGACCAGGGTCGCGATGATCTCGTCACGGACGCGCACGGCGAACACGTCGCCGGGCATTTCCTCCGACAGGGTCACGGTGAGTCTCGCGTAATGGATCTTCGCGCCGGTGGCCTCGATCGCGTCGCGGGAACGCCGGTACTGGTCCGGTTTGCGTCCGAGCCGATCGAGGTGGGGGACGACGAAATGCGGGACGCCGTTGTCGCGGACCCAGTTGCACGCCTGCGTGAGGCCGTCCGGGAGAGTGTCTTTCGGCATCGCCGCGTCACTCCAGAACCCGACGGGTGTCCAACCCTGCTCCAGGATGAACAACCGACACGCAGCCATCTGCTCACTGAGGGCTAGCGTGCTGGCCGCACGCGCGTAGATAACGGCGCGTTTGTCCTGCGCTGCCTCGTTCATGTTGGTTCCCCTTTCGGCTTGTCGTGGATAAGGCGTCTTATGCATCACAGGGGGCGGCGATCACCCGAAGGGCCGGTAGGGGGTGCCGTGTGCCTTGGCGTGCGCGAGGGCCTGTTGCGCGTAGATGATCGCTTCGGCGACGCCGATTTCTACGCGCTCGTTCCCTTGGAACTGGTAGCGGCCGGAACCGGTCTCCACCGGATACGAGGTGTAGAGGTGAAACCCGGTGTCGCCGGACAGGCGCTCATACTCCGCGACGATCTCTTTCAGCTCAGGGTCGCGGCGGTCGTCTTCTTTGCGGCTCATGGTGGCGTCTCCTAGTCGTTGTCGGGGCAGGGTTCGGCTTGTTCGACGTTGTCCTGTAGCTGTTCGGCCGCCCACTTCAGGTCATCGGTGGTGATCGGTTCCGGGGCGCAGCCGGTGAGCATGTCCAACAGTTCGGACTGACGCACGATGATCGACGGATGCGGAACGTAGGCTTCCGCCCACACGCCCAGGTCGCCCCCGTCGGCGCTCTCTTTGAGGTACAGAACCGGGTCTTCGCACGTCGCGTCGAGCAACTTACGCAGGTCAGACGCCTCGATCAGGGGAAGATTGTCGGTGTCGGTCACGGGGGCTCCTAGAAGAGGGGGAAGTGTTCGGCGATGTCTTCTTGCCAGCCGTCGAGTAGCCGCGTCATGTCGCTGTCCAGCGCAAGCGCCGGGTGGATGCGCATTACTTCGAACAGGTGGTGTCGTTCGGCGATGATGAACGGCCTGAGCGCGTCATGGCGCGAGGCAAGCTCTAGGCGGGGCAGCTCGTGAAACGGGGCATTCAGCCACAGCACCCAGTCGTCCGGGGCGAGCCACAGTTCACGCACATGCTCGGGGGCCGCTTCGATCACGTGGAAACTGGTTGGTTCCTGGACGTGCCCGCAATCGACGCACACACCGCGCAGCCAGAGCGGCAACCGGTTGTCGACGGTCCACACGTCCATTTCGCCGGGTTGCATGTTGGGCCCGTAGTCGTCGCCCCCGCATGCCGGGCAGATCATCCGATCTTCGGTGATCTCCGGCGCGCCGATGCGCTTCGCGACGATGCCACGAAGGTCGGCGAGCTGGGCAGTGGTGAGGGTCATCAGCGCGCCCTTTCGGTGGCGCGGCGTAGGTCGCGCATGCGGGTCTGCCACACGTTGTAGGCGCTGAGTGCCTTGCGCTGGGTCCTGGCGACGTCGTCGTCTGTGACCGTCGGGCGCAGATTATACATCTTGTAGAACTTGATACTGTCGCCGAGTGCGGTGTAGACGGTGGACCAGTAGGTCAGGTCGTCGAGTGCGCCCGTGACGCGCAGCGCTGCGTTACTGACGTCGGCGCGCCCGTACGCGGTGGCGGGAACGTCGTCATGCCACGCACGGGTTTGCTTGCCGGCCCGCTCGCACAGTTCAGGTGGGGTCAGCTCGGTGACGCGGCGCCTGGTCTCGGTCGCTGCCATCACTTGCCGCCCAGGAACGCGGGTAGCTGCTGGTCGAGCCAGGCTGTGAGGTGGGTAGCGGCTTCGGCGATGGCTTCGGTACGCCGTTCGGGGGTGCGGACGTCGTGGATGAGGTGGTTCGTGCTCACGCCCGGGTTTTCGCCGTAGTAGAGCTGTGCGTGTGCGTCGAAGGCGTAACCGTCGCTGATGCTCTGGACGCCGACGAACAGCCACGCGCCTCGCGTCCGGAACAGAGCCGTGTACGGGGTGGGCGAGTTGCCCCGCTCCCACCCCTCCGCGAGCTGGGGCAGGCCCTTGATGATTTGGAGTGCGGCGTCCTGGTCGTACCATTCGAATTCGCCGGGCAGGTACGCGACGGAGCAGAAGGGCTGGACCTCGTAGCCCGGTGGGATGGTCATGGGGGTGCCTCCTAGCACGGATACCATATTAAAGCTGGGGGGTGTGACACGGACTAAAACCCGAACGCTGACCGACGCGGGGGGCACGCCGGCCACGTTCTGGGGGTCAGGGCCGGATCGGATCGCTGTCGTACACGGTCGCGTCCTGAACATCCACCCGGAGAGGCACGTTCCCCGAGCCGAAAAGATCAGCGTCCGGAGTGTCAAGGTTGACCGAGACACGGACCACGCCCAGGTCATCCGGGTCGAGGTACGCGTATACCTGCACGCCAGCGACCTCGATCATGGGCAACGTGTCGTCGTCCACTTGTGGCAGGAACCGGGCGGCACGGTTGGCGCTCTCAGCGCGTTCGCGCCACGACGCGCCAGGCGCAGGGTGCATCATGATCGTTTCCTCAGTTCTCGTTGTCGGTGGGGATCTTCACGCCGAACGTGTTGGGGTTCGAGTCGGTCAAGGCGTCACGGTGGTGCGCGCAGTACAGCGACCCCTGTACGGCGCCGTACACGCAAAGTTCGGAGTTGCCGGCGCCGTACTCGTGCAGCCACAGACACTTGCCGGAGGCAGCGTGCCGGAACTCGTGGTCGCTGAACCGGGAGGGGTGCGCGTTCATGAACGCGATCACCGGGCGCGGGTCGAACCCCTGACCAGCGACCCGAACAATCACGGTTGAGTCCTGCCGGGTCACGTCGAACAACAACCGGCCGTCATCAGTGTTGGCCAGGGTGAGATGGCCGCCACCGAAAGGCGACGTGAACTCTAGGCGCAGCTCGTTCGCGGGCGCCTGGTGCGCCGTCTGGTGCGGGTAGATGCGGGGCCGTTCGGGTGCCATCGTCTTGACTCGCTTCCTGGTTGGTGGTCTGATTCCCGGGTGGCCCCGACGGGGGGTGCGGCCCCCGTCGGGACGTACTCAGGGCGTCAGGCGCCGTGCCGGGCCCAGCTGATGAGGTCGGAGAGGTTCACGGCCCACATTTGGGGTGCGTCGTCGGGGCCGTCATGGCGCAGGTACACGACGTAGTCGGGGCCGGTCACGCCGGTGGCGTTGTCGAGCTTGATACCGGTCACGGTCGCCGAGTTGTCCTGCTCGTCGGGCTCGTGGTCCTTGAGGCCGATCGCATCTGCAACAGCGCGCAGCTCGGCAACGCTCTCGATTGCGACGGCACCCGGATACAGTGGGTAGATGTCCAGGCCGAACGCGTTGCGGCCCTCGCGCTGCCGGATCTCGCGCCCGTGTTCCATGCAGTGTAGTGACCGGTAGTCGGGCACCTCGTTGCAGTAGGCCGCCCAGGGCATGCCGTACTCCGTCTGGCTGATGCACAGGCCGTCGCGGGCTTGTCCGTATTCCGAGTCGTTGAACCGGGAGGCGTGCAGGCCGATGAACGTGAGCCGGTCGGCGACCTCGGGCGGGGTGAGGGGCTGGGTCATGTCGTCGGGCTCCTAGCGGCTGGGGTGGGCGCGCCGGGTGAGGTCGGCGAGGGTGTCGGCGTCGTTGAGGATGACGGGGGCGTCCTTGTGGAGGACGCGCACGAGGGTGGCGGCGTTGCGTGTGGCGGTGCGTCGGTGGCTGGTCTTCTGGCTCATGGTGGTGTGCTCCTCGCGTTTTGGTTGGCTTGGTGGTGCACTGCAAAAACTACTCGCACCCTCTAACATCGTCAAGTGTGCGTGATGAAAAAAAGGGGCTAGCTCACCCAACGAACCGGCGAACCATCCACCACAACCCCCACCACACGCAACAAATGCGCATGCGGGAACGTCAGCACCTCCACACCCCCGCCCACCACGTCGATATGCAGCGTGGTGCCGCTCACATCCACCCGGTTCACACCCACCACCGGCCCCGAACGCAACCCCCCATCCGGCGCCACCAACTCCACCACCACATCACGCCCCAACTCACACGCCGCCCGGTAATGCGGCACGTCAGCCGTGTTGTGCGTGTGATACCCGAGCACCCCCACACCCTTGACCGTCAGACCAACCGGCCGGTTCGGCGTCTTCGCCACCAAGCCGCGATCAAAAAACGATCGCAGGGTGCGCCCGTCGGGAACGTCCCCCACGAGCGGCACGCCCGGGACCAGGCGAAGACGCGACGCGCCGTCGAGCATGACCGTGTTTGCCGCCACCCACGCCAAGCCGGCGTACTGGGCCTCGCTCGTGCGCATGTGCGTCTCGTGCACTTGCGGGATCTCCGAGAGCCCACGCGACTGCGAGTCGCCGCCCATCGTCGACACGTCGGCGACCTTCGGCGCCGGGTTCAGCGCCGCACGCACCTGCTCGGCGTCCACCTCGCCCCAGGTGATCTGACGGCGCAGCAGAAGCGACACACGCCGGCGCCCCCCGTGTTCGCGCAGCACCGACACCGCCCCGAGCCGGCGCCGCTCCATCTCCAGGGCGCGCGTGTAGTCGTTCACCCGCCACAGGACCATGCGCCGGAACAGTAGGAACGTCGGCACCGGAGACAGCAGCCACCGGGCGACCGGGATCGGCTCGCGCAGACTCCCGGTCGTGAGGCCCACCTGCCGGCGCACGATATGCCGCATCAGCTCCACGAACACAACCCAGATCGAGGGCATGAGGACGTGCGCGACGCGGCCGGCGATGTTCCCGCCAGCGTTCCAGTTCAGATACACCGTGCCCCCGGTCGCCCCGTACACCGTCCACCGGGCGAGCGGGTGCCCCATGTCCATGCGCGCCAACACGAGATCCACGCCGGAGAACACGAACACGGCGAGGTCAACCACGACGGGCACCAACCAGGCGAACCGGGCGCCGAACGCCGGAACCATCTCCACCGACACGGCGCGAAACGACAGCACCATGCCGCCCAGGGCGATCAGCGTCGCCATCACGCCGATAACAGCCGCAAGCGCCATCCACGCGCCGACAAGCGCACGGTCAGCCTTGTTCGGGTCGGTCGCGGGCCGCTCGTACCGGTCGGCCCGGGTGAGCGGACCAGACATCGCAACAGCAGTCACGCATTACCTTCTTTCTCGTTTTGGGCGCGCAACAGTTCAACAGCGCGCGCAATGATGTAGGGGTCAGTCGCCCATGCGCCCCGGGCTCCGTGAAGAAAAGCCAGCCCATCAGGGCGCCAGTCCGTGTATTCGATTTCGACCTGTGTCGGGTCGGCGTCTTCGGCGCGCTCTAGCGCGTCGTCTTCTGTCACGCGCCGTCCCATGTGGTCACCCGGTCGCCGATGACTTCGCCGACCTGGCGAATCAGGTGCCCAGCCGGGAAGATGATCACGTCGTCGGCGCCGGTCTCGATCCAGAGCGGGACCTCACCGTCTGACCAGTTCAGAGGCATCACCGACGGGTCGTCGGCCGGGTCGAGTACCCGTGAGAACTCGCTCTCGTACACGTTCGGAGCGTCCCGGTCCGGGACCGCGACCGGGTCAAACCCCAAGTCGATCAACGCGCCCGGTTGGATCTCCGACGCCGGCAGGTAGTAGGGGATGCGGTTTTCCGGTCGGCGCAGGTGCAAAGCCAACTTGTGCCGCCCCTTGGCGGTCGGGCCGACACGCTGACCCAGGGTGTTCGCGACGAAACCCCTGGGAACCAGCGTCGCCAACGTCGGCGCTTTCGGCCGGCTGCTCACCACATCGTCAAACTCCGGAGTACCCGGCTTCAGGTGCGGGGCGGGCACATACAGCCCTTTATCGTCGAGGAACACAGGGTTCTGCGTCGCCCACATCAGGGCGCCCATCTGAACATCCGTCATCTGGCCGTACTCGCGGCGCTTACTCTCTTCGCCCATGGGGGGCGCTCCGATCAGTTGAAGGGGTGGGAAGCGGCGCGCCCGGGACTCGAACCCGGCACACCCCGAAGGGCGCCCCCAAAACCCGGGGGCCTGCGCGCCTGGCCGTGCTTAACGGCGTGCCGGGCGGTCGCCGATGATGTATTTGCCGGTCGCCGGCTGGTCGGCGACCGGCGGCGTGAGCGTGTACGACTGAAAGTCCCGGTCGGGGTGGGGGACGTCGAGCAGAAGCTTCGCGGTGTCGCTCGGCTCGGTGCGGTTCACCCGGGCGACGGACATGATGATCGGGTGCCTGTCGATCGTGATCGTAATCACGGCCTCGTCGTGTTCGGGGTCGGTCTGGACACGGATGGTGTCGAGCCAGCCGAGTGGGGCGACGGTGACGAGGTGCGGCGCGGGCTTTGTCTCGTCGTCGTAGTCGGGGTGTGCGTGGCACCGTTCCTGTTGTACGTCGCGCTCGTACGGGCCGGAGGGCTCGCCGTCGCTGGTCACGTCGATGTTGCAGCCCTCGCGGCCACAGATGTAGACGGTGCTTCCGTTCGGCGTGTATTCGATCTTGACGTCGAGTTCGCCCCAGCTGCCGATCAGTTCTTCGCCGAAGCGTTCGGGGTCGATGTCGCGTAGCGGTGTCTCGTTGAGTTCAATCTCGGGGATTACGTCGCCCATGGTGCGCGCTCCTGTTCTCGCTGGGTTGGTGGCTCGTACGTTACGCGTACGGTCTAACATCGTCAAGTGCGCGTGATGAAAAGGCTAGCCCTCGTCGGGAACGAACGAATCCAACAGCTCCGCCACGTCGCGGAAGTCCTTCGCCTTCTGCGCAACCTCGCCGTGCATCTCGGCGAGCATGGCCGCCCGCATCTCGGCAAGGATCTCCGGCAGGCCCGTGAACGTGCTCGGCGTCACCCAGCCGGCGGCAGTCCCCCCGACGCACACAGACGCGACGACAAGTTTGGTAGCAACGTGCCGCATCTCGCCGCACACAAACACGAACTGCCAGGCGTCGCGCCACCGGTCGTAGTCCTTCGACCACTTGGCCCACGCGTCCGTGTCGTCGGGGTTGGGGGCCTCTCCCGGGTAGCGGGTCTCGTTGTCGGGCTCCAGCCACCACCGGTATTCGAAGCCGTCGCGCTCCTGCTCGGTGGTGTTGGCGATGGCGTCGGCGTAGCTCATGGTTGGCCCCTTTCGTTGGTGGCTGGTTGGTCGCCTCCACCGTACACGCTTCCCTAACGTCGTCAAGTCTGCGTGATGAAAACACGGACCCTTGACAAGCCACCCACCAACCCGTTTCACTGAGCCCACAACAACCCGCCAGCCGGCCGAAAGGAGGCCCTGTGACCTGCGCAAACAATTGCAACAGATCAACGCAAGAACACGACAAACCCGCGACAAACACCAGGCGCCACCACGCCGGCGCAGAGCAGGGGAGAACAGCCGCCCCGCCCCCGCCCGGGGCGCGGCGCCGACCGGCTCAAAAACCTGAAAGCGCTATAAAAGCGCTACCACAAGCGAGGCCCACGACTCGGCACACCACACCCCTGCCCACCCACACCGCTTTGATAGCATGATCCTTGCCTGGTGTGGCGCGCCGCCAACTCAAATACGCACCACCATCTGCACGTCGCATCCCGTCGCACCAGGCGCCCAAAACACCAAAGACGCAGCAAAACCCAGAAGCTCGCCCTTCGGCGCACCGGCCCCTAAAACGCAAGGAAGGCTCCCCCAAACGGGGGAGCCATTAGCTTCTCCACGCACCCACCCGCGTGAAAGTGGGAGCTTTTCACCGAGCCGCCTAATAGCGAGCGCTAACGCTAGCGCTATAGCACCTTTTCGGCCCGCTATTGCGCCCGTATGGGGGTATCGCCCCCGACTACTGGCCGGCCTCGTCGTCCGGGTCCAACGCGTCAGTCACCAGATGCCAGTGGCCGTGACACAGGGCGATAGCCATCTTGCAATCGTCCACCCACAGCACGAACCAGGCGAGCCTCCTGCACGGAGGCCCGCCCGCACCCATGTGGATCTTCACACCAAACTCACACGTTGGGATGTACATCGCAGCCGCTACACCAACGCCCCCGAAACCAGGTTCGCCGGGTCCCGGTCCAACCGGCGTGCCGCACGCTGATACCGGCGCGTCGTACGCGGATCAGCATGCCCCATCGCGTCCTGCAAATCATCCAGATCCGCGCCGCGCTCCGTCGCCAGGGTGGCGAAAGTGTGCCGCAGCGCATGCGGGCTCATCGACCCCGGATCAGGCACACGCGCACGCACTGCGACCCGTCGGACCAGGCGAAACGCCTCCTGCCGGTCGACCGGCTTGCCGCCCCGTGTCGCCAACAAGGGTCCTCCCAAGGCGTATACCGAGCGAACGTTCGCGCGTTGACACCTCTCCAAGAGATGCGCCTCAACGGCGTGCCACGCCGACTCCGGTAGTACACGAGTAATCCTCTTTCCCCCCTTGCCCACGATGGTCAGGACACGCTGCCCGTTCACCATCCCGAGCGCCGACACCTGCAAACCACAAACCTCGCTGACACGCAGCCCGAGCTGCAACATCAGCCGAATCATCGCGATGTCACGCAGCCTCGTGTCGTTCGTTTGCGCCTCGACCGCGTCGATCATCGCCTGCGCGCCGGCCTGGTCCAGCCACGCCGTCGCCGAATAATCCTTGTCGATCCTGGGGCGTTCAGCAGCCGCGAACGGGTTCCGATCATGCAGGTCACACCGCACGAGGTACCGGTACCAGGACGACACAGCCGCCATCCTGCGCGCCGCACTCGTAGCACTAATCCGACGCGGGTTCTCCGGGTCCTGCAACCACGCACCAAACAAATCCGCGTCCGGCTTACGCGCCAACAACGGGTCAACACCACGCTGCCAGCAAAACCCCTCCCACGACGCCAAGTCCCTGCGATACGCGTCACGCGTCGTCGGCTTCTTCGACGCCAACCACGCAGCCGTCGCATCAGCAACCAGGTCCCGGTCGGCCGGAACAACCAGGTCAGAGGTAGTCAACACCGCGAGCACGAAGACGCTCCTTCCACTGGTCGAAACGACGCTTCTGCCACCGCGAATACGGCACATACGACAGGCCAAAGACCACCGCCTGCGCGCCCACGCCGACCTGCCAAGTGTGCGCCGGCCCTAGCGGAGTCGCGACAAAAGCCGCGAACACCAACGACGACGCCGTAGCGACGAAGCCACTACAGATCGCGTAAAGGAACAAGTGGTAGCTCGTACCAGGCTCGGCACGCGTCAACCGCCTAACCGCAAGGAAGTACTGCCAGCCACGCAGCTCACGCTCAGCCACGTCGGCCGCCCTTCCCTGCTGGGTACAGCACGAGTTCGCCGACGCCGAACACGACGAGACCGACGAACACGCCCAGCGCCGACGCGACCCCGTGCGGCGCACGCTGCGACACCACAGCGACCAACACGCCGGCGTTCAGGGCGCCGAGCAGCCACGCGATCGACCACAACGCCATGTGGAGACTGGTGTACGGCTTAAGGGCGCCGAGCGCCACGAACACGGTCGCGAGGACGACGAGCATCGACGCGGTCACGAGCCAGAACACGACCGTTGGGTCGAGCGACGTCGGGTTGTAGGTTGCGGCGACTGCGCCGTCGGCTGTCGCTGTCAGGCCACCAATGATCGAGAAGATCAACAGGCGGACGTTGACCCACTCCACTCAATCACCGCCTTCCCGGGCAAGGGGTATGTGGAAGATTTGCAGGGGTTTGATCTGCTCGAATGCTGTTTCGGCTTCGGCGCCTCCGTCGAGGGGGATGGGGGCTAGGTCGGAGCCGGAGTGGAGTTGCCGGTCGGCGTGGATGATCCAGGTTCGGCCGTCGGGTTGTTTGAGGATTGTTTTGACGGGGAGTTCGACGGCGTCTGACAACTGGTTGATTTTGTCGCCGACTTGCGGGTCCATCACCTAAGCTACCTGCGCTCTCTTATTACGTCAAGTCTGCGTGATGAAAATTCCCACCACGCCTGAAGAACCACGCCCACCATCAACTCGTTAACGCAGCCGACGCCACTAACCAATCACGAGGAAGATGCCGCCACTCACGCCCCCACAACAGAAACCTGCCAAGGAAGAAAAATAAGGAAGGGGTCACGGAAACGAACACTACCCCAACACACCAAGCGCTGTAGTACTAATCTGGCAACAGCCAACCAAGCCAGGGAGCACACCATGCGAGCACTTACCCCCCAAGAACGCTTCGAACGAAGTGTTAAAGCAGCTGTGGATCAGTTAATCGAAGAAACCGAAGGACGGCCCCCACAGCTCACCGCTCGACAGGCTGAGTACCTGCTGGACCTGCTCGACGACCACCCAGACGACCCGCAAGCGCAGGGAGTTGCGGAAGTCCTCGAAGCCCTGCTTCAATCGTGTACTGCCGGTGGGTATGACTGGGTAAGCATAGTCACCAGCCGCGTACTAGAATCTTGCAGGTCAGCCGCCTTGAGAGGACACGATGCCGGTCAACCTCGCCCCGCCTGCCGACGCAGTACCTACACCGCTCGACCCGTCCCAACTCGCGATTGCCTACATCCGCGTCAGTCTCGCGCACGAACGCACGGTCTCCCCCGAACAGCAGAGGCACGCCATCGACGAGTGGGCCGCGCGGACTGGGCACGGCATCACTGAGTACATCATCGAGACCGACAAATCTGGCCGTTCCTTCGCCAAGCGACGTATCGCCGAAGCAATCGGACGCGTTGGCGACGGCGAAGCAAAGAAAATCGTCGTATGGAAGTTCTCGCGCTTCGGCAGAAACGCCACCGCATGCGGCGCCCACAACGACCGCCTTAACGCTGTCGGTGGACTTCTCGTTTCCGCCACTCAGCCAATCGATACTTCTACGCCATATGGCGCGTTCTTCCTCCGTATGTATTTCAGCATGGACGAACTCGAATCAGACGTCATCGGCATGAGTTGGCGCGAAACCCATCAAAGACGCCGACGAAATGGCCTGCCGCACACTGGCCAGGCGCGATTCGGATATCAGCGATGCCCAAAATGTGAGCGGAGTTCGGAAAATCCGCACGCATTCAAATACTGCGACAACTGTAAGGGTGTCTTCGAAATCGACCCCGTGCGGGGTCCAGCGCTCGCCGAAGCGTACGAACGCTGGACCCTACAGGGCGACAGCTTGGCCTCTATCGCGAAGGACATGCACGAGCGGGGCATCCGCTCACTCCGTGGGAACGTACTCAGGGCTAGGGACTGGCGTCAGATCATGGAGACCGGCTTCGCGGCCGGCCTGTTGCACGGTCGCAGCAACCCCACGATGCCCCATCCCCCAACTGGCCGCCCCGACGAATACGATCTTTGGGAACCTGGCCTCCATGAACCCCTCATCTCCCTCGACCTGTGGGCGGCCTACAAATCCAAGCTCCTGGACGGCAAGCAGCCGACGGCCCACCGGACAAGCGAACAGGTATGGAAGTACTCTCTGTCGGGGCTGCTCCGGTGCGGAGACGTACGAGATGACGGGCAACCCTGCCACCGTCCCATGCACGCCCACCCGTTCTACCGGGCCGGACGACGAAAGATCCAGTTCCGATGCCCTGCGCGCGAGGAAGAGTTCGCGCTACGAGGACCGACAATCATGCTGCCGAACGCAGAAGGGCAGGTGCTCGCGTGGCTGCAGAGTTTCGCCTCGCCCGACAGCAGCGCACGCGCCGCTTACGAGAAGGCCATGCGCAAGGATGAGCGCAGTACCGAACTGGACGCCCTCGATCAAGACATTGCCGCTCTGGAGCGGAAGCTGGGCCGAAACAAGCAGGCGTACCTCGCCGAGGCGATAGATCTGGACGAGTTCCGCAACACGCGCGAAGAACTCTTGACGGACCTCTCCCTCAAGCAAGCCCGCAAAAGCAAAGTTCAAGCAGCCGTCGCCAGTGGGGGACCGCCTCCGGCCGACAAGATCAAGTCAATGCTCGACTACTGGCCGAGTCTCAACGAGCATGACCGTCACTTAGCGCTCGCCCAAGTGATCCGTCATATCACGGTTCTTCGGACGCCTGGCAAACAGGCATCTCGGATCGAGATTGTCCCTCACTGGGCTGATCTTGCTGCGTAGTTGTCGTATCGGTGGCTGCCGTGTCCCGGAGGTGTCGGTACACGGCAGCTCCGACGACTTCCCAGAACCGCGCCCAGCATTCTTCTGCTGGGCGCGGTGTTAGTTCGTCCATGATCGTTTTTCTTCGTCCATGTGGTCGCTGTCGTGGCCGAATTCGAGGTCGCACCATGACCAGCCGCCTGATGCCCAGTGTTTTTCGTGGCCGCACCAGAAGGTGCGTTCTAACTGTCGGCTGGCGGTGATGACGAGTGGGTCGCCGACGAATTGTCCGATGGTGTCGGCGTCCCACCCGATGGCGCAGAGTTCTTGGAGCAGGACCGTGATGGCCGTGGTTTTCGCCTGGTCGGTGCCGTCGTCGGCGAGGATCGCGAGGGTGACCTTGAAGAAGAGTTGGTCGAGGTCGCGTCTGGTCATTGGTGGAGCGCGATGTCGAGTTGGTCTTCGAGTTGGCGGATACGTTCCTGGGCTCGGCGTAGGTCAACGTTGTAGGCGTCGTTCTTCTGCCACCCGATGTACGCGGTCTGCTTCCAGTACGTGGTGCCGCTTCGGGGCATTGTCTGGTAACCGGGGCCGATTTTCATTTCGGCACGCAGGTCGTCGATCATGTCGCGCAGCCAGTACGCGATCTCGGCTTGGCCTTGGTCGAACTTATTGTGACTCTTGATCCACTTGTTGTGGCATTCGTCGCCGGCTTTGTTCGCCCGGACGCGGGCGCGTTCCAAGGCGGTCTCGACGTGGCGGGCGTACTCTTCCCAGTCGACTTCGTCAGGCATTGGTGTTCTCCCAGGGGAAGCCGGATCCGATGCCCTGGTCGAGCATCGACATGATCGTGAAGCACCTGTCCGAGAACCCACCCAACTCGAACCGACCCGGCTTGCTCGTGTCGATCTGGGTGTTCGCGTAGCCGGCGAGGTCCCAGCCGAACAGGTTGATGTGCTTCGGGACCAGCGCCGAGACGGTGTCGTTGTGCTGGCCGGGGTTGCGCATCCAGTACCAGGTGCCGCGTCGCGCGTTCATGGTCTGCATGTCGCTGATCAGCACGATTCGGCGTAGCGGGGCCTTCGACCCGGTTTGCGGTGCAGCCGAGAGGACGGCTGCGACGGCTTCGAGTGCCTGGGTGCCGTGCCCGACTTCACCGATACGGTCGGTGAACGCCTGGGTCTGCTTCAGGACGCTGCCGCCTGGCTGCAGGGAATGGTGGAACAGCCCGTCGGCGAACCCGCACAGGGTGACGTCACTGCCACGTGCCGCGAGCGCGACGCCGAACAGGGCGCCGACGTCGACGCGCTTGATCTTCGACTTGGCCGACACGGTGTCCGTCATCGACGCGGACGTGTCGCACAAGATCGCTGTGCGGCCTGGGAAACTCGGGATGTTGCGGCACGCGTGGCCGAGCGCGACCTCCAACGCGTGGCCCCAACGCAGCGACGGCGCCTCCCGGTACGCACTGAGGAAGCGAAAAGGCAGCTGTCGGGAGCGGGCGACCTCGTCCGGATCGGTCAGGCGGTCTATGACCTTCGCCGCGACATTGTCCGGGATCGCCGCCTGGTCGAAGTTCCTCAGGTTCCTGAGAAGCGCAGCGTACCCCATATGGGGGATGAGGGCCTCCCACACCTGCGCGTCGCTCAGCCGCTCCTGCACCGAGATGCTCATGCGTTCTCCTTCATCCCGAGCCAGCTCTTAGGCCACTCCCACTGACCGGCCATCGCGAGGCGCAGCTTCTCGGCCGCCTCCTCATCGCCGGCGAGGACTCGGCGCACGAGATCGTGGCGCTCTGCGACTGGG